AAGCACTCAAAATTCTCGGTGCACTGGTCCATCACCTGACAAAAGCTCTCAAACGTGGGGAACATGCCCGCGTAGTTCTCGTAGATGCGTTTGCGATTGGCAATGTAGGGTTCGCGCAGGATAAACACGTAATCAATATTCGTGCGCAAATTGGGCGGAATGCCGAGCGGATATTGCATTGTGATGACTAACATGATCTTCCAATGACGCCCGTTCATAAATAGGAGGCGCATCATGACATCCTTGGTCCATTTGTTGTCGTAGAGACAATCGTCCAGGACGACGAAGGTGCGGGGGTCAATGGTGGAGCGTTTATACGTTTCAACCTCCTTTTTCACTTGTTTGAGGACGGCCTTTTGGCGCTTGAGGATGTTTTCAATGATGGCGGTGTTGTAAGCGTCGTGGATGAAGAGCTTTGGGACGTGGGCGGCGAAGAAGCCGTTGCCGGCCTCTGTGCCGGAAATGACGGTGCCGATGGGGATGTCCTGGTGGTGGAACATGAGGTCCTGGACGAGGAAACTTTTACCGGTGTCACGGCGGCCGATGAGGACGATAACGGGCCCCTTGTTTTCATCGGGCCTAAAGCTGATGGAGCGCATATCAAACTTTGAGAGTTCCAGATTCATTGTATTGAATTATAATTATTGATTTGCACTTAATACAATACAAATAAATAATATAACCGAATATTAAACGCGACCCGCAAAATGCATCACAAATTAACCCAAATGCATCAAAAAATAAAACGAATGACTTGGAGAGAATGGATTCAACATTTTTACTACGGCGTGCTGTATGCCTGGTACGGATTGTATGCGATAGCGCTGCTAGGTCTTGCGACGGTGGCCCCGTCATATCTTGTCACGCTGAATTCCGTGTTAAAGTATTTCATAATTGCGTTCTTGCTGGTGCGGTTCAATCCATGGACCAATCCGAATCAGGCGGCATTTACCGAATTTGATCGCACGATTGTGTTTAGCGCGGCGTTCTTTTTGCTGGCATCCACTGCCATTACGACATTTGTGCAATCGTGGATAAACTTTCATACGGAAAAAATATTGAAATAACTTATCACTAATGTACATAAAATGAAGTTATTGACAAACCGAACTGATTACACTGAAACAATCAATGTGGCTCTTAATTTGCAAGGAAAATATGAGAAATCGGTCATTTTTCATTGTTATTGGAATGGCGAATTGAGTGAAAAACACTTGTATTCGGTGTTGTCCTGTTATTATTTCAATGTGCGCCAAAACAAACACAAGATCATATTGTGGTTGGAAAATAATACGCCCAATCAATACAATGTTGAAATAGCAAAATACGCTGAAATTCAGAATTTTTCATTGATGAGTGAAATAATGAATGCACATTTTGTAAAAAATAAGTTTTATTTCAAACGTGCATTTCCTTATTATTCAGATGTAGTTAGAATGTTTTTATTGTATAATCATGGTGGCATATGGTTTGATTTAGATTGTTTCATTTTGCGAAGTTTTGACCCCCTTTTTTGCAATTTTGAGAATGAAATATGCGTTTATCAATGGGAAAACCAAAATTATCCAAACAATGCGATATGTATATCATTAGAACCGCAGTCTGAAAAAATGAGAAAAAACATTGAGTTCATAATTCAATGCAATCGTGGCTGGGGGTTTCAAGAAGCCAGTTTGACATATGATTTAGCGCTGGACATGCTTGTTCTACCATGCGCATGGTTTGACGCGGATTGGGTAAAAAATCCATACAATATCGGCACTGATAAATTTTTCAAAGACACAGACAAACCGTATGATTTTAATAATTTTTTTAAAGGAAGTTTTTGTTATCACTGGCACAATAAATGGAACAACAAAATAGACAACAACAGCATCATTGCTCAATTGGTTAGAATAATTCAAAGCAATTTATAACAGTAAATGAGGAATGTGTGTATTTGGACAAATTTGTATTATAAAGAAAAATGTCATTTATTTTATTTGCGAGTTTTTGTGATTTTTTTGTATTTTTTGTGTTTGTATTTTTTTGATTTGTTTATAACCTTTCTAGTATATTTCTTTTTTCCACCTTTTAACGGGTCACAGTTCATTCTTGGAATAGTTTTATGAAACACGGACGTTGCATTTGCAATATTCTCCTCATTCAATTCAACGCACGTTTCCATGCCTCCCATATGATCAAAATACTCTTTGATCACTTTATCCAGTTTTTCAGGTGCAACAGTTTTGCTACTTATGTCTCCGTTACGGGGAACTGCATTAAACCGTTTTATCATCAACAATGCAGATATTACATTGGATGCACTAGACACCAATGTTTTAGCCCTTTCATTAAGACTTTTTGATACAATTATTGCAACCGCTCGCAACAATGTGTTGAATTTTCGTTCCTTATACAGTTCATTCGTTTCGGAATCAATGGTCATTTCGGACTCGGTTACCTTGATTATTATAGATGACACGCAATCATTGCCAGTGAATAAACACAATACGATTTGAGGTTGAAAAAAAGAATTTATAAAAAGGTCTGTATACAATGACACACTGCTATCCGGGGGGAATGATGTGATGTAATCAATGTGCAAATGAAACCCAGGACAGGTCGGTTGAAGTGCAGCATTTAATTGATGGACAATCCTTTGTGCATTTGACAAGTCTATTAACGGTTTACATTGGCATGAAGATGATACTTGGCGTATGATTGCAAAATTGTATGGATTATCGCGACGATTTATCTCATCACTTATCATAAAAGCTTTACCAACCCCAACTCCACTTTCAAAATACGCATACAATTTGGGTTTAATTTGTTCAATGTATTCTTCAAACCCGACTGGAAATACGCCATTGTGTTTTAAGTTGAAAATGTGAATGACATCATCATATTTCATGGCAATGGCAATAAATGTAGTTGATTCCAGCGTCCACACGTATTTAACTGGACATGCACATTCTGCACTTTCACGTATTTCATAACAGATGTTGCCATTTACAGTGGTCAGCAGGCGTATATTAAGTAAAGCGTTAGAACTATAAACAATTCTTTCACCTTTTAACGGGTCACAGTTCATTCTTGGAATAGTTTCATGAAACACGGACGTTGCATTTGCAATATTCTCCTCATTCAATTCAACATACGTTTCCATGCTTTTTTTATTATGATCAAAATAATCTTTGATGACTTTATCCAGTTTTTCGGGTGCAACAGTTTTGCTGCTTATGTCTCCGTTAACTGCATTAAACCGTTTTATCATCAATAATGCGGATACCACATTGATTGCACTAGACACCAATCTTTCAGCCCTTTCATTAAGACTGGTTGATACAATTATTGCAACCGCTCGCAACAATGTGTTGAATTTTCGTTCAAAATATAGTTCATTCGTCCTAGAATCAATGGTCATTTCGGACTCGGTGACATTGATTGCTATAGATGACACGCAATTATTGCCAGTGAATAAACACAATATTATTTGAGGTTGAAAATAAGAATTCGGAGAAATATCTGAATACAAAGACACTACGCTATCCGGAGGGAATGATGAGATGTAATCAATGTGCAAATGAAACTCAGGACATTTCGGTTGGAGCGCAGCATTCAATTGATGGACAATCCTTTTTGCATTTGATAAATCGATGAACGGTTTGCATTCTGAAGATTGGCGTATGATTGCAAAATTGTGTGAATTCTTATTTATCTTGCGCCATAATCTTAGAGATTCTCCAATTAAAAGTGGTTTAAAAAAAAACTCGTATAAATTTTCCCTAATGTGGTGTTCAATGTATTCTTTAAACTTGACCGGAAATACGCCATTGTGTTTTAAGTTGAAAATGTGAATGACATTGGCATATTTTGTGGCAATAAATGTAGTTGATTTTGGCGTGAACACGTATCTAACTGGGCAGTCATCCGTTTTTATTCTGTAACAGATATTTCCATTTACAGTGGTCACCTGGCGTATATTAAGTAAATCGACTGAACTAAAAACAATGGCCATTCTTTAATTATATCATTAGATATTATTATTGTTATTATTATTATCATAAATTATTTTATGTGCATTGTATAGCAATCGTCATACATAACATAATATATTTTATAATATAATACAATCACTGCAAAATGCCTGATCTAGAGGATTTGGAGCAAGAGCTGGTGAAGCAGGCGGTTGAAAATATAGGAGCCAAGATTGGAGCCAAAAAAACGAACGACCCTAAAATGAAGGACATCATTGCCATCGTGGAGCGGTTTATAAAGAAGCACGAGCTGGTGTGTTACGGTGGCACGGCGATCAACAACATTTTGCCGGAACTAGCGCAGTTCTACGATAAAAAAACGGAGATACCCGATTATGATTTTTATTCGCCCAACGCGTTAAATGACGCGAAGGATCTGGCCGACGAGTTTTACGAGAACGGGTTTTCAGAGGTGGAGGCCAAATCCGGCATGCACCACGGCACCTACAAAGTGTTCGTGAATTTCGTGGGGATTGCGGACATCACGCAGCTGGACCCGACGCTGTTCAAGAACATTCGGGCAGAGGCGATTAAAGTGGACGGCATCCTGTATGCGCCGCCGAACCTGTTGCGTATGGGCATGTATTTGGAGCTGTCGCGCCCGGAAGGCGACGTGTCGCGCTGGGAAAAGGTGAGCAAGCGGCTGGCTTTATTGAACAAGCACCATCCGCTGAAGGCGGAGGGCTGCACGCCGGACAAATTGATGATACCGTTTCAAACGCCGAAGAAACATTACAACAATGCAAATGCGTTCAATAAGAGCCCTACCGCGGACGACATTGACACAGTCTCAAATTCTCACGAAACCGAAGAGGTGCGTCTGTTTCGCACGGTGCGAAATGCGTTCATAGACGAAGACCTAGTGTTTTTCGGTGGGTATGCCATTTCGCAGTATGCGCGGTATTTACCGAAACGCGAGAAGGCGCTGTTTGCTCAAATTCCGCACTTTGACGTGCTGTCCACCGATCCCGAGGCCAGCGCTCGCAAAGTCAAAGAACGTCTGGAAGACAACGACTTCAAGGACGTGGGTGTGACCAAACATTCGGGCATCGGCGAGATCGTGCCGGAGCATTATGAGATTGCGGTGGGCAAACTGCAGGTGGCCTTCATATACCGCCCGGTGGCGTGTCACAGTTACAACGTGATTCAGGTGGGCAAAAAACAGGTGCGCATTGCCAGCACGGACACCATGTTGAGTCTGTATTTGGCCATGATCTATTCGGAAAAGCCGTACTACGACGTCGGGCGTATTCTGTGCATGTGCAAGTACTTGTACGACATTCAGCAGCGCAACCGTCTGAAACAGACGGGGCTGTTGCGACGTTTCGGCATAACGTGCTACGGCAAGCAGGAGACGCTTGACGACATTAAGGCCGTAAAGGCTGAGAAATATCAAGAACTCAAACGCGGTGATCCTGCATATGAGGAATGGTTTTTGAAGTATTCGCCGATGGAGTATTTTGAGCACACGTATGACGTCAAAAAACACAAACTGACTGTGAAACGGTCGCCCAATGCAAAAAAAAGCCCTGGCGCAAAAAGCCCCAAAGGCACAACACCCAGTCCCAAGAGCATATACAGGAGTCCCAAGAGCACAGACGGGAGTCCCAAGAGCACAGACGGGAGTCCCATAAAGACACCCAGAATATCCAGGACACCAACTCCAAGAAAGACGCCTAAAAAGACAAAGACTGCGAAGAAGACGAAGAAGACGAAGAAGAGAAAAACCAAAAAGGCCAATGCATTCAAACAAATATTCAAATTGATAACATGAATATTGGCAAATTGAATAATGAAATTAAAATAAAATATTTGCATACAAAAAATGCAAACTTATGTGAAATGGGGTATATTCATCATGCTGATTTATTACATTGCTCGTTACAATTACAAAGAGGCGGTGCATGAATACAAAGTAGAAGGGTATGAAAACTGGTCGGCATGCGTGGAACAAGGGTACCCGAAAGACTGGTGCATGTTTACGCCCGACCCGATGGAGCCAGCACCGGGATACTGCAACTGCGGCGGTAATCGCTACGGCAGTTATCATGTGGACGGCAAGTGCAATTGCTATTTATACAATCCGCAGCTATTGCCCATGTATGTGGAAAAACAGTTTCACGATTTCTTGGCATAAGCATGAAATGAATCGGATGAATCGTCGTACTCGTTGACATGGTCATTGACATGGTCATTGACATGGTCATGGTCATGGCACACAGTGCAGCAAAAGCACCCGAAACCGCCCTCTTCGTAGCACCAACACACGTCGCAGTCCAGGCTGTCTTGCACCAAGTCGGCACATTCAAACTCGTGACATTTGGGTTCAACTGTCAATATGCATATGCTTGTTAGCACGGTGATGAGCGGAATAAGTGATAAAAAAATCATGGATATAATTAATTAAATTCAATTTATATTAAATGAATTTAATTATTTTGATGAGTTTGACTGATTAGAAGACGTGGTTCTAACTACGCTTCTTATAACTACGCTTCTTGTAACTACGCTTCTTATAACTACGCTTCTTACCGCCAAGTGCATTAATTGTGTCCTTTATTTTTTGTTGGTACATTGGTGAAGCTGAGTATGATTTGGCTGATTCTGTACCAATTTTATAATCCATCTTTTTTCGGGAGGACACACCAACGTGACTGGACGGGTGGTTACCCATGCACGTATACCCCTTGCTATTCAAAAACTCAATTGCTTTTGCGGTTTCTTCTTCCATGTTTGTTGTATAATACAGATATATTATATAATTTTTATGAATGAATAAATTTAAAAAATATATTAAATTTATTTTTGTAGCCACCATAAAGGCGTCGGGTCGGTGCTTAATTCAACCCGAAATTGGACGGAAGCTCGGGAATGGCGGTTCCGTAATACGACTCAATCTCCTTCAGCTTGCGGAAATCACGGCGCGTCACAAAATTGACGCCGCTGCCCTTGCGCCCCCAGCGTCCAGAGCGCCCGATGCGGTGCAAATACGTGTGCACATCGCGCGGCATGTCAAAATTAATCACCGTGCTCACCTGCTGAATGTCAATGCCGCGCGCCGTGACGTTGGAGGAAATGAGCACGCGATGCGCCCCGCTGCGAAACTCCTGGTACGCCTTGTCGCGCACGTCCTTCTCCATTCCGCTGTGAATGCAGCACACGGGGAACCCGTCGTTCATCATCGCCTCCGCCAAATCGCTCACACGACGAATGCTGTTGCAGTAAATGATGCACTGCGACACGGAAATGCGCGTGAACAGGTCCTTCAGGGTGGCGTACTTGTCGTGATCCGTCTCTAAAGCCACATGGAATTGGCTGATGCCCTCCAGCGTCAGCATCTCGCTCTTTACAAGAATGCGCACCGGGTCACGCATGAACTTGTCGGACAGCGAGTGCAGCTCGGGCGGCATGGTGGCGCTGAACAAGCACACCTGCACGTTCGTGTTCAGTTGCTGAAAAATATTATAGATTTGCTCGTTGAAACCCGCCGACAGCATTTCGTCGGCTTCGTCCAAAACAAGAATCTGCATTCCGCGCCCGATTGCGGGCTGACGGCGCAGAATGTCGTGCACGCGGCCCGGGCAACCGATTAGCACTTGCGGACCATTGGCCTTCAGGTCGGCCACGTCGTCCTCCGTGGACGTTCCGCCGATGAGGAGCTGCACGTGGAGGCCCGTCATTTGCGAGCCCAGATCCTTGATAACGTCGTGAATCTGCTTGGCCAGCTCGCGCGTGGGCGCGATGATGAGCGCCTGCGGGTGCTTCAAGTCCAGACGCACGCGGTTTAACGCGCCGGTGGCAAACGCGCCGGTCTTGCCGCTGCCCGACTGCGCCTGGGCAATGACATCTCGGCCGTCAATAATGGACAGAATGGATTTCTGCTGAATGGGACTGGGCTTCTCAAAGCCGTAGCCATATATACCGCGCATCAGCTGCGGGTTCAAATCGGGGATGTCTTCCCATGCCTCAAATTCACGGGGTTGGGTGGTGGTGGTTGGAGGGGGTGCGGTCATGATATAAACTGGGTACGCTGTTTTAGCATGCAGTGGTGTATTTAAGCTATTTTTCATTTATTTATTTTGTAATCCACCTCCTCCACCTCCACCTCCACTTCCACTTCCACAACCTCATCCTCCACCTCCACCAATTCCTCCATCTCCATTTCCGCCTCCTCCTTTTTGAAATAATAAAATTTTTCTTCCATGCATAAATCTCTCCAACGTAGTTCTTGTATTTGTTTTTCGTTGTCTTCGCCGACAAATCCGACCCAAACTCCTGCCAATCCGCCCTCTTCATCCCATTCATTTTTAACCCAACAATTGGGGTATTTGTCCAACAACCCGCTCAACCATTTAAAATTGGGCCTCCACTTTGTGTACATGTCCACGCAAATGCCGTGTTTGCCGCGTTTAATGACGCGGACATGCTCATTGTGAACACTTTCATCGTACTCCTCATTTTGTTTGTATTGTATTTCATTTGCAATGAGTTCATTCAACTCATCCGATGATTGTTTGCATGTAATTGTCAGTTTATTCCAACAGTCGTTGCCCATTTTGCGTGTTTGTGTGATTGCGGTTGGTCGTGCATATGCATATGAGTGTCTGTTCTCATTTAAATCATTTTGCGCAGAGTGTGTGTTAATTGAAGGTGGGCTTAAAAAAAGGCACCCGCGCGCCCCATCGCCCAAAAAAAAAAATATTTTAGATGAAATGAATATAAACAAAGCGCGCGAAATACAAATAGTTTCAAATCCATTTTCATCTTTACTTGCGTGACTTGTTTTTGTTGAATGACGACGATTGCAGCTCCCGATGTGCCGGTGCAGATAATGCCGGTGTATCAGATATCTGATTTTGAGGCCATAACATGGAACGGGTTTGAGTGCGAGTTGCCACAGCAAATGATAGATTTGATTTCGCGCATAGCCGACCAAGTGGGCGCGCCGTCATATGTTAAGACTCCCGTGTTTCCCAAACGCGATAAGCCGGACGAAGGGCAAGGGCAAGGGCAAGGGCAAGAGCAAGGTGCGGCCCGCAAAAAGCCTCGCACCACTTCCACTGAGATAACGGAAGACGATTGGGAATCCATTCGCACCTTTCAAGCGACGGAATTGAAGAAGCGTCAGGGAATTGACGCGCACCTGGACGGAATCCGGTCCGACCTGAACAAAATCACGGACAAGACGTATGAAGAAGTGTTTGCCGCGCTGTGCGCTCGCATTGACGAGCTGAAGGATGAGCCCGACGCGACTCATTTGCTGACGGTGGGAGAGGCCATTTTCAACACGGCCAGTTCCAACCACTTTTTTTCGGCGGTGTACGCACGCCTGTTTCGCCAGCTGTTGCACAAATACAATGCGGTATTTAGGACCGTGTTTGAGACGAATTTTGATCAGTTCATGGCGCTGTTTAAGACCATAGAGCACGCCGACGCGAAGAAGGATTATGCGCGGTTTTGCGATGTCAACAAGACGAATGACAAGCGGCGCGCCATGAGTCTGTTCATCATCAATTTGATGAAAGAAGGGGTTGTCACCACATTTAAAATTGTGGACATTGTGCAGCAGTTGCAATCGCTCATTCGGGAACACTTGCGTCAATCGGATCGTGCGAACGAAGTGGAGGAACTGACCGAAAACTTGTTCATCATTTTGAAGGATGCGCACCAATTTCTGCGCCTCGGGCATGCCGATGAATGGACGGTGATTGTGTCCGAAGTGGAGTACAACAGTCAACTGAAGCCGAAGAATGCGAAGTATCCCAGCATAACCAATAAAACCATTTTCAAGCACATGGACATTTTGGATGAATTGAAAAAAACAAAATAATCAGACAAGAACAAAAACATAATTCAAACTGAACAATACATAAAAACAATTTAATCATTGTGTTTATGTTTATATAAGTGCATTCAGGTTCGTGCATTCAATGACCCCTCATAAAAAATCAGTTGAATTGTGCATAGAATATGGCAACAATGGCAACAATGGCAACAATGGCAACAATGGCAACAATGGCAACAATGGCAACGATGACAATAACAGTCCTGTAAATTCAAATTCGTTGGAATCATCTATCTCAACATATGACAGCATGATGCAAACATTGAATGATCAATTGAACAATTGCAACGATGAAAATGATGACGTTAATTTAATGGAGTTTGAAGACATGGATTTTTTTAAGATGGATTGTGCTACTGCAATGTCATTTGATTACGAGATGAATTACACCATGAAACAACTCAAGCACATTGCGGGATACTATGGAATAAAAAATAAAACCCGAAAAGTGGATATGATACAGGATATAGTGGATTATGAAACCGATGCCACAAATTGTGATTCAGTGGCGCGTCGCAAGCGAATGTTTCATTGCATGGATGCACTGAAAAATGACGAATATTTCAAATCATTCATAATGATATGATGCGATTCAATTGGTTCAATTAACCTATATATAATGAAATAATAAATATAAAAGCAATTGAATAAATAAAATTACCATAATTTTTAATTTGCATTCAAATTATAAAAACTATGAATGCAAAGGAAGATCGGGCTCATAATTTGGAAATTCACAAAATGTCGCGCATGAACAATGATTTCATTCAAAAAAATGTCACATTGGAGGCTGAATGCAAACGGCTGCAGTTGCTCATTAAACATGAATCCGAAAAACATGCAGCAAACAGTGCTACTATGTTGAAACAATTCAATGCCACGCTGGAATTGGAGCGCGAAAAAATAAATGCGTTGCAGCTTCATTTTGAAAAGGAACGTGAACGATTAACCGAGCAAACGTACAAAGATTCGGTCACTCATCGCGCATTTCAATTGGATGCACTGAGCGAGATTAAGCGACATCTTGACACCAAATGCAATGAAAAAATAAATGAAAATAAAATTGCATTTGATAATGCCATGCGAAAATTGGATGAAGATCGGGAACGATTCAAGCGTCACGAAGAGGAACAACACGCCCAGTTAAATGAAGACCGCGAGCAAATCAAGCGACAGTTGAACGAAGCACGGGAGCGAATCAAGCGGGACGAAAAAGAACAGTTAGTTCAGTTTTTATTTCAAATGGAGTCCGAGCGTGAAAAAAATCAATGCCATTTGGAAAAGGAACGAGCGCTCATGCTGGAACAGGTGCACGACGAAACCATTGCACAGCGCCAATCCAATGCGGACATGCTCGCTGAGGCGAAAGAACTTTTGGATGCCAAATACAATGAAAAAATGAATGAATTAAATATCGAAATGCAGGCATTGACGGACGAGCATGAAAGACTGCAAAAAAAAGAAGAGGAGCAACTTCTCCAGCTGAACGAGAAAATGGATTGGCTGCGGCAAAACGAAGAGGAACGACGGGTTCAGCTGAACGAGGAACTGGAGCGACTGCGGCAAAACGAAGAGGAACGACGGGTTCAGCTGAACGAGGAACTGGAGCAGTTGAAAGAGGAACGGGAGCAGTTGAAAAAAAAAGAAGAGGAGCAACTCGTTCAGTTGAAAGAGGAACGGGAGCACCTGAAAAAAAAAGAAGAGGAGCAACTCGTTCAGTTGAACGAGGAACTGGAGCGATTGCGGCAAAAAGAAGAGGAGCGACTCATACAGCTGACCGAGGAACGGGAGCAAATCAAGCGGGACGAAAAAGAACAACGTGTTCAATTTTTATTTCAGATGGATTCTGAGCGTGAAAAACTGCAATGCCATCTGGAAAAGGAACGAGAACTCATGATGGAACAGGTGCACGACGAAACAGTTGCACAGCGCCAATCCAATGCGGACATGCTCGCTGAGGCGAAGATGCAATTGGACACAAAAAGTAATGCCCAGCTAACTGCCCAACTGAATGAAAACACGCTCGCGTTTGATGTTGCAATGCGACAGTTGAACGAAGAACGGGATCAACTCAAGCAACAATTGGACGAAGAATGTAAGCGAAACATGCGTGACGATTTGGAGCGCGAAAAAATGCACGCATTGCAACTCCAGTTGGAAAATGAACGAACCCGTGTGGCGGAACAGGCGCAAATAGACGCTGCATCCCAGCGCCAATCCAACGCGGACACGCTCGCGGAGATGAAGAAACAACTGGATGCCCAGTGCAATGAACAAATGCACAAAAATAAGCTAGAATTTGACGCCGCCATTCAAAAAATAAATGAAGAACATGCACGAATTAAGCAGGCCGATTTGGAACGCGAAAAAATTAAATGCCAATTGGAAAATGAACGAAAACGTGTGGCGGAACAGGCGCAAATAGACGCTGCATCCCAGCGCCAATCCAATGCGGACGCGCTCGCGGAGATGAAGCAACAGCTGGATGTCAGGTGGAATGAACAGGTGAATAAAAACACGATCGCATTTGATGTTGCGATGCAAAAATTAAATGAAGAGCGGGAACAAATCAAGAGAATATTAAATGAGGAACGGGAACGCAACAAGCAGGACGATTTGGAGCGCGAAATAACACACGCATTGCAACTTCAGTTGGAAAATGAACGAAAACAACTGTTTGAACAAGCGCACAAAGACGCTGTTGCTCAGCGTCAATCCAACATAGATGCGATATCTGAAACGAAACGACAACTGGATGCCCAATTCAATGCTCAAATGAATAAAAATAAAATCGCATTTGAGGCATCAATGCAAAAATTAAATGAAGAACGGGACCAACTCAAGCAGCACGAGCAGGCACTGAATGATTTGTTTCGCAAAAAAATGCAGACGCTGCAGGGTAATTTTGAAAAAGAACGCGAGATATTGGCAGAACAAGCGCGCAAAGACGATGTGGCGCAGAAACAATGCAATGCGGACGCATTAAAAGAGTCAAAGAAGCAATTTGATGCCCAATGCAATGAACAAATGAATAGAAATAAGATCGCATTTGATGCTGCGATGCAAAAATTAAATGAAGACCGGGAGAAACTTAGGGGTCAGATGGAATTAGATCGCATTAAAATGCAAGAAATGCATGATGGGTTGGGAAAAGAACGCGAGATATTGGCAGAACAAGCGCGCAAAGACGATGTGGTGCAGAAACAATGCAATGCCGATGCACTTGCTGAGATGAAGAAACAGCTTGACTCCCGATGGAATGACCAACTGAATAAAAATACGATTGCATTTGAGGCATCCATGCAAAAATTAAATGAAGAGCGGAAACAACTCAATCAACAATCGGACGAAGAGCGGAAACAGCTCAAGCGACAATCGGACGAAGAACGGAAACAACTCAAGCGACAATCGGACGAAGAACGGAAACAACTCAAGCAACAATTAGACGAAGAACGAAAACAACTCAAGCAACAATTAGACGAAGCACGGGAGCGAACCAAGCAACAATTAGACGAAGCACGGGAACGAACCATCCGCGATGAGTTAGAACGCAAAAAAAGACACGTATTGCAACTCAAGTTGGAAGATGACCTCAAACAGGTGGCGGAAGAGTTGCACAAATATGAAATCGCAACGCAGAAATTGAATGAAGAACACTTGAAATTCAAGTCGCGCGAACAAAAATTGATAGAAGAAATGAAACAATTGAAACAGCAATTGCATGAAGAACAAATGAAAATCAAGTCGCGTGAACAAAAAATTATAGAAGACACGCATCAGTTGAAACTCAAGATGCGCGAACAAAAAACGATAGAAGAATTGAATGAATTTAAAACGCAATTGCACAAAGAACACGTGAATCTCAAGACGCGCGAACAAAAAACGATGGAAGAATTGAATGAATTTAAAACGCAATTGCAAGAAGAAGAAGTTAAACTCAAATCACATGAACAAAATATCATGAAAGAAGTCAATACGCGCGAACAAAATATTATGGAAGAATTGAATGAATTGAAACTGCAATTGCACGAAGAACAATTGAAGAATAAAATAAAGTGCAACCCGGAATTAGAAAAACAAGAGTTGAATACGGAAATGTCCGACGACCCCAATGTTGATGAATCCCGGTCGGTGTTGTTGTCGGAGGTATCGGATGCCATCGCCGCAAATTATGCACACTCGCAATTGATTATTCAGATGAATTTCACTGGGAAGCGCGTTGTCATTTATTCGCATTATTCCGAAACCAATGAAGTTGAAAGTTACAACTGGTTGACTCTGGAGTGCATTCAGCACTATTTTGATTACATCATAGTTTTGACAAATTGTCCGAACAAATGGACCATGCATTCTCCGAATTACAATAAATATCATTTTATGGCATACAATCTGAAGAGCGATTTTCGCAATTATGGATTGTTCATTATGCAAACCGCTAAAACCATAGTCAATGTGGCGCAATTGTGCTTGATAAACGATTCATTTGTGGTGGTGGATGTCATCGCATTCGGGCGCTGTGTTAAACGTCTGTTTGAAACTGAATATAAATCGTGTGATTTCTTAGGATTAACCAGCAGTCATGAAAACGTGTTTCACGTGCAGTCGTATTTCATGTGTTTCAATTCAATAACTGTTCCAGCCATAGTGGCGTATTTTAAAATGCACGGACTGCCGTCAAACCATTATGCCGCCATTTCGGAGTATGAACTTAAACTCACCGAATATTTGATTGATAAAAAGTTTGCATCGTATGCGGTGGTTTCAAATAATGACATGCGACATCCGTTGAACACCACGTGCTGCAAGTGGTCTACGGTTCTGAGCGAAACTGGCATTGTTAAACGCCAGCACTTTTTCAAAAAATATGCTTATTCCGCAATGACGGATGCCAACATTGCATCCGTTGCTGAAAAATACGCATACAACAAGCATTTCATGCACTTTTTGAAATATCACAAAATCATCGGTTAATAATATGCCATGCCATATGACAGACTGGTCGGTATTGTTCCGTGTTCCGTGTTCCGTGTTCCGTGTTCCGTTTATAAATTCAAAATATTTTATTCATTTAATTTAAGTAATTTAATTAAATTAATAATGCTTCATCAGTTTCATGACATAAGCAATTTATTATACATAAATCTAGATTCGCGCATAGATCGTCGTACCCATTTTGAATCGCAGTTCAACAAAATTGGACTGCACACGCAACGTTTTTCGGCGATTCGTAATAATGACGGCGCCATCGGGTGCAGCATGAGTCACATCGCGTGTTTGGAACTCGCCATTCGCAACAACTGGGATCACGTGCTGGTGTGCGAAGACGACGCCACGATGACCAATCCCGGACAACTGGTGTATCAAGTGAACCAATTTTTGACTCGGTTCAAAGATGCATGGGACGTGCTGTTGCTGTCTGGCAACAACTACCAACCCTTTCGCCAGGAATCGCCCGAATGCGTGCGCGTGGCCAACTGTCAGACCGCCACCGCTTATTTAGTGTGTCGCCCATATTTTAAAAAGTTATTGGCGAATTTTAAGGAAGGGCTGAAAAAACTAATTGCAGAACCGAGCCAGCAGCCCAAATATGCAATTGATCAATATTGGAAGAATTTGCAACGCACGGATCGCTGGTATCTGATTGTGCCAGTTACCGTGATTCAACGCCCTGATTACAGCGACATTTCCAAACAGCACGTTGATTACAGCAGGCACATGACACAAGTCAATAAAAAATGGTACGGGACGGGAACCTAAGGTCAGCGCAGTAGCCTTGTGTCCCGTAAACCCTCCTCTTTATCAGGGTGCGCCCATAAACCCTCCTCTTTATCGGGGGGAGATCGTCTCCCCCCCGTTTGACAGCGCATCTGCACGTTTATTGCTCTCGCGATACACGTGTTCAAACTCAATTTTCGCAAATTTGGATGCCAGATTGGTCGCGCGTTGGTGCAGCGGGGCCAATTTAGGCGAATTGACCTTGTATTTGCCCTGCATTTGCCGTATAACGAGCATGCTGTCACCGCGCACCAGAAGTTCCGTCGTTATGTCGTGTTTCAGCGCTTCGTTCAAGCCCAGAATGAGTCCAGTGTATTCTGCCTCATTGTTGGTTGCGCGGTATCCCACAAAGACCGATTCCGCAAACACTTCGTTTCCTAATGCATCATACAAGACGGCACCTGCTCCTGAGCGCCCTGGATTGCCTTTGCTGCAGCCGTCAAAATACAGAGTGTGCATTGATTCGTATTGGTTGGTTAAAGTTGGTTCATTAAATTAAATTTAAAATCAATTTTTGTCAAAATTATTAAATATGACATCATTTAAATTTAAATGATGTTATATATTTATATTATATATATAGCAAATAGCAACGCATCGCACATGAACCACCTTGGCAGCATAAAGCACGCTCTATACATCAATTTGGAGTCGCGCAAAGACCGGCATGAGCACGTGGAAGCCCAGTTGACTGCGCTAAAAACTGGAATGCCGAACCTGGTAGCCGAAAGATTCAATGCCATAAAGCATGGGGTCAACGGCGCGGTTGGCTGCAGTATGAGCCACATGCGATGTATTCAGATTGCCAAAGAGCGCAAATGGGACCATGTGCTGGTGTGCGAGGACGACATCCTGTTCACGAACTTGCCGCAGTTTTTGACGCAGCTGAATAAATTTATTGCGACGGTGCATGACTGGGACGTGGTGCTCCTGGCCGGCAACAATATCCCGCCATTCAAGGTCATAAACGACGCTTGCATTCAGGTGAGCAACTGCCAAACCACCACGGGATACATTGTAAAAGCGCACTACTACGACACGCTCATTGCCAATTATCGCGCGGGCATAAATTTATTAATGCGCAACCCCACGCAGAAACTGAACTACGCCATTGACCGATACTGGTTTGATCTGCAACGCAAGCACCGTTGGTTCCTAATCACGCCGCTCAGCGTGGTGCAGCGCGAGGATTACAGCGACATTGAACAGCGCGTGACCAATTACCGGCATTTGATGCTGGATTTGGACAAAGAGGAATTAATGCGACGCCGCGTAGAAAATGTCCAGATGCAAGTTCAAATGCAAATGAACTCTCAAAAAAAACATTTGAATTTTAAAAGTTAGTTAGGTAGGGGTGCAATCAAACTCGCACATCATTCGGGGTGTGGTTACGATGTATTTGTAATGCGTCGCATGCCCAAATTCATATGAGAATTCAGCAGATGCGGTGGATGCGGTGGATGCGGACGCGGGTGCTGACGCGGGTGCGGACGCGGACGCTGGCGCGACGGGCGCATTTGGTCCTTTGACACGTGACCCACAACAGCCACACAACGAAAATGATTCCATTTCTGGGGTTCTTTCCTGGACGGGTTTCAGGTCGGGACTTTCGCTTTTTGCAGGCCCTAACACAGGGCTTGTCTCCGGGCTTATTACTTTTTTATAAATTGTAAACATCCGATGTACAATGATCTGAATTTTCAAATGGTTTTGTTTGAATTTAAATTTAAATGAGTTGCGTTATATTAGTATTATTATATTGAATATTTTGCAAATAAAATGCATACCACAGACGCATCCATTGCGGCGGCGCCCATTATAACATTTTCAACATGCTGGTACCAATTCAAGGCCAAATTTGATTTCAGCGTGTACGCCCCCTGGATCCGCAACATGCTGTCCAACGTGCGTGCATATAACCTCGTCATTTACACGGACGATGCAGGCAAGGCCGCATTTGATTTTGACGCATACGCTGCCGTTAATCCGTGCATTCGCGTCATTGTGAAACCGTTTGAATCCTTTCGCAACTACGCGCTAAAAGACATGTGGATCTCAAATCACGAAAAAAATGCGACACTTAACAAATTGGTGGACTGGCGCGTTAATGCGCTGTGGTCTGAAAAGGTGCACTTCGTGCACGAAACCGTCACGCGGCGTTATTTTGACACAGAGTTTTATGGCTGGTGCGACATTGGATATTTCCGGGGCCGCACAACCGGGCGGATGATAGACCTGCCCATGTCACAGCTGCGCGGATGGCCCAATCCCAACAAAATTGCGGTGCTGAACCCCGCAAAAATTTACTACGGCTGCGTGAACAACGACTGGACACAAATTGAGCACTGCATTCACACCATAAATGATCCAACCCAAACCCACATTGTAGATCCGCGCCTGAATTTTATTGCGGGCGGATTTTTCATGCTGCATAAAACCAAGGCGGAATGGTGGGCAACCATGTATGACGCCAAGTTACACCAGCACCTGTCCCGGGGGCGCACTGTAAAAGACGACCAGCAAATCATTGCAGATTGTGTGTTTTCAAAAGACACGCAATCCCATTTTCACATTTGTCGCGAAGAAGGAGCCAAATACGATGTGTGGTTTCTGTTTCAGCGCGCGCTGCTTTAATGATGTATTTATTTATTTATTTTATAAATCAATCCACCTCCTCAACGCTGGGTCCTTCATTAGACCTATTGTTGGCACTTTGACCTTGGCCTTGATTTTGGTCTTGACCATACAGTTTTGACACAATGGGCGAAACAATGCCCTCCAACTTTTTCTGCTGGGCCGCATAGTCAGCAGTCTCCGTATTCGCGGATTCCAGCCAAGCCAGCGACTCTTTGCACGCCGCCTCTATGGTGCTTCGCTCCTCATCCGACAACTTCGCTTTTACGTTCGCGTCATCGGTTGAGTTCTTCACGGAGTAAATGTAGTTCTCCAGACCGTTTCGGGCATCAATGCGCTCCTTGTGTCGGTCGTCCTCCTCCTTATACTTCTCCGCCTCCGACACCATGCGATCAATGTCCTCCTTGGACAACCGCCCCTTGTCGTTCGTGATCGTGATCTTGTTGGACTTGCCGCCCGCCTTGTCCGTGGCGTGCACGTTCAGCACGCCGTTTGCATCCATGTGAAATGCCACCTCAATCTGCGGCACACCGCGCGGCGCAGGGGGGATGCCATCCAGTTGGAACTTCCCCAAACTGTTGTTGTGCTTGGTCAGTTGGCGCTCCCCCTCAAACACCTGAATCAGCACGCCCGGCTGGTTGTCCGCATACGTGGAAAATACCTGGCTCTTCTTGCACGGAATGGTGGAATTGCGCTCAATGATTTTGGTCATGACTCCGCCCGCCGTCTCAATGCCCAGCGACAGCGGCGCCACGTCCAGCAGCAGGATGTCCTGCGTGATCTTGGACTGGTCACCCGTCAGAATGGCCGCCTGCACCGCCGCACCGTATGCCACCGCCTCGTCCGGATTAATGGACCGGTTGAGTTCTTTGCCGTTGAAATACTCGGACAGCAGCGCACACACCTTGGGGATGCGCGTGGAACCGCCCACCAGCACAATCTCGTGAATGTTGCTTTTGGAGATTTTGGAATCCCGAATGACCCGGTCAACTGGGTCAATCGTGCTGCGGAACAGATCCATGCACAGCTCCTCAAATTTGGCGCGAGTGATTCTCGTCGTAAAATCCACGCCGTCAAACAGCGCGTCCACCTCAATCGTGGTTTCAGTGGAAGACGACAGGGTGCGCTTGGCACGCTCGCACGCCGTCCTGAGCCGGCGCATTGCCCGGTTATTTCCGGTCGGGTCCTTTTTGTGCTTGCGCTTGAACTCCTGCACGCACCAGGTCACGATCCGATTGTCAAAATCCTCACCACCCAGGTGCGTGTCACCCGCCGTGGCCTTCACCTCAAAAATACCCTCGTCAATTGTGAGCAGCGACACGTCGAACGTGCCGCCACCCAAATCAAAAATTAGAACGTTGCTGTTTCGGGTATCAGTTGTGCCCTTTTTGTCCAGGCCGTATGCGATTGCCGCTGCAGTGGGCTCGTTGATGATGCGCAGCACGTTCAAACCCGCAATGGCGCCGGCGTCTTTGGTGGCCTGGCGCTGTCCGTCATTAAAATATGCGGGCACCGTGATCACCGCATCCGTCACCGCGGTTCCTAAGTAACTCTCCGCAATCTCCTTCATTTTCGTCAAAATCATGGCCGAAATTTCCTCGGGTGAAAACGTTTTTTGCTCGCCTTTGAAATCCACCTGCACATGCGGCTTGCCGCCGTCCTTGGCAATCACTTTGAACGGCCAGTGCTGCATGTCGGTTTGAATGTTGGCGTCGTCTATTTTGCGGCCGATGAGACGCTTCGCATCAAAAATAGTGTTTTCCGGATTCATAGATACCTGGTTCTTCGCCGCATCGCCGATCAGGCGCTCGGTGTCCGTGAATGCCACATAGGACGGCGTGGTGCGGTTGCCCTGGTCGTTGGCGATGATTTCCACGCGCTCGTTCTGCCAGACACCCACGCACGAATACGTGGTGCCCAAATCAATTCCGATTGCTTTCCTGGCTGAGGTCATTGTGTTGCTGGATTGTGTTGCTTTGCTTTTCTGGTTGGTTGATGGTGTATGTTATCATAAATCAATCTTTAAGTTGGTTTGTTAATATGTTAATATACAATGACATCTATTTCTTGGATGGGGTCTAGTTGTTTGGGGGCAGTTAACGCCTGCAGTTCCTTCTTATTTTTCGTGTTTTCATTGTTTTTCTTTTTCTTATTGATGATCCACCATGGGCTTTTGCACGAGCCTGTTCATACGCTTGATTGTATGCCAAATCATAAATTGACTTCAATTCATGGTCTGATGTATGCTGATTTGCCGCATCAACTGCGGCCCTTCCAGCCGCCCGGCACTGTGAAAACACATCCATTTGCTGTTGGCTGTTGCTATTACGTGATTCTTTTTATATAATAACATATAAAAATTAATTTTCCTCCTTAATAATTGGAATTGGAATGAGTTCCGATGCCGCCATTATCATTGCGGCATAGGCTTCTTTCAATGTCGGCGACGGTGCGTGCAATCCTGCTGCATCCGGATTGTACACGTGTTCCATTGCAAACGCGCTTGCCACTTCGCTGGTCGGAACCCAGTAAATGTTTTCGTGCACCTTCAACCAGTGCGAAAAATACACGTCCTCGGGAACCCTGGATGTGTGCGAGTATGGATACTTGCGCGCGATGGCCAGCATGGCGCGCACATTGCGCAGCGACAGGCCGCCGTTGCCCACCGTCATCCGCGTTTGCTGATTGTTTGGCGACAGCACCGCACCCATGCCGCCGTCCGGCCATGGCGCACCCACGTAATCGTACTTCAAGAACGAGTCAATCGCTTCGCAGCCTTTGAGCAGCAGCGTGTCGCACTGAAAAATGAGCGCGTGCTCGCATCTGAAGCCGTCCAGCAAACATTGCCAAAACATCGGATTGCACAACATGGCGCTGTATTCACGCGGTGTCAAATTCTGCTGCGCCATGCGCACGTAATGCACCCTGTGCTGCGGAAGGACATCTTTCAGGCCGTCTTTTACAAATCTCTCATTGTCGGGACCGTGATACACTATTAGCCCCCATCCAGTGTGCTGCAGCAAATACATGAAGTTCTTAATGACCGGAATCAAATTCGGGTGCTGGCGCGGCTCCACAATGACGCAGAACTTACCTGAATTCAATCGGTTGTTTGAACTCTTATGAAATGCTTCGGATCCCAACTTCGCAAACCGCTCCAAATAATTCGTCCAACACGGATCCTGGTTCATAAACGCAATTGCAATATTATTATGATAATGTTTGTATGCATTTAATACATTTTCAATAATATCATTTTTTAATATATTATTAATACATGCCAATGACCCGAACCAGATCAAAATCAAGGCACACGAATCGTCGCACAAAACGAAGTGGCGCGAAACGAAGTGGCGCGAAACGAAGTGGCGCGAAACGTAACCACACAAAACGAAGTGGAGGTGGACTCGCGGAGTCAAAACTGGCACCACTGCACACCCCACTGCCGCGTGACAAAATAAATGTTTATTTGGACACGCTTACAATAAAAGCCCCAGACCGATGGATTCCACCGCCTCCGACCGAGATTGCAGATCCGAGACGAATGTCACGACAATCTGCATTGATGTCAACCCAATCAGGGCATGTTAAATTTTTAACTGACCGGTTGTTGGCCCCAGCAAGTGCAGCAGACTCACCCGAACAGTTGCTGGTCCAAAATTTACAAATGGCACAAACGCAACGCATGGGGTCGGAGTTGTCCAAGGCACATGCTAGTTCAACCGACACGTTGAATTTAAGTAAAATCACTGATTTAAAGAAACAAATATTCAATTTATTATTTTCAAAAAACCCAATTGTTTGTGGTCGCCAACTAACCAATTTAGCCGATGTGCCGTTTTTGATAGATGTGATTGTGGAAAAATTAAAAAACGTGCAAACCATTTGTAGTGACATGGGTCCAAAATGTCCATTGTTGTCTCATTATCCGGATAAATACAAGGACATTTTCAATGTATTGTTAAGATGCAGAGAAATGCGTAATCCCGATTGGCACTTCATATCGCATCTAATAACCACAATTGTCCCGCCGAGCACCGAACCGGAAGCATTGCGAACTAGATTTAGGTTTAGTCCAGAGAGAATTGAAGTATTAATTCATTATTTTAATGGATTGAAATCTGTGATACTCACTTGTCTTGGTGGTGGTTCAAATCCACCACTTAAGTCAGCCAATCCATCATTGTACAATTTCCTAAAGAATGATGCCATGAACAATCCCACACTCTTGCATGATTTGGATAAGGATGAAATGAGAGAATTCAAAGAATACATACGCGTTCACACATTCATCGCTACAATGCCAATGTCAGAGATTGACGCACAATTGAGAACAAGATACATAATGAAAATTATGAACATGATTAAGGACGTGTATTCTGGCGAAGAGATGGAAATTCGTTTGATTGCAGCCTTGGGTGCAAGTCAACCCGACCCAGACCCCTCTCCTGATTGCGGCGAGTTAATGGCCGGGTTGGCTGGTCTCATGCCAATGATTACTAAGACCTTAAAATCGCGAATAGCAAATCTAGGGGATGTTGTTACATTCTGGTGATTGCATGGTTTAAAAGTCGGGTCCGCCCGTAAATGCGGCCACTTCTTTAACTACAGAATTTGTGGCTGCGTGCTCTTCAAACTGCGAAATCACGTAGAACCCGAGAAGAGACGACATATAGACCAGCAGCGTGTCACGCAGCAGGAATTTGAGCGGCTTGGGTTGAGACTGTGAACCATTATCTTCACCTTCGTTATCAACAACATTGTTGTTGGTGAATCGCATCTCCAGAAATTTGGCCACCAAAAACACAAAGGCAATGATGCCGCTGACAATGTAAGAGTTGCTGTTCATTCTGTTTTGCTAAATTATTTAATTTTTGCTAAAGTATATACTAATCAAAACGAATCATTTGGCACTTTTTACGAATTATATTATTGCCAAAAATTGATTTATTCATTTGTCAATAAAACGTATAATATGATCCAATCACTGTTGCAAAATGCCCAAGAAGAAGAAAATCCCGAAAATCATCACGATGAGTCCAAGTTCAAATAAGCACAAGATGTGCCCCATTGTATGGGACAGGAATGAATACGGTGTGTGCATTTTGACAATGGAGAACGCGCATCATGCCGATTATCTAAAACCCACGTTTTATGTGCCGCTTCGCACATTCATGCAATGTGGTGGCATGTGGTCGGCGCTCAATTTGTGCACCGTGTTTTGGGAACCGCCACTATATGGAATCCCGCGAGATCATGTGAAAAATGAAAGGATCAAAGGCGCGTATTTGATTGAATTTGCATCGGATTTGGCGCCAGTCTGCAAGGAATGGGCGAGGAGCTGCATTGAACAATGCAACCAGAAAGCATCAGACGAAGTGTTTGTTGAAATCGTGCTGTTTAACGAGGCCCGCAAGGATCAAATGATGTATGCAATTTCACGCCACGAGTTAAACGTTTCCATTTGCGAATCCACTAATGTGCACACAGTAAACATTTAGGCCAAGATTTCAGGCCAATATTTCAGGCCAATATTTCAATATCGTCCAGCTCGGGCGCATCAAAATTCATTTTGCGCGACGGTTCTTCCATGGGGTGCACGTCAAACACGTCCAGTTGCACGTCCTCGCCTATGTTCAGCCGGTCTAAATCACTGTCCCCATCATCCTCTGCCTCCTCCTGCAATTTACGCTGCATGTATCGCTCGTTGCTGATTTGTTCCAGGCGCTCCTCCGTCTTGGGTGCATGAATGCTGTGCTCGGCATTGTTCATGTCAATTGCGCTGTCAACATCATTGAATTTTATGGTGCTTGATGAATCGGTCGCCACATTTGAATTTTGAGAGGAAGAAAGGCTGGGGAAGGCGTCAGCGGGTGGTTCAACGCCCGCGGCGGCCATTGCACTTATGTTCGTATTCGCATTCACTTGTTGTCCTGCATTCGCATTCGGGACAGCAGTCGCATTCGCAGGTTCTGACACCACCGGCTCTTGCGACACAATCTCCTCCTTCATTTTAATTTCGGTGTGGTCTTCAATGGTTTCGTCCATGTACGTCTTAAGAATCATTTCAAGCGGGATGCTCTCCCGAATGCTGTCCAGAATGCACTCCTTAATTATGATCTCAGTTTCCCTCATATTTTTCTGAGTGGTAAGGGGCGGGATACCTCTCTCAAATAAATACACGTTCGTGTAGAGCTTGCGCGCGCAGTGCACGTACACCTTGTGAATGAAATCGTTCAGCTGCGGAATGTCAATGTCCACCTTCTTCTGCTTGCTGCCAACCCGCATGCAGGTCAGGCTCTTCAGCTGAATGATGTGCACGCACGTCACCAGATCGGCTAAATACCCGCACCCGCTGCGGTCCACGATGCGCTGCGTCTCCTGCTCAATGATTGTCGCATTCCATTTCGGCACGCGCGAGAGAAAATTCTGAAATGTCATCAAATATTTCCCGGTTTCGTTGTTCTGATCGCACAACTTCCATGCTTCATCAAAAATGGACCGGAAGCCTTCCGCCATCATGGGCGCCAAAATGTTTACCAAGCGCGCACACCATTCATTGCGAGATTCATGCAGACTGGGGAGAGAATAATCGTCCATGATGATTGATGAATGTTGAATTATGGATTTGTATTAGTTTTACATAAATGATATATTTTCTAAACTGGCATCAGAACGAAATAACATAAAATGCAACATGAACAGCATTAACAATTTCTCGTTCCTAAATTCGTGGCGCACCTTTTGAAAGGCAATGAGTTTCTCATATTTTTTATCCGGCGGAATGTCGGATTCTTCAAGCCATCGCAATAAGTCCATGCTACTATAAGCACGCTCGTGCAATTTATCGGCCATCTCAATCAGATCGCTGTGATCATACTCCCGATCAAACGACACCTCTTTTTTTAACCATTCGGCGCGCTGCTGCTTCAATTTATCCAATGCAGCGCTTGCAAACGTTTTTTGCAACAAATGCGCATGCAGATTCACCTGCTTTCCATTGACGATTGGTTCTGGCACGTGAATCTCGCAGAACCGCGACAGAATGGGGCGCAGCAGTTTGTATTTATCCTCCACCACAATGAAAAACCGGGTGGAGTGATTGAAGAGCTCAATGCACCGGCGCAGCGCCGACTGCGCATCCGTGGTCAGTTTGTCCGCATTCAGCAGCATCACGCTCTTGAATATCTCTCCATCTTTCAAATCCACATTCGTTTTGGCAAAGAACTTCAGGTCTTCGCGAATGAAACGGATGCCCTTGCCGTGCGCGCAATTCACGTGCATGACGTAGTCCTTCAACACGGATTTATCGTTGCCGTAAATGCTGCGAATGAAGTTCCACGCAAGCGTGTTTTTGCCGCAGCCAGACACGCCATGAAATATGATGTTGGGGATCTTCTTGTGCTCAATGAAGAACTGCAGTTTCTGCCTAATGTCGCCGTGTATGTCCAACATTTCCAATGGCTCCGGTTTGAGTTTCTTGATGACGCGAACTCGCGGTTTCTTTGAGGGTGCCAACATCGGTTCTAGGTTATTCATTTGAGAGAATATGGAATATTATTATATAATTAAATGCATTAGCGAAATAACTTTAATACTTATTCTCTCAACAACAACAACATGAAATTGACAACGCAATATTGAAAAAATTGATTTAAACATAATGGGCATGTTTGATTTAGTTAAGTCATCAAAACATTCATCCAATGAGTTCTTGGGCCAGTGTCGCAAAACGCAACATTCCGTCAACCCCAAAATCAACTGCAACTGCAACTGCAGCAGAAAAGCATATACCATCAACCCCGGATTTATACGCCGCCGCAAGTATAGCGGAATCGTGTGACACAGACGACAAACGAGCACAGGCCACACTTCGGCGAGAGGAACAGTCCCAGTGCAGACCAACTCACATTTACCTGAGGCGCCCAGATGCACCGACCGTTTCCCCCATTTTCAGAACGAGAGAAGAACAATTACAATGGATGCATACCGAGGCAATTAAAAACGACGCACATTCCAATGAGCTGTTTGAACGGCGCATGCAGGAATGGCGCGTCAGGAACAACTGGCTGCTTCCGCCGATGAAAACCGAGGTGTCCAAAGATGAACAGATCCGAGGATTTTACATCGGCAAGGACGACGACAATGCAAAGGACGTGGATGTGGTAAAATACGTCACGCCTTATAGTGCCGGACGTGATTTGGAGCATGAAGGAATGGTGAACATGATGTGGTGCCTTGTCCATTCGCGGGCAGACGAACTGGTTGCATGCAAGACCGTGGCCGATTTCAATGCGCTGTTTGAACAGACGATTCGGTTGGAATATCCGTCCTATCCATCATTCACCCTGCAATACGGGTTGAAGCGCGTCATCACCCCGCGCAAACTGCTGTGGCTGTTTTCGCAAAAGGCCAACCTGTTTCCAGGCAAGGCCCGGCACGGAACCGCTCGCTGGTTAGTTGACCCAACCAACCAGTATCCAGCACCCGTGTTTGACCCGAATGTTTACACCAAGAGCATGGTGTTCTTCAACCTGCGCGCTTGTCGCGGCGCCACTATCAGCACTGACGAACGCGAAGTTCGCACTACTAAACCCGTCTACCTTGTTGGCGCAATGGGTGGACGCGACGAGACCGGCATTTGCGTCGTTGAGCGTTTGACTCAGTTCGGAAACGAAGCCAAGATACGCTGGCTTCTCTCTGCAAAACAGCTGCGCGAAATGGAGCGCGTCGTGTTTTCGCCAGACTGCTGCCCCTTTCGCGCCAAATCATATGACAGCGATGATTCGGATTATTGGTGACATGTGACTAATTTAAAATGAAAATATAAAAAAAATTGAATGCATGAAAAGTGTACTATTTTTCATGTATGCAAATCAAGTCACCCAAATCAAGTGAATAAATGCAAGCCCTAGGGATGATGAACCCAGCATTGGATCATGAACACGACAAACACGACGACGACAGTGCAACCAATGCACCTGTGCCGCCGATCTCTGTGATGGCGCAAGAAGCGCCGCAAGCAGCGCAAGCAGTTCAATTGCTTTCAGTGGACCACTGGAAGCACACCAAGGCATTTAACAACAATGAACGAAGGGAAACGCAGACGCAGTATTATGTCCGAATGAATGCTGACCCGGCAGTGGTTGAGTTGGTGAGCCTGGACTCCAAGCCGTTTGGCTCCGTCAGCGAACTGATCCTGGCCGAATTGTTCAAAATGACGCCAAGAACATCCAGCCAGCACGATGGCGTGTTTGAGGGCCACAAATGCGAAATCAAATGCGCCCGGCACTGGGCAGGGAAAAATGATTGCCGATGGCAGCACCTGGAACCCGAGCACGACTACACGTTTGCCATGCTGGCCCTCCTTGATTTCCATGAGTGGAAGGTATGGTGCGTGACAAAAGCACAACTCATGGGCGAGCTGCGCGAAAAAAAGGTGGTGACGTTCCAGGGCAAACAAGGCTGGTGGACTATTAAATCGGCCATCATGCCGTATCTCACTCCAATCCACGGGCTAGAGTGCCTGCGCAAATTCGTGAGCACCATTCCAAAATGAATCACACAATGACTTATTGGCTCATGTAGTCCGAACAAACACGTAGGTGCATTCCTCTGTTTTTTTTGGCGTAGCCGCCATGTCGTCGGATGTAGTAGGCTGCGCCTTTTGTCCCGGGCGCCGGCTGTTGGCCATCGTGAACACCACATCTTCTAAAAGGCGCCACCCGTGTTCGGCATGAATCCTTATCACATCGTCCAGCAGATCGTATTTCTTGTCGGTTTTGAAGTTCTTCACGCTCCAGCAGCTGTATTTCACACCGCGCCGAATGATGCCTGCAATCACCGGGCTTAAGAATTTATTTAACCATGTCTGGTATCCAGACCCTGATGTAACGCTCTGCGTCGGTTCGTCCGAGTAAATTTCCAGGTTGTAATACGGCGGGCTGGTGAGCGCAATGTCATAAGTCGCGCTGGGATCCAGCTCTTGCAAAGCCACTTCGGCGGGTTTGTTAATCAGCGTGACATTGGTGAGTTCCAGTTCGTCGCGAATGGCGCGCAGCGCCTCATACGTTTTCGCGCAGGGGTCAATGCCCGTGTAATGCACCCGGCAATATTTGTACGCATGATTCAGCTCTGCGCTTTTTGCGCCGATCATTCGGCCGCCCCATCCCGCGCACACGTCTAATACGCGCACCTCTTTTAGTTGATCTTTATTAACCAAATAGGAGACCACCTTTTTCGCCATCAGCGGGCGATACATGGTGACCTTGCCCAACCCGTTGGCAAACGACAGCGAGCGAATGATTTCGGACGCATACGGCGTGGAATGCTGGGCACGGTTGAATCGCAGCGCCTTTTCCAGACACGGCTGCGTCCAAAGCGACTCCACGGAGTGCCCTTTGTGATTTCGCACAGAGTGGAAGTGCCGCATGTGTTTTCGCAGCACCTTCATACCCGCCACTTCCGTAGCCGAAATGGTCATTGCATTGATCGTTGTGTCTTTTTTAAGTAATAAGGCCCAGTCCTTTTGTATTTCGGAGTCACTATAAGCTTCGCGCAGCACACCATGGGATTCCAGCTCAGCGGCGAGCTGCGGTAGCATCACCTCAAACTCGGCATCGGTTAAATTGGTTAGCGCATGCTTGCGGTTCAAAATTTGGTCCATCAATGGATGATGCATTGGAGTTGTTGACGGCTGCATTGGTTCTAGTTTAAAGCAACATCCTCCTTATATTTAATTCAATTTTTACATTAATACACATTAATGTAAACATTGATATTGTTATTGATTGTGATATTTGTGATATTGTGAATCTAAATGATCGTATACACGGTCTGCGTGTCCTGCTGCACCATTTCAGTAATGAGTTGCTGGAACGAGGTGCGCGGGCGCCATCCCAGAACGCGTTCCGCCTTGGATGCGTCTCCCCAAAGCACGTCCACCTCGGTCGGGCGGTAATACTTCGGATCAATGAAAATCAGGTCTATATTGGTCGTCTCATCGTATCCCACCTCGTCGGCGCCCGTGCCGCGCCACTTCAACTTGATATTCGCCATGCCGAATGCCAGCTCAATCATTTCGCGCACGCTGTGCGTCTCCCCCGTGGCCAGCACGTAGTCGTCCGGCGTATCCTGCTGCAGCATCCGCCACATGCCCTCCACGTAATCCTGCGCGCTGCCCAGGTCGCGCTGCGAATCAATGTTGCCCATGACCAGCCGGTCCGTCTCGCCGCGCAGAATCTTGCCGAGTCCAATCGTGATTTTGCGCTCCACGAAATTGTGGCCGCGACGCACGCCACCGTGGTTGAACAGAATGCCGTTGGATGCGTGCATACCATACGCCTCACGGTAATTTTTGACGATCCAGTATGAATACATTTTCGCCACCGCATATGGCGACCTAGGATAAAACGGCGTGGTCTCGCGCTGCGGCATCTCCTGCACCTTGCCATACAACTCACTCGTGGATGCCTGATAAAACCGAGTCACGGAATCCAACTGGTTGTTGCGCACCGCTTCCAGCAGCTTCAACGTGCCGAACGCATCCGTGTCAGCCGTGTATTCCGGCATCTCAAACGAGATTTTGACATGTGACTGCGCGGCCAAATTGTAAATCTCCAGACGTTCCATCATCGTGTACGTCGTTTTAATCTGGCTAAGAATCTTGTACAGACACGCGCTGTCCGTCATGTCACCGTAATGCAGTTTCAACGCGGGATTGTGAAACATGTGCTCAATGCGCGACGTGTTTATCGTGGATGACCGCCGGATCAAGCCGTGCACTAAATAATTTTTACTAAGAAGCAGCTCTGTCAGATAGGAACCGTCTTGCCCAGTGATTCCAGTTATAAACGCAACCCTTTGCGTCATTTATTGTATTTTGGTTATTATTTGTGATGTGTGTAATAATAAACCATCAAAAATACTATTTAAATAAGTTACATGTTAATTAATTAATCATTCGCTACATTTTCTCTCAATCACACCAATCAACTTCGCGTAATTATTCATAATTATCTTCAATGCAATGCATCTTAGTGACCGGTGGATCTGGACTGGTGGGATCCGCGCTGCGCGACATGTGTGGTGCCGAATTAAAATACCGGTTTATATTCGCATCCTCTCGTGATTGCGACCTTACCGATTATGCGGCCACGCTGCGATATTTCCGCACGGTTGCGCCCGATGCGGTCATTCATTTAGCGGCGGCGGTTGGCGGTCTGTTCAAAAACATGCGGTGCAAGGTGGACATGTTTGAGACGAATGTGCGCATCAACATGAACGTGCTGCGCGTGTGCCACGAGTTGGGCGTGGCCAAGGTGGTGAGCTGTCTGTCCACGTGCATTTTCCCTGACCACAAAACGAAGACCACGCAAATCAACGAATGCATGCTGCACGCCGGTCCTCCGCACTCGTCCAATGATGCGTATGCTTACGCCAAGCGCATGCTGGAAGTGCAGTCGCGGTGCTACAAAGAACAGCACGGCCGCAATTTCGTCTGCGTCATTCCGACCAACATTTACGGTCCGCATGACAACTTCCATCTGGACGATGCGCACGTCATTCCGGCGCTGATTCACAAGTGCTATCTGGCCAAGCAGCAGGGGATGCCGCTGGTGGTTGCCGGGAGCGGGGCCCCGTTACGACAATTCATTTACTCGCGCGACCTCGCGCTGCTGCTTATTTGGACGCTGGAGCACTATGATGCGGCCAGCGATGACCTACGCGCTGGCGCTGCTGCTGGTGCTGGCGCGGGTACCCTCATTCTCTCGGTGGATCCCGCCGATGAAATCAGCATCCGACAGGTGGTGCAGCATATCACCGATGCGATCGGGTTTGACAACGACATCGTGTATGACACCACGCAAGCTGACGGCCAGTTTAAAAAAACGGCGGACAATTCCAAATTCAAACGCCTTTATGGTAGCTCGGAGTTCGCATTCACGCCCATTCGCAATGGACTTCGCGAAACGGTGCAGTGGTTCGTTCAAAATTATGATAAAGCACGAAAATGAAAAAAAATTGATGGCCATGCCATTCTGTACTCAAAAACCAGGAACAATATGCTAATCGGAGAAGCATTCGTTATGGCGGGCTCATTTGCCGTCATATTCGCAATTCTGTTTTGCGGAATGAAGCCAGACCGGGAACGAAGACACGCGCGAATCAGGGACAAGCGCAACAAATGCAAATGCAAATGCAAATGCAAATACAACCAAAAAAAGTAATTAAAAATAGGGCGCAATGTATAAAATAAAAAATAAAATGCGCGGCATTGCGTTTATGTGTATGCCAGTTGCGTTTGCATCGTTGCATTGGGCTGCTGCACAAACATATGCGTATTACTGTGCGCCGCCTGGATTCTACGGATATATTGTGACATTTTTTAATATGGCCAATCCGGTGTGTTCTTACACACTAAATGTCATGGACATGTCCAAATATTTTTACAATCAGTCGTGGATCTTCATTGGAATAACCACGCTGGGTGCATGCAAACACGTGTATGAAAAACACACATTGTAAATATTTTTGTTTTGATTAATTCCATTTGAAAAAAAAATTGAAAGCTTCTTTTGAAACCAAAAGATGGAATTAGTTCAGAACCACAACAACCAAACGCAACCCGCAACAATGGCCGCAATCAACGAGACCCCAATCATCAATGACGCCAATCAAAATCACGATCAAGACCAGAATCAAGAACAAGACCAGAATCAAGACAATCTGCCGCCCATTGCCACGAAAGACATGGATGTCACGTTTGTGCAAGACGTCAGCGGCTCCATGGAGGACCAGCGTGTTCCAGTTGTCAAAGGCATCAACGAAATCATGACAGATCTGCAAAAACGCTACCGCAAGCCATGTCCATTCCGCGCGCATGTCCGCGTCATCCAATTCTCGTCGCATGACAACATTCGGGTGGGCGAACGAGTTCCGGTGGATGATCTCCCGCTCATGGATCCCACCGATTTGCGGTGTGATGGAATGACCGCATTGTGGGATGCGGTCGTCATCGCAATTGAAGAGATGAACACGAGCAGCGCAGGAGTTCCAGCCACGACGTACATCTTCACCGACGGCGACAACAACGATTCAATCAACCACCGGCAGTCTGACGTGAATGAAATGATCGCCGACAACAAAAAACGCAATCCGATGCATTCCATTCTCTTCATCGGGTCCGACCCGTCAGCGAAACGCAATGCCGTCGGCATGGGATTGGATCGCGTGCACTCCATTCAGCACGATTCACATGACACCCCAGTTGCATACGAGGTGTGCCGTCGGGCGCTAGGACGCTGCATCTCTGGTGACACCCAAAGCACGGAATTCAACGACGACGACATCCAGCTGTCTGCACCTGCCTCCGCTCGTCACGCCCACCACAACCCTCATCCTGCCCACCACGACGAATACGACCTTTACGGGCACAATGGTTCACAGCCATCTGACGACTTCGCTTTTGAGTCGGATGATGTAGCCAGTGCTGCTCCCAGAAGGGCTGCAAGTGCAGGGGTGAGGTTTTAAATTCACAAAATCAAAATTCAAAAACCCAACTTCAAACTTAAATCTTCAAACTTAAATCTCAAAAAAAATGAAAAAATTATTATATATTTTTCATTTTCTAATAAACATATACTGCATACATAATCATATAATGCAACCCAATATGGAACCTGCTGTTCCCGTTTGTGAAGAAGAAATCAAGGATGCCAAAGAATTCTTCGTGTATTTGTTGGAATCATCCTCCAAATGCGCCACGTATGTGGGAGCCACCGTGAACCTGGAACGCCGCCTGCGCCAGCACAATAAGGAACTCGCGGGCGGAGCACATGCCACCGGCGCCAAAGTGGCACGTGGTGAAACCTGGCGCCGCGCATGTCACGTGACCGGATTCCCCACCTGGCAGGCCGCGCTGCAGTTCGAATGGCGGTTCAAGCAGCTGACGCGCCGCGAGCGGTCGGATGTGAATCAGACCCCGCTGGAACGCCGCCAAGCTGCGCTGCAAAAGCTGCTTAATTTAGCACAGTCAACCAGTAAGGCGATCCCTTATGCCGCATGGCCCTCCGGCGGCCCCGTCATCATATGGGAATAATGCCAGGCCGCCAGCTTAAAAAAAGGCACCAGGTGTTCACCACAAAATGTTGCGACTCAGATTGTTTGCCGAGTATTTGTTGTCTTTCCAGTTGCCCAGCATTCCAGCTGTGCGCGTCAAGTAATTCTGTCTGCGCGTTTTATTTTTATGACGGGTGTAATCTTGATACCCCATTTGACCAAAGTTGATCCATTGCTTCAACTTTGGGTCGCATATTCGGTATTTTTTCACAGGATTGCTTGCAGGATACAGTTTAGCTGATTTACCTAAATACTTGTGCGCCATCTTTTGCGCTTGTTTGGGACTTGAAAATGCATACAGTGCTTTGCGGTAACTCGTTTTACTCGGAGGACGACATGGCTGACGTGTTTTCGTTAATAACTGCATTCCTATATATTACAGTTGAGAGATATTCGCACGCAATAATTGCGCACCAACATTTTTATCTCTAGACGAATTTACGAAATTATACTGTTGCAATTATGGCACTGCATGTATGGTGTCTCAATTAACATTCTAAAAAGTTCCGCAAATTACCTAGCGCCGCGCGTTTTTGCGCAAAAAGGTTTCGAGGTTTCGATTTTAGGACATACTTTTTATGTCTGATTCTCAAATATTTTTCGAGTCTTGTGCAAAGTCGAATAAAAATATAACAAATTTAATTTATGAAATAATATGTAAAAAATGAGAGCATACTGGTCTGGCAAAAAAGGGGGCGACAAAATGTCATTTTTTGGACCCAAAAAAAACTTTAAAAAGAGCACCAGAATGGGTGCATTTTTTGGACATGGGTCGGTAAAAACAGCCTATTTTATAGGCTAAAATAGGCTGTTTTACCTAGGGAAAAGCCTATTTTATAGGCTAAAATAGGCCGATCCTATTACCTAGTGGAAAATATTAACCCAATGTGAAAAAAGCTTAAAGCATAAATTTTAATATTCGCATTATATACAAATCTCTCAAATTTATTGCAATGGACTCTAAACCGAAGTATGTTTGTGAAGCATGCGAATATAGCTGCAACAAAAAGAGCCACTATGTGCAGCATTGTGAAAGTGAAAAACATAAGCAAAATTCAAAAAAAGAGTCTGCACAGACAGCCGAAATTAAGAAGTTTATGGAAACTATGATAACCATGCACAAAGACATGCTTACCACGTTTGTTGAAACAATAAAAGAAAAACCAATGCAAGTGGCACATGTGACAACCATGAACACGAACAACACAATTCATAACAACAATCAATTCAACGTGCAGGTGTTTTTGAACACGGAGTGCAAGGACGCCATCAAGTTGAGCGATTTCATGAAAACGCTGAAAATTACGCTGCAGGATCTGGAATTCACAAAGACGAACGGCATTGTGGAGGGGGTGGGCTCCATCATTGCCAACAATCTGAAGGGCATGGACGTGCACCTGCGCCCGATTCACTGCACGGACGCCAAGCGCGAGACCATGTACATTAAGAGCGATGAGTGGATCAAGGACGACATGCACGAACACGTCAAGAAATTCATTTACATGACGTCGTGCTATCAGACACGCGTCATACAGGATTGGATGGAGGCTCATCCCGGATGGGAGAACAAGGAGAAAATGCACATGGAGTATCAGAGCATTTGCAAGGAGCTGTACAAGAACATTGAGAAAGACGACGCCGCGCACCGCAAAATCCGGAAGATCATTGCGAAGGAGACGCACATCAATAAGGCAGACATGATGGAACTGATGCAGGTGGAAATGGCGGGCCAACCAACAACTCATGTAATGAAACCGAAACCGAAATGAATCTACAAATATCCCAACACGGTGGTGTCTCCCACTGGATCCACGTATGTGTTGGAATTGCCATATTGCCCTTGTTTGCCTTCGATGTTGCCGTTGCCGTTACCTTTGAGGTTGCCTTTGCCTTGGCCATGGTTTTGATTTGATGAGTGGTGATACACATTGATTGCGCCACTGTATTGGTGTTGGTGGTTGATGGTGTAATTCGGGGGGTGATGCTTTGTATTTCTGGGTCGCGGCATGTCAATTGGCGCATCTTTTCCAGGCACAAAGTTCTGTTTGGATTTCTGTTTGTCATTGGAGCAGGTTTTGTCCATTTTAACAAATTTTGCATAATCCAGACTGTAATTGGGTGCATTGGGATTAGCGGTGTCTGGGATTTGGTCTGGTTTTGTGTAGCACGGATCTCCGTCGCCACCGCCAGAATCAAATGATCCGCCAGTTGTTATGGATGGACAATAGTATCCAGGGGATCGGCCTTCCATTCCAGGGAGGATTTTGCCTGGATTGCTTGGATCCGGATTGTAATAAAAACACCCCTCCGCAAAATTGTAGCCACCATCATCGGGAAATGGCAGATATCCGTCGTCGGCCGAATAGCATCCAGGCAGCACACACTTTGTGAGTTTGTTGACATTCAATTTGCATGCGCTGCAGCTGTTGCCTTTGCCGCTGTTGCCTTTGCCGCTGTTGCCTTTGCCGCTGTTGCCTTTGCCGCTGTTGCCTTTGCCGCTGTCATTGGCGCCAGGTATTGAACCAGCGGTTACACCATCCGGAGAATCATATGTCTCATAGTCACAATTGCTTGGGTTTTCAGGAGTGGGAATGAATCCTGGAGGATCCGCATCTTTCTTTGGATCTTTTTTGCGGCATATGCCTTTGTACTCGTAGTATCCGCAGGTTTGACACTCTTCATCATACGCGCCATCTTTCGGTTGGAACGCGGGACAGTATTTGATTCCATAGTTGACATAGTCACTGCCGTCGTATTTCGGATTAATGCAGTTTCCTCCAAATGCGATTGGGTTTCCTTGCTGGTCCGTTGCCTTTGGATCAATCTGCACACACTTGTCCTTGTTGCACCCCTTCTTTGGGATGTTTACATTTGCATTGCCTCTGATGGCAGCGCCAGTGGATGCGATGCCCTTCTTTTTCGTGGTGGTTGCCGAAACGGTGGCTGCTTTATTGGTCCTGTCCTGATTTTCAAAGGCCTCCACAAATCGGTCTTGCTGTGCCAGCAGGTCATCCATCAAATACTGATTGGATGAGCCACCGTCTGCTGCACCGGCAGCACTGGATAAATTGTGTTGCCCAGCAGCAGCTGGGCGGCCGTGGGGCTGGTTGCGTGGTTTTGGTTTGGAATTTGCATTTTGGTTCATGTTCGCAGTCACCTTTGGTGCAGAGGTAAATCCCTCCGTTGCAGGGGGAATTAGCAACACGATCACACTCGCTGCAATTAGAATCACGCTAAATAACACAAAGTAATTCATTAACTTATTGTGTTGTTGTATTGTATTGTATTGTATTGTGTTGTATTGTATTGTGTTGTGTTGTATTGTATTGTGTTGTGTTATTAAACTACTGTAATTAATTATATATTTACAAATATAATTATTTTTCATGAAAGATGATTGCATTCCTGGATTAGCGGCAGCAGTAGCTGTTCAGGCTTTGAGTGTACGGGTTGTTGCGGAAGGCGTCTAATATTTCGGGGTTGATTCGCTCGCATTCAATGGCATTGCGCGGGTAGTTCTGCGGCATGCGCGCCTTGCCGTAGGTTTCCACAGACGGCGGCAGATTGATGGTGTTGGGGCCGGGTGCAGCAGCCCCCATGTAGTTGCACATGCTGGTGGGCGGTTTGCGCACGCTCACATTCTCGTTGTGATTCAGCAGGTTCATGTTGCCCTGGTTCGTCCACGACGTCTGCACCTTGTTGTTGTTGTTGTGCTGGTTGTAAGCGGCGTTATACACCTGGTTCCCCATGTGCGCTCCAGCGCCGCCCGCGGATCCCAGATACTCCACGTCCGTGGTCGTGTCGCGCTGGTTCTCCACCGGCTGCTGCTCCTCCACCTGGTAGCCCGCATTCGTCTGGCGCTCAAAGTTCAAGTGGTTGAAATCCAGCAACGTTGTTGTGGTTTCCTTAATGGTGGTGGGCAGGCGGTCGGCGGGGTTGAACACCGTGCCGGCCGGAACCGTGGTGCCCGCATTCGCATACGCGCGCAGGTTGCCGATGACGTTCTCCTTGCGCGACGGGCGCACCACTTCCAGCAGCGGCGCAACCACGGCGCGAATGGCGCCAAACACGCCACCCATCGCCACCGCGTTCGTCGTAGTGCTGCGATTGTTGTGCAGCACCTTGTACCCCAGCCGCCCGTGGTCGCCGGTGGATGCGGGTTTCTGGTCCGATGCCGCCATGTTGATGGCGTGGTGCTTGCTGGGGTCCATCTGCTGCCGCTTGGACTGCTCCACCGAAGGGGCAGCGTATGTGGCAGCGCCGTTCTGCTCGGATCCCGCGCCGAAGTACTCCGCCGTGGTAGACGGCCGGTTGACGAAGCGGTCGGCCTCAATCGGGCGCGCGGTCTGTGCCTTCTCTAAACCCGTGGTGGTGAGCCAGCGGTCGGGCGTGTTCAGAAAATACTTGTCCGGCAAATACTTCTCCACTTTGCCCTGCGTGGCGGCGCTGGGCGCGTTCTGGATGTAGTAGTATGCCGGCCCCTCGTGCGTTTCCAGACCAAACGTGAGCTTGGGATTCGTCTTCACGCGCAGCTCGTCCACGTTGCGGTCCACCCACTTGTCGCGCGCCTCCATTCCAGAATTGAAGCCGCCGCTGCCGACGTCCGTGTAGCCCTTGTCCAGACCGGGCGCCACGTGCACCTCCTCCCACGGCTTGACGTTGGCCATGTTGCTGGACGGCATCTGGCGCGACTGCACGAAGTCGCTGGTGTTCGGAGTGCCGTACACGTAGTTGTAATTCTCCTGGGGCTTGAACAGCGGGGCAACCTCCGACTTACTGATCCACTGCGACCCCGCACCGTTCATTGAATCTAATGTTGATTCGTGCACGTTGGCATCGGCGGTGCGCCCCCGGATTTTAGCCCCGAAGAAGGGGGCCATGTTGTTGTGCTTGAAGTCGGTCGCATCCATGGGCGTGCCCGTCAGCGACAAGACCTGGCGGCGCTGCTGATAATTGTCTCCAAACTGCGTCTTGCCGCCGAAATCGGGGCCGCCGTTCGCCACCTCCTCGTACGCCGACTGCTCGTAGTACTTGTCGGTTGCGGCGTTGGGGTTCGGGAAATTGGAGTACTCGTCCGCATTGTAACCCGTCTTGGGCTTGAACACGGGGTAGTTGTCGGGCGGAACCACCACGTTGGGCATGGCGTTGACCGGTTTGCCCATGTTTTCATATCCCTCTACAGGGGCGGCGGCAACAGACCCACTAAATGCTCGGGGATTGTTGTTCTTTTTTTGATTGGACATGATGTACATACCGGCCAACCCTATCAGAGGGATTGCGAGTTCAGCCATTAAAAATGATATATATATGTTGGATATGAATTGAATGTTAAATACTAATATATAAATATACTTTTTATTTATATATAAATTGCATAAGGGGTTTAAGGGAGAGCCTTATGCGTATTTTTGCTTAATGATGCGAAGCGCTGAACCAGATAACCAGAACCATTCAATAACTCGTGAACGGAACCAGAACCTTCTTAATGATTCGTTTGGCCGTCTTTCGCATGGCGGATTTCACGGCGGACGAATAATCGGCCGCTGGATTTAGCGGGGGGACGACGTCTCGCAGGCTCGGAAATGCGTCGCGATCAAAACGCTTCATTGTGTGAAAGAAATACACATAGTGTTGGGTCACTGCATAAGCCAGCGGCGCATCGGCTGCCACCTTCAAAAACGGATTGCCGGCAAACCCCGACATCAGTTCCGAATAATACCCTTCAACCGGTTCATCCAGTGTCACCTCAACAACGTCGTGCCCGATGTAAAGGTATTTGAATTTGTTGCTTTCATTATTGCCTTCATTATTGCTTTCATGGTTGCTTTCATTATTGCTGCTAATCTGGGCGAGCAGCGAGTTTCCAGCTAAACCAATGTCGCACACATCCTTCAATAAATTGCCATTCAGCATTCGCTTGGGCAACTTAACGCCTGGCTTCAGGCTGGACGGCACAAACAGTTTCTTAATGTTCGCCCGATACACCTGCTTCCCGGCCGTGATATCGCTGCTGTTGCTGTATTTGCTGGTGTAAACGGTGAGCACTTTGCCAAATACGCGCACCACAAATGCCGCCCCGCCCGCAAAATGAATCAGATATTGTTTTCCTGCACGCTTGCGCACGGTGATGTTCTTGCATGCCATCTTTTAATGAACTGTGTTAAATGTTAAATATGCGTGCCTTGCATTGTGCACACATATAAATTAAAACCGAATGCATTGATGCTAAACCGGTGCGGTGAAGACATTTTTTGGGATGGAAGAGGAGGAGGAGACGGAGGAAGAGGGGTTCGGGGGACACGGGATCCAGTAGTCCTTTTCCAGGATGCGCGTGCTCAAGTTGTTCTGAAACGGGATGCACACGTTCTCTTGCGGGTTCAGGGGCAAATACGAAAAGTGCGACTGCTCTAAATCCCGGGCGGTCCATGCGGGGTCGGTGGCGCGCGGCTGCTCCACGAACGGCGTGCACGAGGGATATTTAATGGGGGCGTCGCCCACTTTTGCAGCGCTCACCTTGTAATTGATGCAGTCACGAGACAGCGGCATGTTCAGTCCGCGCAAATTGTTCTCCAGCTCCACCACATTCGTCCTTAAGTTGCCGCCCCATCCTTGGAGTCGGATGCAGGGGTCTTCCATGTAGCAGGGTTTGTCGCCGTTGCCGGGCACATTGAGCATGTAGCGCCCTAGACCGGTCCATTCCTGCAGCTCTTTTGCAATGCGGCAGGGGTCGTCGCTGATCCGAGTGAATGCCATGATAATATTAGATAATGGGGTGTGTTATATTTATGTGTATATTTAATTAATTATGCATAAAATAATTAATTAATTAATGAAATGATGGATTGGAACTGATTGTTGCAACTATTCGCGTTTATATGGTGTATCTGTAAGGACCGTCACCGAGAATGGTAACATCGTCCTTGTTGGGCTCCACGGTCAAGTCGCTGCGCTTTCCGTGCACCAACCAGTTGAACCGGCCATTCTCGCCATGCACCGTGAATGTGTTGGTTGCGGTGTCAACTTCACTTGCGCTGAACGCTTTGACCGCGCCATCATAAATGTGGGTGATTTGAACCGTCAAGTCGGTGCACAATGCCCCAACATAAGCGGGCAGCTGAACCTCAACTGAAGTTCCATTCACGATTTCACCCTTGCCTCTATAATAAACGCCGGACTCGGGTCCTTCTAAACAAGCGTGGACCAAATATTTGTTGTCGGAATCAAGGGGGTGATCAATGACGAACGTTTTGGCTAAGGTGTTGTATTTAATTTCTTTCGTAGTAATATCATAAAACATGCCTCCAAGGTTGTTTACCGGATCATAATTAATAGTTCCCGTAGAACCAATGGGAGCCACATAAAACCCGGAAGTGGGTGCGTTCAATGCAGTTCCTAATGCTGATGCTGATAATACAATGCTTTCATTGGCTTGGCTAGAGAAACCAGCATTCCAACCAATGGCAATCGAACTGTTGCCTTGGGTATTGTAACCAGCCCCAGTTCCAATTGCAACCGCATTGGCACCTTGAGCATTATTCGCAGCTTGGTAACCAATTGCAACTCCAGCTGACTTTTGAACACTTTGTCCTGACTGATTACCAATGGCAACCGCATATTGAGCTTGCCCGGTTTGACCAGCTTGACTACCAATGGCAACCGCATATTGAGCTTGCCCGGTTGAACCAGCTTGATTACCAATGGCGACCGCTCCTCCAGCTTGACTACTCCCACCAGCATTGGCACCTAGTTGTATATTTTGGCTACCTACAGCCCATGCATTCAGGCTTGCATTCCAATACACGTAATCTCCATATGCGGAGCCCAATGGAGTAAAACTGCCGGTTGCGCCGGTGGAGCCCGTGGAGCCCGTGTAGCCGATTGGACCAGTTGAACCGGTTGCACCAGTTGAACCGGTTGCACCAGTTGAACCGGTTGAACCGGTTGCACCTGTTGGGCCGAAGCCGGTTGCGCCGGTTGAACCGGTGGAGCCCGTGGAGCCAGTTGAGCCAGTTGAGCCGGTGGAGCCCGTGGAGCCAGTTGAGCCGGTGGAGCCGGTTGCGCCGGTAGCGCCGGGTGAGCTAAATCGGGTGATTGTTAACGTCATTGGATTGGTATTCCCAATATTGTCGCCAGCCTTAGTGTTTTTGAAATGAATAGTGTACCACGGGGAAGTCACCGGATTGACCGGTGGGCTTACACTGATTACAGTATATATCTGAGGAGTACTAAGGGGTTGTGTGTCATCTTTCAAAGTGATTTCATCACCTGGGGCTATGGCTGCAAAATAATATGAAATATCAGGAGGAGTGAGCCCAATGGGGTATTCATGAATAGAAACATCTATTGACGCGCTAGTGGATTGTGTACCGTTGGGGTTGCTCTTCCATGTAATTTGGCCCGGTTGGGGATCGTCGACATCTGTATTTGCTTGATAATGTAAAGTAACAATTGACGGTCCAAGTTGGCCTTCTGCGCCGGTTGCACCGGTTGCACCCGTTTCACCCTTTGCGCCAGTTGCGCCCGTGGAGCCGGTTGCACCAGTGTAGCCGATTGAGCCAGTTGCACCAGTTGCGCCCGTGGAGCCCGTGCAGCCAGTTGCGCCTGTTGGGCCGAAGCCAGTTGCGCCGGTTGCGCCAGTGTAGCCGATTGAGCCAGTTGCGCCGGTTGCACCCGTTGAGCCGGTTGAGCCAGTGGAGCCGAATCCAGTTGCGCCCGTTGCGCCCGTTTCACCCGTGGCGCCAGTTGCGCCAGTTGCACCCGTTGAGCCGGTTGAGCCAGTGCGGCCGGTTGCGCCCGTGGCGCCCGTGGAGCCGGTTGAGCCGGTTGAGCCAGTGCGGCCGGTTGCGCCCGTTGAGCCGGTGGATCCAGTGGAGCCAGTTGCGCCAGTTGAGCCGGTTGCACCGACTGAGCCCAATCGGGTGATTACTAAAACCATTGGTTCTAGATTATCAATATATGCACCCTCTTGAGTGTTTTTGACATCAAATTTATAATACGGTATACCCCCTGAACTGGGCGTTACGGAGGTTACAGTATATATCTGCGCATCAATGCCTGGGCTGCCGGTCTTGTTCAAAGTGATTTCATCACCTATTTTCACGGCTGCAAATAAAGCTGAATTATTATTAGTGTCACTGTCAATATCTGCAACATATATATACGTGCTAGTGTATTGTGCGGGGGTGCTGGTACTATCATCTGATGGGTTGACCTGCCATGTAATATACCCGGTTGGGGGAGATAGTGCTTGTGTATCTGCTTGATAATTTAAAGTAATAGTTGCCGGTCCAGCCTTGCCTTCTGCGCCGGTTGCACCAGTTGCACCCGTTTCACCCTTTGCGCCAGTTGCACCAGTTGAACCAGTTGAGCCAGTGCGGCCGGTTGCGCCTGTGGAGCCAGTGCGACCAGTTGCGCCCGTTGCGCCCGTTTCACCCTTTGCGCCAGTTGCGCCAGTTGCACCAGTTGAACCAGTTGAGCCAGTGCGGCCGGTTGCGCCGGTTGAGCCAGTGCGGCCGGTTGCGCCCGTTGCACCCGTGGAACCAGTTGCGCCAGTTGAGCCGGTGGATCCAGTGGAGCCAGTTGCGCCAGTTAAGCCTGTTGCACCGATTGAGCCCAATCGGGTGATTACTAAAACCATTGGGTCTAGATTAACAATATATGCACCCTCTTGAGTGTTTTTGACATCAAATTTATAATACGGTATACCCCCTGAACTGGGCGTTACGGAGGTTACAGTATATATCTGCGCATCAATGCCTGGGCTGCCGGTCTTGTTCAAAGTGATTTCATCACCTATTTTCACGGCTGCAAATAAAGCTGAATTATTATTAGTGTCACTGTCAATATCTGCAACATATATATACGTGCTAGTGTATTGTGCGGGGGTGCTGGTACTATCATCTGATGGGTTGACCTGCCATGTAATATACCCGGTTGGGGGAGATAGTGCTTGTGTATCTGCTTGATAATTTAAAGTAATAGTTGCCGGTCCAGCCTTGCCGTCGGCGCCGGTTGCGCCGGTTGCACCCGTTTCACCCTTTGCGCCAGTTGCACCCGTTGCGCCGGTGGTGCCAGTGCGGCCGGTTGCGCCTGTGGAGCCAGTGCGACCAGTTGCACCGGTTGCGCCCGTTTCACCCTTTGCGCCAGTTGCGCCAGTTGCACCCGTTGAGCCGGTTGAGCCAGTGCGACCAGTTGCGCCGGTTGCGCCCTTGGCGCCCGTGGCACCTGTGGCACCCGTGGAGCCAGTTAAGCCGGTTGCACCCGGAAGACCCTCGCGATTAATTATCAAAATCATAGGTCCGTCTACGAATGAATTAAATGTATAATCACCATCAACATCCGACACTTTGCTGACATCAAACTGAACGTAACTGTAACTAGAACCAGAACCAGGAATAAGAGTCGGGGCACTCGTAACAGTCCATTTTTGCACGTGTAGGGTGTCGTCAGGTTGTGTTTGCTGTAATATAAGTTCATTGCCCTGTTTCACCGAGGTCAACATAAATGTAACATCTACACTAATTAGGGTGGTGTCATCAAAACACGAAGCACTCAATATCGTCGCGTCTGGTTGAGACAGGCTGTTGTCCCACTCAAACTCCTTTTTGCTGGGGGGAATTAAAGGATTAGTTACAGTGGTAACGGCTATATAACTTATATAAGCCTGTGTAAAGCCATTGGCTCCAGCGGCACCAGTTGCACCGGTTGCACCCGTGTGACCAGTTGCGCCCTTGGCACCCGTGGCACCCGTTGCACCCGTTGCACCCGTTTCACCAGCACCAGTAGCACCTGTAGCACCTGTGGTACCCTTTGCGCCCGTGGCACCCGTGGCACCCGTGGCACCCGTTTTACCTGTGGCACCCATGGGACCTCCAGACGGGGTCGTCTGCAATGGAAGGTAATACAGCGTGTTTGGCTCACTTGACAATCTAGTCGGCAAAAATCTCATGCCATCATCTCCTTCTCCTGCTTCACCAGGAATTCCGCCAATTCCGATTTCGTTGGAATTCTGGGTGACTGCGCCGTTTCCCAATAGAATGCAATAATCATTCGAACCTGCATTTGTGCCGTGACCGATTGCTACATTATTAGATCCGGACAGTGAAAGGGGTGTTGCGCTATAATTAAGAGCATTGTTTCCGATGGCAATGTTAGAATCTCCCATATTCGGTTTGGTCGGGTGTGCGCTATCATACAGTGCATTTTCACCGATGGCTATATTGTTATCTCCTTCGGTATTTGATAAAGCATTCACACCAACTGCAATGTTGTGCTGTCCGCCATCATTTTCTCTCAGTGCGCCGTATCCAACTGCCGTGTTATTCAGGTTTCCGGTAGTACTTGGCGGCAAGCGCGGATTCGTGTTTGCCGAACTAAGTGTGCCGATAGTTGTGTTACCGTTGGCATCACTAACCCATTGGCCAGTTAATTGATTGAAAGATAACATGCGGTTAGTTATAAATTTATAGTTTATAATATTACTTAATATAATATTATTATCAAAATGAATTTAATTTATTCAATGCATCTAAATTATTTGATTCCAGCTAAATCATTGATTCCAGCTAAATCATTGATTCATTGATTCATTAATTCGTCTAAATTTTAATTTGGAACGGGGAATGGACGCTGAAATTTCTCAACTACCAGCGGATCAGGCATGATGAGTTGCATGCGTCCGAAAAACGATATTTCAGGGAGCGTGGTCAGTTGCGGAACCACGGGCTTCTGAGTTTCCACTAAATTTGTTGAATTGATGCCGAACAGCGCGGATTCAATGTCCACCGAGTTATGAGAGAGAATGTCGCGTGGCATTTGGCTAGGGCGGATGCCAATGCATGCCAGAGCCGGTGCGTAAGCGGCTCCAGATGCGCCGTTCCGGTATTCTAAATAGTTCAGCGACTGTGTGGTAATGCGCTGCTCCAGACAGTAGTTGGAGCAGGTGTTCTTGTTTCTAGTGGATGCCATTTGAGAGAAAATGCAAATGCAGTAAATGAAAACAGATGGACACAATGATATACTCTTATATTATATTTTATACATTTGAACAATGTTACAATGTTACAATGTTACAATGTTACAATGTTGTATATGCGTGCAGCAACTTTTCCTGATTTTGATGCAAAATGCTTCCTGTTTTAAAAGCATCAATCAGGCACAGATGAAATACGTCCATTGTGGAATAAGCGAATAAGCAAGTCAGCAGCGTGTCAAAGACCGCGGTTTCACCATGCTCATTGATTTCGGGTTCCGTGATTGGAGCAGATGCCGTAAATGCGACGTTGTAAGGGTGCTTTAAAATCAGTGCCTTTAGTTCTGGCAGTTCTTCTGCTTTTGCCTTAATTGCTTTCAATCCCGCATTTATTGCGACATCGTTGTAATCGGTTAGACCAAACACTTGCAGGAACTGTGCTTGATACAGCATGTCCGAATTGACTTCGTCGTCTTCAAACTCTTCAAATGCTTTATACGTGCATACGAAATTGGTTTTATACATGGTATGGTTCGTGTAATGTAATGTAATGTAATATGAATATACGGGTTCATTTAAATGCATTTTCATAATAATAAAAGTGTATATGAATCTCTTAGACCACAATTATATTTTGTTCCGGATATTGATATAAACAAAAGTATTTAAATCAGTGTAAAAAGGTAAACTAGAATGACTTCAACCGAGCCCACTGCTGAGTTTAAGAAAATCGTTTCCGATTTTGTGGCTGACATCGCCACCGTGTTCCCAGAGCACAGCGAAACGTGTGCCACGGTATACAACATGGATCTCGCTACAGTGTATGAGCACTGCAAGCGCACGTATGCCCCACAGTTCTTCAATATACTGTATCGCAACGAAGCCGTGTTGTTCGCCGAGCCGATAGAGCTGCTGCCTGGTTTGAATTTCAAGGTGCTGTGGGAAACGCCCGACATCAGCGACGCCACTAAGGAGGCCGTATGGAAATATCTGCAGTTGGTCATGTTTTCCGTGGTGTCGGACCTGTCGGACACGTCCACATTCGGCGATGCCGCCAAGCTGTTTGAGGCCATTGACGAGAGCGTGCTGAAATCCAAGCTGGAAGAGGTGATGCAGCAAATGCAGGACATGTTCAAAGATGCACCTACTAATGGCTCTAACAATGGTGCCAACACCAATACTAATGACGCTGATACTAATGGCGCTGCTAATGACGCTAATACTAATGGCTCTAACAATGGCGCTCATACTAATGGCTCTAACAATGGTGCCAATGCAGATGCCAATGGATTCCCGGCAGGCATGGACCCCAATTCCATGCACGAGCATTTGAGCGGACTGCTCGGTGGAAAAATCGGCAGCCTGGCCAAAGAAATCGCAGAGGAAACTGCAGCCGAGCTGAATTTGGACACGAGCGACGAAGCCTCGGTGCAGTCCGTGTTTCAAAATTTGTTCAAGAACCCGGGCAAGCTCATGGGAATTGTGAAGAGCGTGGGGCAGAAGTTGGACGCCAAGATGAAATCGGGGGAGATTAAAGAGAGCGAGATCATGCAGGAGGCCAGCGACTTGATGAAAAAAATGAAGAAAATGCCGGGAGTAAACAACATGGCCGATTTGCTGAAAAAAATGGGCATGGATGGTATGGGAGGCATGGATGGAATGGCCGACATGGCAAAAATGGCGGCCAGCATGGGATTGGGTGGAAAAGGCGCCCAATTCAACATGGGGGCTATGCAGAGTCACTTGAACCAGAACCTGAAAACGGCCAAGACCAAGGAGAGGATGCAGCAGAAGTTGGAGCAGCGCAAAGAAGCGGCTTTAAAAGCGCAACAACAAGCGCAACAACAAGCACAACAACAAGCGCAACAACAAGCGCAACACCAAGCCAAACCGGTTGTGTTTAGCACCGGAGAAAAGGTTGAACGCACCCCGCGGTTCCCACAAGGCGCCCCGGCAGAGGCAGAAGCTTCCAATGCCCCGGAATCGGCGACTACCAGCAACAAAAAAAAGAAAAATAAGAATAAAAAATAAAGAATAAAATAAAGAATCTATCACTATATATAAATAATAGTCCCATTTATATATACACTATGACTGCATTTTGGTTGAATGACCCAGCCGCGTTGTTTAATAATGCAGGCATTACGCAAATAGTTCCCACATCCGACATGACCCGAGAAGCCAAATTGAATGCCATCAGTCGTATGATCATATTATTGACAATTTTAGGCTATTTATTAACGATGTCATACAAACTGATTTTGCTCGGGGTGATTTCTTTAGCCATGATTGCATTGTTGTACACCACCCAAGGCAAGGTGACCGCTAACCAAACCAACGCGCCGGAGGGCAAAAAAGAGGGCTTTGCAAATTACGCAAATTACAACACCGGGCGAAGGCGCATGCAACCGCCGGTTGCGGCATCGTCATCGCCCTCGGGCCTAACGTTTCAAGCGCCCACGCCGCAAGACCCGCTGATGAACGTGCTGCTGACCGACATTCAGGACAATCCGAGGCGCCCGGCCGCTGAGCCCGCTTTCAACCCGAAAGTGGAGCACGCCATCAACGAGTCGGCGCAACAGTTCGTGGTGCAGGATTTGGGCGGCAATCCCAATTTGGAAGACCGGCTGTTCCGCGATTTAGGCGACAATTACGAATTCAGCAATTCCATGCGCAACTATTTCGCAACCCCGAACACCAAAATTCCCAACGACCAGCACGCTTTCGCCGAATACTGCTACGGCGCCATGATTTCGTGCAAGGAGGGCAACATGATGGCGTGCGCGCGAGCCAATCCAGTGCTGGGTTCCATTACGGGAGCACAATAATGAATGACGGCACAATAAAAATAAAATAAAATTAAATAAATGCACAATTAATAAAATATATCCATTAAATATATCTTATCCATTAAATATATATATAGTAACCATGGTTGACAATCAGATTATGTCGGCTTTCGTCAAAGACTACAGTTTTGACAACATGTCCCGCATTGGGGAGGACGGCTGCAGTTTAGGACAACGCAGCATTCAAAATGCCGAATCGTCCAGTTACATGCTGCAAAACTTCTTCTCCAACGACTGCTCCATGAAGCGCCCCATTGAGTTCGCCACGAGCCAGCCCAACATCAATTTTACGGGCGGGCACCAGGTTGGCGCCGGCGGCTGCAACATTGATACCAACTCGCAGCTGCTCATCGGCGGCAGCGCGCTCACCCACCCCCGATGCCGCATCACCCTGTTTCAGCGCCCGTTCGCCACCGTGCCGTTCCTGGGACGCGGGCAATCCAACCCGTATGTAGAGTCGCAACTGCAGCAGGGCGATTACATGACGAACAAGCGCAGCATCAACCTGCTGTCCGAGCAGACGATGTCCACCAATTACCCGCTCATCCCATCCATTGCATCCACCGTGACGAATCCCGCCAACCTGGTGGAAGGCGTGGCACAAGATGGCTGGGTGCGCGGTGGTGCCTCCACACGCGACATGTTCTACGGCGACGGGCAATGCAAGCATTGATTGCATTGCATTTATTCTTTGCACATATTTTATAAATAATGTAAATAATGTTCATTGTGTAAAAATGAACATCATTAACTGAACTGATCAAATGGCATTCATTAAGGTATTCTATTGTTATGCAAAAACTGTTTGTGAATGTGATGCATTTTTATATTTTTTAATTTTAACAAAATGCTATAAATGCTTTGATCATGGCGATTATCCAAAAATCCGGGGTCTTCCTTTCCCATGACACTGCGTTTATCTGTTATGATTTGCGCATTTTGCGCGTAGTGTAGCCATTCTCTCACAAATGACAATGAGGCATCACTTTTTCTTAAGAACACGAACCCGGCCCATGCCTGAGTCGTGGATTTGATGCGTTCGCGTTCGTGGCCAGAAGGAACCCGCATTAATTCAAATGTATCGTGTTTGGTGAATTTGCGATCGGTCCATTCATGCCATGCTTGGTTGGGTTTGTTGTAGCAGGCTCCGATGTCGCTGTCGCGCAACCATTCGTCAGCAATGGTGCGGGCATCGCTCAAAAACCGATACGCGCTGTCACAATAGCACAGCACATCCCCGTCTGGCAGTTCGGTCAAGCGTTTCAGGATGACGTATGGTTTCCATAACCAATATCCTGCACCCCTTGCATGTCGCAATATGTGCGCATTTTGGGTTTTAAACAATGGGTCCAGCGATTGAATGCCACCAATCAATGCGGTGTCAAAATTTGCAACGGTCATTGCAGAGACACACAGATCCTTTGCGTCTTTTAAATATGACCCATTCGGCGTTGCAAATGTTATGAAATTATATTTCATTTTAAAATGAAATGGAATACGTTTAAACTATATTATATATGTAATATTATATAATATAATTTCATTAATTTGCCCAATTATGAAAAAAAACGGTCATAATGGTGTGGACAAAAAATGATTCTGGTAAACATCCTGATGGTTCTATGAAAACGTATGGGTTAGGAGACTTGTTGTATGGCACTATTTATTTGCATCAGATGTCTGGACATTCGCGGACATTTAAAATTTTAATTCTTCATTCATACAAAAATAAATCATCGTCATTCCACTTCGCCGTGCAGCTTTGCCAGCTTCGTCAAATTCTGAATGTATTTCATGGATTTGGCTTGGTTGTCGGTGCCCATATCCCGGATGGGTCCGCGCAGCGTGTCCACCTTCTGCATCACCGCATTCCCCATGTACTCCAAATCCCGCGTGTAATCCTTGTCCAGGAAGAACCCGATGTCGCCCTTCTCAATCTGGTCATTGTACGGTTCCACAATGTATGTGATCCACGCATTCAACAGAATGCGCGGGTTTGTTTTTTTAATGAGGAACAGCGCGGTTTTGGCCGAATCAATGTCGGCATTGTCTGGAAAAACGCTCTGAATGTCTTCCACGAAATCCGTGAACTGGTTCAAAAATGCCTTTGTGACGATTGACTTATCAGACATGGGAATAAATGTTTAACGTATTATGTATTCTACTCATTATTTTAAATGCATTTTGCTGAATGTTTATAATAAATGTGTGCAATTTTAACATAAATGATAAATGCCAATAACCTAATTAAACACAATTCAATGACATTGACACATAACAAACAACATGGAAACGTTTAAACCCGATTGGGAAGAATGGATTGACTTGAACTTGCGGTTGGGGAATTGCAAGCAAATCATGTTTCAAAAATCACTGGACGCCGGTTACAGTCATGCCTTGTTAAAGCGCAAAATCGGAATAGATTACATTGCGTCAGAAAAACAACAGCCACATCGCTTGAACGTTGCAGTTGCACTCAGAACCGCCCAAAAACTGAATACACGAAACTTTGAAATTTACAGGATTGACAATTTTTTAACGGAAAATGAATGCTCTCAAATTATCGCGGAAATCAATGCGTCGGAACTAACATCATCATCCACTTATAATGCATCTAAACCCACCGAACGTATTGTGAATATTGAGCGAACCAGCAAAACCTGCTATTTTGGAGGGAGAAATGCGCTCATCTCGGAAGTGGAGAGCCGAATGTGCAAAACGCTGGGCATAAACAACCGACACGCGGAACAAATTCAGGGGCAGAAGTATGAAGTGGGTCAAGAATTCCGCTTCCACACCGACTATTTTGATCCTGAACTGTTGAAACAAGACCGATCCATCAACGGCCAGCGCACGTGGACCTTCATGGTTTATTTGAACAATGTGGAGGAAGGCGGATACACGTCGTTTCCGCTTGCATTTTGTTCCTCTGCGCCAAAAATGGGAACTGCCCTTGTTTGGAACAATTTGCATTCGGCGTCGTCGTCCCTGAACGTCAATGAATTTGGAAAAGAAAACCCGTTTTCATCGCACTGCGGCATGCCGATCATCCGTGGAGAAAAATACATTTTGACAAAGTGGTTTAAGGAAACGGAGATCAACTGCAGCATTCCAAATGAAATATGCGAACATCATTTTTTGCCCACATTTCATCCGATCGGATTTGAAAAGGTGCGCATGCAGCTGGACTGCGTGAATGCCGTAAAGCAGTGGATTGCAGATCATGACAATGAATGGACCGACGAGGTTCTCAACAACACTCAATTGGAATCGGGCATGAAATCCAAACATTTAAACATTCACAGTGCCCCGGCCGAATTGTTGAATGATTTGCGCGACACATTCAAGGACATTCTTGTAAAATGGATTGAATATAAAACACCGTTGGCGCACACTGCAACATACGGCATTCTTAAATACTTGCGTGGAAGCCAGTTGGCCAACCACTACGACAAAAAAAACACGCATGTCATAAGTGCCATAATTCATTTGGACGACGTGTCGGATAAACCATGGAACCTTTACATTGAGGACCATCATTTTCGCCCACACAACATAACAATGGAATACGGTGACGTTGTGCTGTATGAATCCACCACCTGTTTGCACGGCAGACCCATGCCGTTTGAAGGCGACTCGCATTGCAACATGTACGTCCATTTTAAACCTGAAAAATGGTAACCAACCAGTTTCATCAATTCATATCGTGCTCATTCATATTAATCATTCAAATTAATATTCATGGTTTTTAGTTCAATGGTATATATATATATATATTACTGTCGGCGTTGCTGATATTGTTGCGATGGCTGCTGTTGCTGCTGTCCTTGCTGCGGTTGTTGCTGCTGCTGTTGTCCCTGTGACTGCATGATTTGCGCATTTCTCTCCTTTTCCAGCTTCTCAAGCGTCACGTCCGGCCCAATGCGCGCCTGTTTCTCCTCAATGGCAGGACACTCAATGGTTTGATTAAAATCAATGGTGGCGTAGTTGTATAGTTGGCGCAGGCCGCCGCTCCCCTTGGCCGACAGATCCTCGCTGCTTTGGTCCAAAAAACTGTAGTTGTCGGAGGTCACGCCAAACGAGCCCATGAACTCGCTGGAAGTGGAAAACGGCGACGGCTCTCCGTTGAATCCGGTAGCCACATTGTTCTGCTGCGCGTCCAGCGGTTTCAAATGGTTCGTAATTTGGTCGCCGTAAAGCACCGCGTGGTTCTGGTTCAGTAGTAGCAGCGCGGGCACCCGGTTCACGTGCGGTGGCAGAATGATTTGCTGCCCGTCTTCCAGCACGATGTACCATGCTCCGCTCTCGCCCTTCACGCGCGAGTCAATGCACATGTAATGAATCCCCTCCTTAATTTTGCTCTTGGCTAATCGCTGCAAGAGAGATTTAGACTTCTCGCAAAAATTGCTGTAATAAAGAATGCTACTCATGCTGGTATTTTAACATACATGCAGTTTAATATTATCATTATTTTAACTCATTTCATTCTCATTTAGTATTTTAGCATTTAAAGAATTGAAATTGCATTCATTTTAATTATAATATGTGCAAATAATATACATATTATTGTTGTTGTCTTGTTGCCATGAAGCTACAGGGCATTCGCAAGGACGTAAACGGCTGGATTTATCTCTCCGTGCATGGCGGTCCGCATCAGCGCGGGTTTGCGCACGGGCATCTGGTGGCCCACGAGCTGACCCAAATCATGGAGATGTTGGAGTTTTTCCTGTATGAGGAATACGGGCGCACGTTTGCCTTTTTCTGCGAGATGTCTGACGACTTTTTTCGCCCGCAGATTGAGGCGCATTTCCCGGAGTTTTACGAAGAGATGCGCGGCATTGCAGAAGGGTCAAAGCAGCCCCTGCAAAAAATAGTGTTTTGGAACTGCTTCGTCAGTTTTGACTACATGTTTTCCCATCTGTCGGACGTGCTGAACGAGCCGCACAATGCGCACCTGAAGTCCAAGCCCATATATGCCGATTTTGTAAATGAGAATGGTGCGAAAAAAGGCAGCGGCGGCCTGGAAGGCGGCGCAAAAGATCGGTGCAGCGCCTTCATTGCAGTGGGGGATTACACCACCGACGGCAAAATCGTGTGCGCGCACAACTCGTTTGACAACTACATAAACGGGCAGTATTCGTGCGTGATCATGGATCTGCGCCCGAGCAGCGGGCACCGCATCCTGATGCAGTCGTTCCCCGGCGGCATTCATTCTGGGACGGACGTGTTTGTCACGAGTCAGGGCCTGTTTGGAACGGAGACCACGATGGGCGGGTTTCACGCCTACGAAAATAACGACCCGGTGTGCTGCCGCATTCGGCGCGCCATGCAGTACGGCAATTCCATGGACGACTACGTGGCGATGCTGACCGAACGCAATTCGGGCGACTACGCGAACGCGTGGCTGTTTGGCGACACACGCACGAACGAAATCATGCGGCTGGAGCTGGGGTTAAAGTACGTGGACGTCAAGCGCACCAAGAACGGGTATTTTGTCGGGTTCAACGTGGCATTTGACGCGCGCATTCGGAACATAGAATCGTCCAACACGGGGTGGGACGACATTCGCCGCCATCAGGGGTCGCGCCGGGTGCGCCTGCATCAAATGATGGAGGAGCACAAGGGGCGCCTGGACGTGGAAACCGCCAAGCTGCTCATTGGCGACCACTACGACGTGTATTTGAACAAGATCAACCCGTGCTCGCGCACGACGTGCTCGCACTACGACCTGGACGCGCGCGAGTTCATGTCGCAGGCGGATCGCCCGAAACCGTTTCAGCCGCGCGGGGCGGTGGACGGCATGGCAATTGACACTGCCACGGCTCAGCGCATGCAGCTGTGGGGGCGCTGGGGCAGTTCGTGCGGCACGGGGTTTTACAAGGACGCGTTTTGCGACCGCAACATGATTTGGAACACGTACCGGCCGTATCTGCACGACCGCCCGCCGCAGCCGTGGACGCTGTTTGGGCTGAATAAATCATATCACGCCCATCCGGCGGCGCACAAGCACACGCGCAAACATCGCCACCATCCAGCTCTCCAAACCCGGAGGCACGTTGCATGAATTGCATAATAAGCGCCATTAAATGATTTAAACACTTGTGAACAAGTACAAGTATTTAATCCAAATAAAATGCAGACCGCGAATGAATTGATAAACGTAGTGAAATGTATGTGCGAGAAATACGCGGAAGACGAGTTCATGCTGGGGAAGCTGACCGCGCACATTGCGCAACTTCCTGCGGTAATGGATGCAGTGAATCAGGCGCGCGATGACAAGGAGCAGCGCAAAAAAACGCTGCTGACCGCTTCGGACGAATTCATTGAGCAGTTTTTGAACGAGTCGCCGCAGTACTATTACAACCCCAATGTGGAGCTGTTTTTCGTTTATAATCCCGATGCCGACTGCAATTACAGCGTCATCAACGAGGACGACATTCTGCACCCCATCCTAACGAAAATCAGCGGTAATCGGGAGCTCATGCCGTGGAAATACAAGATCAAGAATCAAGTGCTGCGCCGCATCAAGGACCGCGATTTGCTGTCATCCATTCCGGAATCGCAGACCATCCAGCGCACACTGAACATGCTTTGCCCCATGCTGTTTCGGACGCGTGACTGTGCTAAATATTTTCTCACGGTGATCGGCGACGTGATTTTGAAGAAGACAGTTTTGACAAGCGATGTCATGGGAGTGGAACCCATTTACATTGCTGCGCCCAAGGCGCGCCAGTTTATAAAGGGGCTTAGCCAGGAATGCGTGACACTGTTTGGCACGTCGTTGCTGTCCGCATTCAAATTCAAATTTTACGAGTATGCCTTCAGCGATTGTCGGCTGATGGACATGAACGATGTGGACGTGGATGCCTTTTCGGCGCCGTTCAAGCACCGACTGATTGACATCTTTTGCGTGGCGGCACACTATTCGCAGCGCTATGAAACCGCTGAGGCGTTTTTGAATAAGCAGTGCAAGGACACGGACGCGGCCACGCATCATCGGGTGCTGTATTTAAAGCACTATCCAGAAGACGAGCTCATTGCCAAATTCGTGGCGACGTGTGAGCCATCGCCGCAAAGCAACATGAACATTTCGTGGAAAAACATGATGTATTTGTGGAAGGTCTTTATTGATGAAGAGAGAATTCCGAACGTGTTTTTTGCGCAAGCGCTGAAGTCGCGACTTATACGGCAGTTGCCCGGTTATTCAGAAACGACGGATTCGTTTTTGCAGCTCACGAGCAAGCACTTGCCGCTGGTGGCGCGGTTCAAGGATTTTTGGACGCAGACAATTGCAGTGAATCCAAATGACGAAGACGAGCTGGAAATTGATGAATTCACGGCACTGTTCAAGCAGCACCACTACCATCAACTGCAGCAAGTGGCGCAGCCGTCGCCGCAACTGCAGAGCCACAATCACACGGATGCCGCTTTTTTGGGACTGATTCGGCACTTTTATTCGGATGTGGTCATTGAAAATGACAAGTATTTGATGCATGTGAGTTGCACGCTGTGGGACAAACGGGGTGATGTGCTGGCTGCCATGCACGAACATTCGGCCATGACAACCGCGCAGCCGACATCTTATAAAGCATATGAATTCTACTGCCAGCAACAGCGATTAAAATGCAAGAACAATTCCGGAACCCATCATTTGATTGTGAGCAAAAAGTATTTTGAAAAAATATACAACGAGAATAAATTTTAGAGATATAATATAAGTGGTTATATATATAATATAGGTTGATTTGATTTGAGCAAATGTCTTCCTTATCTGACCCTGAAGAAGTCAATGCTTTAGATGCTGGTTTTCCTGCTAGTCCAACCGTAGTTGTTAGTCCGACTGCCGCTTCTGATGCCGCTTCTGATGCCGCTTCTGATGCCGCTTCTGATGCCGCGTCTGATGCCGCTTCTGATGCCGCGTCTGATGCCATTTCCGGCGAGGTTTCCAGTGCTAATTCATCAAGCGATGCTTCTGCTTCTGGTTCTAGTATTAGTGATGATTTATCTAGTATCGGTGATGACATTTTTAGTAGTTCAGACGCGGTTACTCCCGAAGCGCCTGCTTCTAGTCCCGTGGCCGATGTTGCTCCCGAAGCGCCTGCTTCTAGTCCCGTTAGCCCGACTAAATCGGTTGATTCCGATCTTGAACAAATGACTACCACATTATTGGCCTTAAATCTGAATCTGTCCAAACCAGGTGTCAGAGAAGCGGTTGAAAAGGGGTTGCGAGCATGGAATTCAATTCCAAACGTGTGTCAACCCATGGTTGATGCCATTACTGCAATGAATACGCACCCTGATTCTATTAAATTGCATTTTAATCCTGAAATTGGACTATTGTCTGACTTTGTTCAGCATTGCAAATTGTTAATATCTGTAAATGGATTGCAACCGGATGCCAGTGAAGCCATCGTTGCTGGAGTAGAAAAAACATTTGAAGATTTTATTAAACAGGCACGAATGAATGATGAAACCGGCGAAGTGTTTCGTTTGACGGTGGACAAGGCCGCATTCATTAAAAAATTAGGGACCCAAATTTCTCTCGTTCTAAGGATTGGAGAAGTGTTTAATGTGCCGGTATTCACGGCATATGTCATGCGCGACGTGTTCAATAATGCAATGCTGGATTCGGATGAATCGGATGAAAAGGTCGGGGTTGAGTTTATGTACAATGCAAAACGGATTGCAAATTACAGTCGGCTGGACGTGTTGCTGGAATTGCTGCTGCATGCGGCCACCCCCGATCCTTATGACGCCGTAAACGTGCTCATTGCCCGCGGCATAAATGCCCTGATTGTTTCAAAATTTGCGCAACAATCTCCAACTCCAAATGAGGTCATTCAAACCGAGTGCGACAAGTTTATTGCATTGACCGCGAACGAGACGGTGATCCCCATGATCGTAAAATCCGTGCTCATTGCAATTATTCAGAATCCCGACATTAAAACAGATGATGGCAAACAGTTTTCGGACATGTTTCCAAGCGGACAGTACGTCAAATACTTGGGAGAGGTCGCATATCAGTCGGTTGAAGGCCAGGGTCCAATTATGATAGACAACGAAAAAAGGGGATCAAGCAAAGCAGCACCCGGCGAAGCACCGGATGAAGCACCCGGCGAAGCACCAGGATCGGATGTCAATGCACGGCCTGTATTGGCCAGAGAAGTTACAGAACATCCGCTAACGCGAACCGACATTATTGTTGCTGCTCTCACGGCGATAAACACCGCAATGGGCTCCGATGCAAACATTGTAGCGGCCGGGGGTGCAGCGGTGTCTTATTACATCTATGACTTTGTGAGGGACCTAAACGCTGGCGCATTTAACTCATTCATTGCAGAGTCGGGCTTGGACGTGGAAGCCCTGAAACAGGGGTGCGACAACATTCCAATGAACGACATTGACTGTTTTGTTTTTGGCGAAGTGTCGCGCCAATTTTTATTGATGTTTTCTCTCTACATGATGATTCTATATGACAATTTTTACGAACGCCCCAAACGTTATGGCGTGAAATCGGTAATGGCCGATCAAGTCACCAGCCTTCAGTTCAATCTTTCAACATCACCGGATAATGTCAAGATGTTCATGTACGGCAATCAGAACAAGGATGCAAATACTAAACTCATCAGCAAGAAATTAAAAAAAAATCCAAAGGTGCAACTTGTCACACAAGAAATAATGGTTTTCTCTCAACTTGTGAATCCGTTATGTGGTTCATCTTCTGACAATAAATGTGAAGTGGACGGTTACTACATGCAGCCGATTGATTTGGTTAAAAAAGAGAGCGAAGATTTTGTTGTTTTGTATGAGTCTCTCTACTCCGACGGCGAGCATAAGCCTGACTTGAAAGCCCTACTGGAATCCCAATATTCAAAAGGTGCGGACAACATGGTTTCCCTAAAAACCACAATGCTTGACCTCGTTTGCATTTTTTGCAACGAAGACAAGGCGTTGTTTATTCGCATTTTCATGGCACGCAAAAACCCGAAAGATTTTGCCCGTTTACGCGCGTTCATTGAAATTTATTTGCTGCAGCTGCTGCGATTCAAGTCAACCGATGAAACATTTTTGCAACACAAGGACGCGTTGATCGGCGAAATTGCCCAGCTACGAAGCATGATGACTCAGTTGAATGATAACTATTTTTTGAAACAGGGCAACATTGCAGCGGCACACGATGCGACTGCTGTGACAGTGAAAGGTGCCCGAGATAAATTTTTGGTGCTTCTGCGCAGCATTGGGCGCAAACTAGTGCTCATTCCCGATCCATTGGATAATCGCATTCCTGCAACATTTCAAACAGAAACTGGAATGAACACAATTCAGTTTTTCGGTTCAAATCCCCAAATTAAATATAAATTTGACACGAGCCAACACATGAAACAGTTTTATGAAATTTATAAGCGATTTCCAGTGGATCCGGATCCGGAAACGGCAATGCCAGATGAGCAAGCACGGACCGCTTATGGCGGTTGGTTGAATGATGTGTTTGCCCAGATTCGTTTCCCGCCCGAATCGGAAGCATTCTTCCGAGAGATATTGGGGAAAATTCTGGATAAAACACCGGAAATTGAATTCAGGGATATGCCAGTCATAAAACCAATCATGCTTGAGGTGTTGCATAGGTTGGAACAAATTGATGCCAACGGCTCAAATATGAAGTCTTTAAAAAAACCATTGTTGTATAATTTACTAACTCCAATTCGGGAGGCCAAAGTGAGTGGTAGTTCTGCACAATATATCGGAAATGAATTTGATTTCATGGATTCAATTGATAAACCAGTTGTATTCAAAATACTTGTTGAACAATTATTAAAATCAGAAAGAAAACCAGATTTGGATTTATCTGAAGTCAATGAATTTTCTAAAGAAGTAAATACACAAATTGGGCGGATTTTATTGGAGTTGAATTCAAATCCCATTTTTAAAAGTGTGAACACAGGATGGAAGGGTGGGTCAACCAGAAAGCGCAAACGAGTCGGCAGGTTGAATGCAAAGACGCGATCAGGAGGAACGCGATCAAGAAACCGTAATACACGCCGGAAAATCAAAGCAAATAACCTTAAGTGCAAACGCAGTCGCAGAGCATGAATGCAATCATGTAATAAATGAAATGTAATAAATGAAATGTAATAAATGAAATGCAATAAATGAATTGATCATGTATTCAATGGATTCAATTCATTTTTAATAATTATAAATGCCTTAATGCTTCCTGTGCTTGCGGCTTTTGGTTTTCTTAAGATCGGAGATGCGAACGGCACCGAACTTGCCCTTCTTGGCGGTCCAGCCGTGTTTCGCTAAACGTTTCTCGCGTTTAGCGGTGGCGTGCTTCTTGGCGCTCACAATTCGGCCATACTTGTTCATCAGTATTTTATCCTTGGTGAGACCGGGGGTGCCGTCGGTCTTGTAAGCGGTGCCGTGAAACACCTGGGCGCGAGAGCCGCGAATGAATTCGTATTTTTTGCCGAGGATGTGATAAAAGCCGTCGGCAGAACGCGTATGATTTCTTCCCATTGAATTTGATTGTGTGTATTATAGTTTAACGAAAGAAAAAAAAAGAAAGCATGAGAAAAAATTATGAATGAATGAATGGATCAAGATCAATTGAATTGATTCCGAATGGGTTGGCCGTATCCCGCCGGTGCACCTGTCCAACTTTTATACACATTTGTCGGACGATTCGCCTGAGTGAAACAATCGTTGCGTTGGGCTGTAGCAGTATTAATAATTATGCTAAACACTTTGAAGTTGACCACAATGGGAATAACTTCGCCGCCACTGCCCGTTTCCACCAACTTTTTATTTATCGGCGGATGACAGCGACATTTCTTAAGAAAATAATAATTGTATCCGGACATTTGTATTGTATTTAATTGCGCTTAGTGTATTGCATTATTAAATATAAATAATTTATTTATTTGCAAACATGTTTTAATATTTGATATATTTATAAATCAAATCAAATACTTATTGCAATATGGAATACAGTTACGAGAATTTAGGGAATCCCGCCTATTTGGAATACCTATTGCACCGTTATAACTCAAATCTGGGCAATCAATATTACACTTTATGCCAACAAGACATTGATGTTTTGGAACCCAGAGTCGTACGCCAACTGCATCTAAGGGTAGGTTCAAACATTTCTGTTCTACCTTATTCCCCGAGCATGCAAGTTGCCCTATTGGAACTTATAAGACATGCCGCCGATGATAGACCACACCACGGCGAGGTTTCTGTAAGTGTGGGTCACAACCCCGATGAGATAAATGAGGATGACATAGAGGCATTGCGGGAGATGGTGGATGGTCCTGCTGCTGTTAGTCCTGTTGCTGCTGATGATGGTGGTGCTGCTGCAGCAGCTCAAGAGCGGCAGAGGGAGCAGCTGCGGCAGTTTCGTCTCCAATTTATGGATCCGGATGATGATGATGATGATAATGGTGGTGGTGGTGCTGCTGCTGTTGTTAGGCGTCATTTTGACCCTCATGAACACGATGTTGCTTCTGACGAGGATGATGATTGGGGTGGTGGTCTTCACCTCCAACGGCGATTTCCTGAGGCTCCTGCTAGTGCTGGTGTTGGTGCCGCTGCTGTTGCTGATGATGTTTTGCTGCCTGCACATGTTGCAAGGGCGGCAATTCAACACGCAACTGGTGAATGCCCACTTTCAGTTGATGCATTAGCAGATTTGCCTATTGGTGAGAAGGTCGTAACAAATTGCGGACATGTGTTCAGTAAGGAATGGCTTGAGCATTGTGTGAGAGACGGTAAAACAAAATGCCCTCTATGCAAAAAAGATTTTGTGATAAATCCACTCCACAGATCAGAGGTTACAGGACGACCAACATCTGTTCCCAAACATCTAAAAGAATCGACCATAGCTAGAGCTATCGCTAAAGGGAGAATCACTCCTGCAGCAGCAGGTGGTACCACATATATGTGCGACCAGTGTGGTTATATAACCAATGCAATTCCTAATCCGAATCAATGTCCGAGATGCCAAAAATACAATGCATTCGGTGGTTCGCGAAAATGCAAACGCAACAAGAAAAACAGCCGTAGAAAATCAAAAAGGTCAATCAAACGAAACAAACCAATCAAACGAAACAAAACAATCAAACGACGATGAAAAATAATTCAGAGAGAATAATAATTGTATCCGGACATTGAATTTTATTTTATTATATATTAATACATATATACATAAATAATTTCAAAACAAGAATGACAGAACCCGATGAACATTACTACGACGGGCAGGAAGTCGACTTCCCACCGTTTGTGCAGTTGCCGCTAATTCACTCTCCCAGAGCACCAGCATCAGCACCAGCACGCGCACCAGTCGCATTTTATAATCAAGACATCCATGATTTGGGTCATGCAGCCAATGATATGGATTTGGATTGGGATCCAAACGATCCCGCGTATAGGGCACTTCATGATGAAATACACGCAGCAGACCAAGCGGCAGTTGCGGCAGGTGATGCAGCAGCTGGGGTAGTGCCCCCTCATAACTTTCGTCCTAGACGTCATTCACGCTATCAACGTAGCGTGAATCAACCTACGCCAACACGCCAATCAGAAACACAATGGTCTCGCTTAACTAGACGAGAACAAATCGCAATTAGAGGATTTTTGCGACAAATTCCTTGTGATGTGACGCATGCATCGGAACTTGGAATGATGCGATTGATCAATCGGTTTAGAAGTCGTCGTTCAGGGGGCGCAAAGAAGAGGAGCAAAACACACAAGAGGAGGAAGCATTAAATTAAAAAATTGAATTTACTTAAAGCGAATAAATGAATGTTATGCATCCCTTTATTTTACAAAGACAATGACTACAAGCAATGATTTATCCAGCAAGTATCAGAAAATGACGGACTTGGAGCACATTCTCAAGAAGCCCGACACCTACATTGGCTCTATTCAGCCGACCGAATGCACCGAATACACGACCGTAAGTCCTGGAGGAGCGGAGACAAGCATCGGTCTGGCGACTTTCACGCACGTCCCTGCGCTCTACAAGTTGGTGGACGAAGGTTTAGTGAATATGCGCGACCACGTGATTCGTCAGGCGCAGGCAATCAAGGACGGCAAGCCCGATGCGCTCCCCGTGACGTCCATTGAAGTGGAAGTGGACGCCGCAACTGGCACCATCACGATGACCAACGACGGCAACGGCATTGACATCGCTCAGCACCCCGAGCACAAGATGTGGATTCCCGAGATGATTTTCGGGCACCTGCGCACTTCCACCAATTACGCCGAAGACAAGAAGGAGAAAATCGTCGGCGGGAAGAACGGGTTCGGATTCAAGCTCGTGTTGGTGTGGTCCACATGGGGCTCCGTGGAAACCGTGGACCATGTGCGCGGTCTGAAGTATACCCAAGAATTCAAGAACAATCTGACCGAAATTTGCGCGCCAAAAATCACAAAATGCACTGCTAAGAAGCCTTACACACGCATCTCGTTCCGCCCCGATTACGCGCGCCTGGGCATTGCAGGACTGACTCCGGACATGACGGCGCTCTTCACAAAACGTGTCTACGACATTGCCGCCGTGACGGACCGCAGCATTCGCGTGAAGTATAACGGCGCCGTCGTGCCCGTCAAGGATTTCAAACAATACATCGGCCTCTACATTCGCCCCGAAGTCAAGCGCGTGTATGAGGCGCCGAACGAGCGCTGGGAATACGCCGTGTGTCTGACGAACACCGACGAGTTCGCGCACGTGTCGTTTGTGAACGGCATTTGCACATCCAAGGGCGGCAAGCATGTGGAATACGTCATGGGCCAGCTGTTGCGCAAGCTGGCGGCTTATATCAAGCTCAAGAAGAAGGTGGACGTGAAGCCGGCGACGATCAAAGAGCAGCTGACACTGTTTCTGAGGTGCGATGTGGAGAATCCCGCGTTTTCCAGCCAGACGAAGGACGAGCTGACGACAACGAGCGCGAACTTCGGGTCGGCCTGCACTGTCAGCGACGAGTTCGTGGAGAAGGTGGCAAAGATGGGCGTCATGGATGCGGCCTGCGCTCTGACCGAGGTAAAAGAAGCGAAGGCGGCGAAGAAGACGGACGGCGCAAAGACGCGCACCATTCGCGGCATTCCGAAATTGATTGACGCGAATTTCGCGGGAACGGACAAATCGGGGCAGTGCACCATCATCTTTTGCGAGGGAGATTCGGCCAAGGCGGGCATTGTGTCCGGTCTGAGCAAGGAGGACCGCAACACCATTGGCGTGTATCCGGTAAAGGGCAAGTTCATGAACGTGCGCGGCGAGGCGGTGAAGCGCATTGCGGAAAACACGGAAATCGCGGAAATCAAGCGCATCCTGGGTCTGGAGAACGGGCGCGAATACACCGCCGAAGATGTGGCCAAGCGGCTGCGATACGGCAAGGTGCTGTTCATGACGGACCAGGATTTGGACGGGTCACACATCAAGGGTCTCGGCATCAACCTGTTTCAGAGCGAGTGGCCCACCCTAACACACATCCCCGGGTTCATCGGGTTCATGAACACGCCGATTCTGAAGGCGCGCAAGGGGGCGCAGGAACGCGTGTTTTACAACGAGGGCGAGTTTGAGACGTGGAAAAGCGGAGCGACTGCAAGCGGAGCGACTGCAACAGCTGGCATAAGCGCAGGTGCTTCACCAATAGATGTGTCCACCTGGAATATCAAATATTACAAGGGTCTGGGAACCAGCACGGGGCGCGAGTTCAAGGAGTATTTTGAGCACAAGAAGATCGTGGATTTTGCGCACACTGGCGAACAGAGCGACGACGCGATTGACCTCGTGTTCAACAAGAAGCGCGCCGATGATCGCAAGGAGTGGCTTTCTACATACAATCGCGCCGATCATCTGGACACCAGCCACAAGCACGTATCTTACGAGGACTTCATGACGCGCGAGATGAAGCACTTTTCGGTCTACGACAACCAGCGCTCCATTGCAAACGGCATGGACGGCCTGAAAATCTCGCTGCGCAAAATCATGTTTGCCGCGTTCAAGAAGGGCGGACTCAAGACGGAAATCAAGGTGGCGCAGTTCAGCGGCTACGTGTCGGAGCACTCGGGCTACCATCACGGCGAGGCGAGTCTGAATGGAGCCATTGTCGGCATGGCGCAGAACTTCGTCGGCAGCAACAACATCAACCTGTTTGAACCCAATGGTCAATTTGGCACCAGGCTTCAGGGAGGAAAAGATTCTGCGAGTGAAAGGTACATCTTCACGCAGCTCAATGCAATCACTCGCCTGATTTACCGCGCGGAAGACGACGCTGTCCTGGAGTATCTGGACGACGATGGCCAGCTGGTGGAGCCCACATTTTACGCACCGATTGTGCCCATGATTCTGATCAATGGCACGAAAGGTATTGGCACGGGGTTCAGCACGGACATCATGTGCCACAATCCGATGCAAGTGATTGACTACGTCCAAAATATGCTGCTGAAAAAGCCGGAGGCAGAATGGGGCGCAATTGAGCCGTATTACCGCGGGTTCAAGGGATCAATCACCGCACTTCCTTTGGGAAAATTCCTGATTCGCGGGCTTTACAGCGTGGATGCTGCGAAGAAGCAGGTGCGCGTGACTGAACTCCCGGTTGGATTCTGGACGGAGGATTTCAAGAAGCACTTGGAGTCATTGATTGAGACCAACGCAGTTAAAGACTATGTGGACATGAGCACGGACACGGTCGTGGATTTCACGGTTACGCTGCCGGCGACGGCATCGGTGGATGCAGCTGCGATTGAAAAGTTGCTAAAGCTGTGCAGCACGGAATCCACGAGCAACATGCACCTCTTTGACAGTCAGGACCAGCTGAAGAAGTACGGCAACGTGTATGACATTGTGCGGGAATATTATGCGACGCGCCTAACCCTGTATGGGAAGCGCAAGACGCACCAGCTGGCGGCCATGGCGGCGGACCTTCGCGTTCTAAGCAATAAGGCGCGCTACATTCAGGAATTACTGGATGGCAGCATTGACCTGAGGCGAAAGCGCGGCGACGAGCTGGTGGCCATGCTGCAGTCCAAGGGCTATGATGCGCTCAAATCAGACACAAGTGCCCCCGATTACAAGTATCTGCTGAAGCTGCCGATGGACAGCGTGAGCGAGGAGAACGTGCACAAACTGCTGAAAGAAAAGGGGCAGAAGGAATTACAGCATTCTACATTACAATGCACCAGCATTGAGCAGTTGTGGCTGGCCGATTTGGCGGAGCTGCGCGCCGAATACGTGAAGCAGGAAGATCAACGAGTGTCTTCTATGAGCACGGGTTCTGCTTCAACTGCGGCAAGTGCAAAGAAAGTCTTCAAGGCTAAAAAGACAGCATGATTGTGATGGGATGAGCAAATGCCGGATGCGCCGAGCGAGACACACAATAAAAATATTTTTATTTGTTTTGATTTTCTCTCTTTTCTGATATTCAAGGAATGATTTAAAGAACCAATGTGCAGGAGTCATCGTGTTTGATGGCAACGCAGGCCCGAATGAGTGAAGCGATTTCGCGTTCGGCGCACGAACACGTATTTGACGCGATGGTTTCTTGAACGCGTGCGGCGAGTTCCACACCGAGGCAGCCGGCATTGCGGTCAATGCATTGGCTCATATGCGCCAGCAGTTTTTTCCATTTTGTGAGCCAGAGGGTGCCGGTCTTGCTGCGGTAATGGCGAAACGCGACCACACAGATGATGCCGAAAATTCCGCAATATCCAGGATTATAAGTATTTGTGCCGTAGTTGATGTTGTATTCTGGAGAGATGGAGGTGTAAGCTTTGGTGACATTCACGGGTTTAGTGCCATGGCCATGGTCGTTCAAGATGCGGATGCCGCAGAATTTGTTGCGTCCGTTGGATTCAAATATCGCAAGGTGGTGTGGATTAGACCGAATGGCGCGGCTCTTGATGAGCACGAGAGAGTGTGCATTACCCCCTCGGTGTTGCATGTTGATGATGCGGAAACTTTCGTATGGCATGGCGTCGGCCTTGCCTTTAAGCCTGCGACCTTTTGAAATGAAATAGGAGAGGGGCAGCGTGACAACTTCAGCGTGCGTGCTGTCAATGACAACATCATTGAATTGCCCAAACGGCTCGGATGATGTCAAATATCTCTCAAACTCATCATTGCGACCTGCTGATTTGTGGAAGAGGGCGGCACGGGACAACATTTGCACTGGATTGGATTGGGCTTGATTGGATTGCTGTAATGTTGCATTAAATGGAGCAAAGTAATTCAATTTTTATTTTTTATTTTTTATTATTTTTATTCGCAATATATATAAAATAAAAATAAAATGAAACCGTTGCATCGTTTAATGGTGGTGGCGTTGAAGGATGCGTTGATTGTGGTTTCCGCGTTCACGCTGTATGAAATGATTGCAGAATTAAAAGAACAATGGCACGCAAAATATCCCGATAGCGTGGATTTGCACGTGCATTACGGGCGATTGCTTCATTTGACGAGCATTTTTGTGGCTGATCTTGCAATTGGATGCATAATCTATTATATATTCCATGTTATAGGCTGAAACGACTGCGTTCCCTGATAAGGAGGGGTTCGGGGAACTACGTTCCCCGATTAGAACCACGGCTGCAGTTCCAGCGTCTTATCGTTTTCGGCCGAATAAATGGGGCGGTCAATCGGCTTGTACATGGTGCTGGCATCGCGCTTGTATTGAATGTAAGACCGCGCTTCGTTGTAGAGTTTCGGCACAAACATGTCCACGACCACTTTATTGAGCGCGGCGATTTGGCCGGAAATGTTGGTTGCTAAATTCATGGCGCTCTGCAGGAACACACTGCGCATGATCATTTTCAGATTGTCGCAATCTTGGGGGCCGATCAGATATGCACCCTTGGACATGGCGTAGACGCCGTTGCGCAGCCCGTTTTGCACGATCTCCATGTTGCCCGTGCTGAAAAAGGCGTCGCTGAGGGCTGTATTCTCCCAGTTGCCGGTCATGGCATCGCGAAACGACGAGCACGCGCTAGAATTCGGGATTTTATCATACATGGCGAACTGCTGCTCAACCGTTGGGCCTAAAATATCAATGCGGCCGTTGGGCTTGACATGTTTTTTTGTATTTGCATTTACATTTGTTGCATTTGCGGAGGGCTTGGATGAGTATGCTGACCCGTGTATTTGTTGGTGCTGCATGAATTATGTATGTATGATGTATGGTATGTTATGTATGTAAGTTATTGAATTATATACATATAATTATTTTATTTGTTAATCTTATTATTTTTAGATGGGTTTAGGCGGGCATGTTGGCACTCCTTGAGTTCCTCCCGGGATGCCGTTGTATTCGCATGGACTGAACGGCTGACCCGAATTCGGGGTGCATTGGGTTTTGTCCGCATTGTATGTCCAATAATCCGGGCATTTGGGTGTTTCAGGAGGCCACGTGATGTTGCTGGACTGTTTGTAAAGCGCATACCCTATGAAAATCATTGCCGCAATGAGCATGACGATTGCAATAATCAGTACAATGCGCTGAAAGTTGAGTCCTGACGACGTAGAACCTTGATTTGGATCCATGTTTAGAAATAAATATACAATACATTTTTATTTTATATTTTTAGTTGCATGCATTATAGATTCCATGCATTATAGATTCCATGCATTATAGATTCCATGTAATTAAATATTAAACACAATTATGATTCAACACATAACAATAACCCTGGACCACTTTGCTTAAGTTAATGAAACCGATGAAACCCAAATCCACAAAATATAAAATTGGAACAATGCCAGAGCCAAACCCAGTTGTGGCAGCAGCAACAGCAACAGCAGCAGCAACCGCAACATCAACCGCAACAGCGCCAACTGTCATCAATTACAATGAAGTGCTGGGTCGTGAATCCATCGTGAACGACATTGCAGCCGCGCTGGATGCATTTCAGAGCAAAAAAAGCGATTTGATGATAAAACGTGGCATTTACATTTACGGAAACCCCGGTGTGGGAAAAACCGAATTTATTGTGAATCTGCTTAAAACCCTGAACTATGACATGGTGAAATATGACGCGGGCGACATACGCAACAAGTCCATTATTGACCTCATAACCAATCACAATATGAGCGAGCACAGTGTGCTTTCCATGTTTCAGAAAAAACCGAAACGAATTGCCATTGTAATGGACGAAATTGACGGCATGAACAACGGCGACAAGGGCGGCATTAACGCGCTGATTAAACTCATGCGCCCCAAAAAGACGAAGAAGCAGCGATTGGAAGACGTGACCATGAATCCGATCATATGCATTGGGAACTATCACATGGACAAAAAGATCCGCGAATTGATGAAAGTGTGCGTGACGTTTGAAATTAAAACACCCACACTGGATCAGGTTGGCGTCATATTGAAATCAGTGCTGCATTCGTGCAACCCAACCCTGCATAAAAATGTGGCGCGTTTCATACAAGGCGACCTTCGCAAAATTGCAACCATTGGCAGCATATTCAATAACAATTGCGCCAATGACAATTCGGATAACTACAACAGCGCTCTCATTCAAACCATTTTTCAGCCGAAAACCAACAATGAGGACAGCAAAACCATTGTTAAAAAGCTCATGAACGCGCCGTGCAAATTGACGGAGCATTCCGCGCTCATGAATGAAACGGATCGCACTATTGTGGGCCTGTTGTGGCACGAAAATATAGTAGACGTGCTGGCAAAACAGCCGCATCAAATGGAAGCCTTTCGTTTTTACAAGGAAGCGCTGGATAACATCTGCCTGGCGGACTACATTGACCGCATCACATTTCAAAAACAAATCTGGCAGTTCAATGAAATGAGCTCTCTCATTAAAACCTTCTACAATAATAAATTGTATCATGAACAGTTTGCAACGCGCCCTAAATTCAACCCGGCGGAAGTGCGATTCACAAAAGTGCTGACCAAATACAGCACTGAATACAACAACACGCTGTTCATTCAGATGATGTGCCAAAAATTCGGAATGGATAAGAAAGATTTGTTTGCATTTTTCATGAATATATTTGCATTGAAAAATGGCACCGGCAATGATGCTCGTATGGATGGCATCATTGAAGAATTTGAAATTACAAAACTGGACATTCAGCGCATGCAGCGCTATTTGGACAAATGCACGTATCCCAGCGAAGTTTTGCCGGATGATGTGGGTGATGAAGACGGATTGCTGGCGTAAATGCGAATGGAATGGACCAACTGAACTAAATTAAATTGCAAGCATGATCAAGCAATGCGCTTTGACGCTCAATTGTCTCCAAATGCGCAGAAATGACTTCGTCCCGGTCCTTGATGGTGGCCAGTAGTTCCGAATTTTCGCGGATCCTTTTATTGCACATTTCCCGCATTTTTTCCAGCTTTTCGGCCTGGGTTTGCACCGTTTGTATCAAGGTTTCCACTGTCATATTGCGTGGTTCTGCATTCGGCGCCTTGAATGTTATGACCGTCCTTAAAATGGCATCCTGCTGCTGCTGTTGGAACACTAGAAGCTGCTGTTGCTGCGGTTGTTGCTGTTGCTGCTGTTGACGCTGTTGTTGTTGCATTTTTTCATTGATTTGTTGCAGCACGTCGGGTTTCATTGAGGGATGCCCCGGTTCATAAGTCTGCAGCGCCTCATCTATGTCTTCCATGTAAAACCGAAGTAGCGCTGGCTCTTTTATGAAATCCGACACCGTTTTTGCGCTGACCCGCATGTTTGGATCGCGGCCCATGTTTTTAAGCAGCATGCGCTTGTCAAACGTGTTGTGCTCATGCGAAAACACGAGAATGACTTTCATGGGATCCAGCTGCGCCATGGGAACAGTGTATCCGCGCAAGAATGCGCGCTCTTCGGCCAAGCATGCATCTTCATCGTATGCAAGTTTCATGCTAGACAGTATGTTTTTCCAAAAGGCAAATGTGGCAGCGGTGGCGTGATTCGGCCCGTAGGGTCCAAACTGTACCATTTGGCCTTCACTGCCACCAAAGCCCTTAAAATGAATGTACATTTCGCTGCTGCCTGCCAGTTTAATGCCCGTTTTTCGTTTTCGGTGGTCCAACAGTGTGGTCACCGCGTGCGACACGCGCTCGGGCGGGTAGTAGTCGTCGTCGTCCATGTAAACAATGATTTCACCCTGCGCCTTTTCGTGCATCAAGTTGCGTTTCTTTCCGAGAGAAATTTTATCGGCAAGTTTGAAATACCGCACACAGGGATGCTGCGACACGAGGTCTTCAATTGGGTCAGTTCCATCATCCACGATGATCCACTCCATGCGGTCGCGAGGATACGTTTGATGGTCAAAACACTGCAGCATGGCGGCAATAAACGGGCGACGGTTGAACGTGGGAGTGCACACGCTGACCATTGGTAGTGAAACCAATGGGTTGTCTAGGGGTTTTTTTTGCATTTTAACTTATTGTTATAATGCAACATAACATGGGTTTATTATGTTTTGTTTAATTTTGATTTATTCATCATTTTGTGATACCGGCATGTATCCATTGGGATTGGCACTTGCACCAGCAGCAGCACTTGCACCAGCAGCAGCACTTGCACTCGTAGTCGCGCTGCCAGATTTTTTTGAAGATCCTGTCATATAGTGTGATACCAGGCCAACGATAAACACGACGACCGCCAGGGCTCCAGCGGTTGTCGCTGGCAGTTGAATTGCCGCAACAATGAGTGCGACAATGACAAACACGACAATCAAATACGACATCCGCTTGGAGAATTCGTCGCCAACGTCATTTGGATTGCTCATGAATCGTTTAAAGAAAAACAGATAGATCAAATAAATGAATTCATAAAAGATGGGAAAAACTGAAACCAGGCCAAACACAAAGGTCAAGAATGCGGAAAGACAAAATAGCAAAAATTTGGTTAATCCGTCTCCCTTTACGGACCTGAATGCAACCAAACCTGCAAACCATCCAGGAATCCACATTAGAAACACGGCGCCCAACATGACTAGCATTGAAAGTTGTGTCCATGCTCCAAAAAGCATCCATCGAATGAAAGAAAGAATGCCGGTGTCTGGTATTTCAGTGGGTCCAATGAATTTATTTTTTGAAAAATCAAAATAGTTATGCAATATCCATCCGCCTAAATGATAAGATGTTTCCTGCGTGTTTTGCCACCACCAATTGAATTTTGGCACTGTATCTGATGATTCCACTGCAGTGGTGTTGCATTTTAAAAACCGATTGCCATATGGGTTTTCACCAGTTTTTTGAATGATGCCTTTTAATATTTCATCATCTGGATAATCCTTGTCCGTGTCAATTAACCGAGCGTTCAAATAATTGCACGTAGTTGTGTAGCAAAATAAAAAGAATGCAGCTAATATTTGCAACATTGTCATCAGGTAATTGTATGCGTCGGTAGGCGAACATTGAGCTTGATCATTTGTAGTTGCAGTTGCTGCACCAGTGCCTTTGGCATGTTTTATGTGTTTAAGATTCATTGTGTGGATGGGTTGATATATAAAAAACCAAGTATTATAATACTAAATTATTATAATATTCAATAAATCGCACTGTTTCCACAATCCAACTTGCTAAAGTTAAAATTATCTCGCATACATGAGTGCGCAGTTGCCGCCAATGAATGTGAGCACATTGTATCTCTCTTCCAGCACTGTTAGATCGTAGTTGTATTCGTAGATGCGCCACTGCGGCTTGTTCACTCCAATGGGGACATGCGTTTCGGTATCGCATATCGTGTAAAACTGAGCGCGTGGGTCCAGCGGCGGCACATACGTGGTGAATTCCAGTTCAATGGTGGAGAATTTGCTCATGTTGATGGCGCCGCTGGGCTGGTAGGTGGCGAGATTCGCGTCCATTCCGAAGTTGTAGATATAGAGTCCGAACGGCGCGGAACCCGTGGTTCGGATGAATTTTTCCACATAGTTGTAAACGCCCGATTCCAGCGTGTTTTCGCGGTAAGAACCGTTCAGCAGAATGCCGAGCTGCTGCAGAATCTCGCGCTGGTTCTCCACATTGTAGTCCTTCGTCACAAAAAGTTTAGATGGCACCTGCGCCACACTAGGGCTTGGCTCAAATCCTGGACCAATGTATTCCGTGCTGCTACATGGGTTTAGAATTCCAGTTTCGGCATTTATAACTAATTTAGATGCCTCCATGACATCGTCCGGAATCACGTTCACATATTTCCAGTTCGTGTAATTGCTCCACTGGTTGCGCAGGTTGATGTCGCTGCGCTGAAAGATGAACATCCATGTCGCCACCATGCCCATCGTGTTCTGCAGCTCCACGCGGTGGCTGCCCGTGATGTTCTTGAAATCCCACTCATATGCTTCCTTAAGCAGGTACTTCTGCTCCTGGGACGCAAACACGCGCGACTCCTCGGCCGACAGAAAGCAATATGTGGACAGCAGGTGCACGTCAGCGTTCCAGTCCGTCCGCTTGTCATCATAAGCTTCTGATGTGGCAATGTCGGGATGCGGGGGCGGCTGCAAGAACCGATAAAACTGGTACTCCTGCTCGTTAAAATTGGGCTGAATGAAGGGCGCTTTGTCAACCTCCGCTGGTGTTATTGGATCAAACGTTTCTGAATCAGGGGGATTGATCTTATGGGGTAAAAAAGTGACATCGCGCGTGACAAACAGGTCGCGCACGGGGCGCATGACCACATCAATCTGCAGCTCGTTGTATTGCAGCGCCACGAGCGGGAATGCGGTGCGGCTGTTGTTGCAGAACCACGCATTCAGCGGGATGTACAGCTTGCGACCGCGAATGGAGGGCTCCGGACCCGGCTTGCCGCCATTAGGATACACCGTATTATTATAATACACGTTGGGATACGTGTTTTTGCGCCCCGAGAAGTTGGCGGGATCGTTCAGCTCTGCGGTGTTGCCGGTCATGCTGTCATAGAGGAAGCGCTTGGTGCCGTTCAGATCGCGCTGCACCACCGCCTGCAAGTATTTGCCCGTCATGCGCTGCAGAATTTGGCCGCCGACGGAAAATGTTATTTCCTTGATCATTTGCGTGCCCAGATTTTCAATCCAGCGGAACTCGTAGGGGCGCCACGCATCGCCGCACACCAGTGGTGGAAAAATGGGGCTCCAAATGGTGGGAAGCGTGACCACGAGGTAGGTGTCCATGAGCAGCTCCGCATAGCGAGGCACCGTAAACGTGAACCGCGACTCCTCGCTCATGCGCAGATTGCGCAACCCATTGAAATCAATTCTAAACTTTTGCATGCCGAAATTGGTGTATTTGGCATACGTGGTTTTGAAAAACGACTTTTTCGGGTTGGAATTTAAAATGATGTTTTGATTGCCGTATGACACAATGTTTAGTAGTCCGCCCGTCATTTTTATAAAGCACGCGGTGTATTATTGTATATTGATGTTATTATTTTATTGTGATAATGTAATATCTGACAATTACATTTATATTTAAATCCATTGTATTTCATTAACCATAAATCAAATGAGTCAAGATCAAGAGATGCAACCTCTGAACTCAGATGGAATCGCTGCGGATCCGGTATCTTCTAGTGCCGCTTCTGGTGCTGCTACCGCTGCTGCTGTCATAGGAGGAAAGGCTTCCGCACTCATGAATGGGGCAAAACTCCTTGTGAGCAGCGCAGATCCCATTCAAATCATTCTTTGCATTGGATTGGCAATTGCATTAGCGGTGATCATATACCTCATTGTGTCTAAAGTTAATCTAAAACAGAATGAAATAAATTCCACATACACCAACCCAAACAATGCGATGAAGACATTAAATGCGCTCGTAAACCCGGCCGTTGATGTCAAGACGTTGCCTTTGCGCAACTTTTACATTAAAACCGCGGTGAATTGCTGTTGTTTAGGAGAATGGAAAAACAACTACGTGGACACGGTTGCGCTCAAAAGCGCAATTTCGCAAGGCTATCGCTGCCTGGATTTTGAAATTTACAGCGAGGACAATAAACCGGTGGTGGCTGCTTCAACCAAGCCCAGTTTTTATTACAAAGAAACCTACAATTCAATTCTCTTTTTGGATGCGATGACGACCATTTCGCAAAACGCCTTCACAAAGGCGCCCAATACCACTGATCCATTAATCATCAATTTGCGAATTAAAAGCAACAATGCAAAAATTATACCCGACATTGTTACAGCAATTAATACCCAATTTGGAGACAAGCTATTGGGTGCAGATTACAATTACTTATATGGCGGCAATAATTTAGGGCAGACACCCATTTCCGATTTGATGGGCAAGGTTATTATTATGGCGGATCTGTCTAATCCGATGTGCACCGACAAAGACTTGCCGCTGTTTCAAATCATAAACTTTGGTTCAAATTCGCCATTTTTGCATCAATTGCAATACGAAATGGGAGTGAAAAATACGCCGGACATGGACGCATTAATAGACTATAATAAAAAGAATATGAGCATTGTGTTGCCCGATGCTCCATTCAAAGAAAACATAAATTTCAATGTTGCAAGCGCATTCGGGTGCCAGTTGATTGGCATGATGCCCCAGTTAAAAGACATCAACTTGGAAATATATGACAAGGCATTTAATGACAACGGCAGTGCATTCATATTAAAGCCGCCTGAATTGTGCTACCAACCCGTTGTGCTTGAAACGCCTCCCCCTCAAAACCCGGCGCTGTCACTGGCGGGTCGGAATTACAGCACTGATTACGCGTCATGGAGCGTTTAACATGTGTCGTTTTAGGGAGATTGTGGTTGGTCCTCTTGTGTTTCCGGTTGCTGCTCTTGCTCTTGCTGTTGCTGTTGCTGTTGCTGTTGCAAATACTCTTGATATTTGGTGCGCCGTTCATTTAATTCTTTTTGCGCATGGTACTGTTTTGCCCCGGCGTCCATGAATTTGCGAATTTCTCCATATTTCATTTGATTCTTTGATTTCAAGGAGGAGTCCGATTCTTGGATTTTAGCCAGACCAAGATATTCTTTGACAACCTTGACCGGGTCTTTTATGACGTTGAGATGTTTGGCAGCAGTTTCTACATCATAATCGGTTTGACGCAAAATGAAAGCAATGCCATGTGAATAGTATTCTTGTTGAATGGCCAACTTCAATTCGTCGCCTTGCAGGTGCTGCAAGTGCTGCAAATGCGGCGGCAGATAACTCATGTGATGTTTTTATTCTGTATTTGTGTCTTATATAATATTGTTGTTTTTAATTGCTTTCATAATTGAAAACAATAAATGTATTTTAAATCATATTAAACAAATGGTGATGCATTACTACATCTTCCCTGTAATCCCTGTAAACAAAATCACGATGACAGCCAATGCCGCCAGTGCAACCAGTTCCATCATTTCGCTCTTAATTGATGAAGTGCGTCAATCATTGGAGCCCAAGATTTTACACATACTGGCCGATTATCAAACATACAAGGAAACCCATGACGCCGTGCTTCAAATTCCATTTGTGAAGCAATTATTGGAAAACCAGTGCAGGTGCAAAGCGCAATCAACTGAAACGGAAACAGTCCAGTCGCATGATGAGCCAATTCAGTTGGAAATCATTGAAAAAAATGCGCATGGACTGCCAAATTTAGATTCAATTTCAGAATACATTAATTCCACGATTGAATCAAGCGCGAGCGAAGCAGATTCGGAAGAAGAGGAAGAAGCCGAGGCAGAAGAGGAAGAAGAGGAAGAAGCCGAGGCAGAAGAGGAAGAAGCAGAAGCAAGCGAAGCGGAGGAAGATGAAGCAGTAAGCGAAGAGGAAGAAGCAGTAAGCGAAGAGGATGCAGAAGCAGTAAGCGAAGCGGAGGAAGAAGAAGTAGCAGAAGCAAGCGAAGCGGAGGAAGCAGTAAGCGAAGCGGAGGAAGAAGAAGTAGCAGAAGCAAGCGAAGCGGAGGAAGCAGTAAGCGAAGCGGAGGAAGCAGTAAGCGAAGCCGAGGCAGAAGCGGAGGAAGAAGCAAAAGCGGAGGAAGCAGCAAAAGCGGAGGAAGCAGTAAGCGAAGCCGAGGAAGCAGTAAGCGAAGCGGAAGTAGCTCAAGAAAAGGCACCAGAAGAGACAGCTGATGCACCAAGTGAAGCGGAAGAAGAAGAAGAAGAAGAACTTGAATTGTTTGAAGTAGAAATCAAAGGAAAAACATATGTCACCAATGATGAAATAGAGGGCGACATTTATGAATACGCCAATGATGAAGTGGGGGAAATTGTTGGCGCATTTAGAAAGGGGGTTGCAAAGTTTGTCAAGAAACCCAAACCCGCTCAAAAAAAATAAATGACATTTGAATGGGTCGGTGTTCAAATGCAAAATGTTCAAAATAATATATTCTCATATGTTATATTGATTTGCAAGGATTCACTAATTGGAATCATGATAATAGATTCATTATGTCCACCGGCGGTGTTGTATCTTGGGTTTTCCTTAATTCAAATCATAATTGATTTATTTAGAGGGCAGCAAAACAGCGCCTTTCTGAAAGTTATTGTCATGATCATTTTCACCATTCTGCTGAACCAGTTGTGCATCGGCGGCCTCACCATTCTGTCATGGTTCATCGTGTTCATACCGTTCATCATGATGACGTATGTGACCACCATTCTGTTGTACGTGTTTGGGTTGAATCCGTCCAAGGGGAAGAATCAGCCACCCGATCCGCGCCGTCGTCATAAACCTCGTCCTCGTCCTTATAATCCCCAGGATGTGGGTGGATGCGCTGGCACGGAATTCGGATGCTGTCCCGACGGCATAACGGCAAGCAATATGATCGGTTCCAACTGTTATGGTCCTGGCCCCAGCCCTCAGCCGGGACCAGGCCCTCAGCCCGCTCCACCGCATCACCACCATCACGGACACCATTATCCGCCTGGACCCAGTCCCAGCCCCAGCCCCAGCCCTAGCCCTAGTCCTAGTCCAATCCAAACAAATTATTCGTGCGTGATGACCCATTCATTTAAAGAATGCAAGCCCGACCCAACTGGAGATTATGATTCCATGGAGAAATGCAACAAGGAATGCAGTTCGGTTTCACATCGTACCAAAATGGCAAAAATAAATGCAGCACCCGTAATGCCTGCAGCTCCCGTAATGCCTGCAGCTCCCGTAATGCCTGCAGCACCAGCAATGCCTGCAGCACCAGCAATGCCTGCAGCACCAGCAATGCCTGCAGCACCAGCAATGCATAGAGCAATGCATAGATCAATTGCAATGACTGCAGCACCCGTAATGACTGCAGCACCCGTAATGACTGCAGCACCCGTAATGACTGCAGCGCCGACTGCAGCACCAGTGAAGACTAAATCACCCGCAAGGTTGGCAATGGAAGGAAAGCTCAAGGCAATAGCAGGGCAGGGAGCAAAGGCAGCAATGGCAGCAGTGGAATCAATCGCAGCGTCAAAATTTGGACCTGGAGCAACCCTCGCACCAGGAACAACTAGATCACCAGCACAAACGGCAGAAATGCTGGCATACGAAGCAATAGAAAAAAAATATGCACCCACTGCTGCACCAACTTAAGCGAGTATTATCGCGCGGTGTTGTAGCCCCCGCAGCCGCCGCATTTCATGCCGTACGGATGGAATCGTATGGGGCCATTGAATGCACAGTCATTGCATTTGACAACGAACATCAGATCTTCTTGGATTGGAAATTGATCTATTAAGGCGTCCATTTCGGCATTGTATCGTTGCGCATTGTCGGATGGCATCATGGTTTTCCGGCACAGCGGACAGCTCAACCGGTTCTGTTGAAAGCAGGTAATTAGGCAGTGCGCGTGAATGGGATGCCCGCACGGCAGCACGTTTGCCGGTTTAATGGAATCAAACAAATTTTCCAGGCAGATGGGACAGTCGGTGTGGAACCGTTCAGCTTTGCACAGATGATGCTCTGCAGAAACGCACGTTCGACACACGTCACAGTGCACATAGTCCCCGCGGTCGCCCTTCACCCGACAAATGCCGCATTTATCGCAATGATAATAATTTCTCTCAATTCGGTCATCAAAAAAGTTGCACACGGCACAAAAATAGGCGGCGAATTGGATGCCACATGCATTACATGATGCAGACACGGGCTGCCGATTATTGCACTCATCGCACACCACTTCTGTCACATCGTGACGGTTCATTGCATGGGTCTCTGCTTCATTGTGGCAGTGACGGCACACATACTCTTTGTCGCAGCACGGGGCCACTAGGCGGCATCGGCGCACGTAGTGCTCACAACCAATTGGCACGCAGTGCTCACACCGAATTGTCGTAGATTGCATTGATTGATTGGTTGATGATCTGATAATTCATGCCGTATAATGTCTAAATGGGTTTGCATTTTAACATTTTTGTTTTAAAAACTTATCAATTTTATAAATAATTAACAATAATGAATTTAAATACTTTATTTGTATACATGTAAACTAATCCAATCCATGTCATCTATGAACAACATAACCCGAGTGAAGCACGTTTCCACCGATCGTGCCGCATTCTTGAAGAATCTGGCAGAGACCCCGAACCACACTGTGCTGAAGCTGACGGCGACGTGGTGTGGGCCGTGCAAGCAGATTGCGGAATACACGCGCCAGGCCTCGCTGCGTTTGCCCGCCAATGTGGACCTGATTGAGTGCGATGTAGACGAGTCGTTTGATTTGTATGCATCGCTGAAACAGAAAAAAATGGTGAACGGTATTCCCGTGTTTCTGTTTTACAAAAACGGGAACGCGTCGCTGATTAGCGACCTGTCGGTGACGGGGGCCGACATTAAGGCGTTGGATGCCTTCTTTTTCCGAGTGGTGGCCCTTTCAAATGCATAATCAAATGATTAAATGATAATAAAAATCATAATAAAAATAATACTAATATCATTGTTAGTATTATATCAATTTCTCTCAAACATGGATTTAGATTTAGACATCCGCAACTATGAGCTGCGCGACATTCTCAATTTATTTAATATGCCGGCCGTGTTCAATGAGTCAAATATGCGCGAGGCCAAGCGGACGGTGATGCGCACGCATCCCGACAAGTCCGGTTTAGATAAAACATATTTCCTGTTTTTCTCCAAGGCATATAAGATTCTGCACGAGGTGTACCAGGTTCGCGCCGGTCTGTCGCGTCAAAAGGCCGACGACCTGAAATACGACTCCGTAAAAGAGGACATAGACGCGCGCCGCAACGCCAATTCCGACAAGCTGAAACGCATGAATGCCGACGAATTCAACCGCTGGTTCAACCAAACGTTTGAACAGAATAAACTATATGACGAGGAGCAGGACAGCGGATACGGCGACTGGCTCAAATCCAATGATTTAGACAATGATGATGACCCAAATGAAGAGTTGGGCGAGGGATCCACGTGGGCCCAACGCATGGAACAGCTGGACCATCGCAAACAGCGGTTAAGAGAACAGGCGCTCATCGTGCGCAGCGAGGTCCAGTCATTTGATTCATTTGGCAGTGCCGGCTACGGCTTGTCGCGCGATTGTCCCGAAGAGCACTCTTCCACTGGGTTCGGTTCTTCACTGGTCTATGAAGACCTCAAGAAAGCGCACACTGAGACGGTCATTCCCGTCACGCACGAAGACTACGAAGCCGTGCGCAAATATAAAAACATGAACGAACTGCAAATGTCGCGAGATGTGGATCATCGGACATTTAATTACTCCGAAACTGCATCAGAGGCTGCATTGGCCCGGTCGCAGCAATTGCAGACGGAGGACGACATGCGACGGGCATTCAAACTGGCGCAACAGGACGAAATTGTGCGGGACCTCAATGCGAAATGGATGGCACAGTTCAATGCAATTGAGAACTGAAACTTAACAACTGAGAGAAAATCAGGATTAAATTCATTAATTCATTCATTCATTCATTCATTCACAAACGCCCTGCCAACGTCGTGCATCCAATCCTTTTCCACGCGATCAATGTTATCATTCCTATGTATGACCGCATCAATTAGGCAGTGTTGCGCATTGGATTCTTCCATTTGAACGCGCAAGCTGCTGATGTCTTTGGGAAAACAGGTTCCGCCAAACCCAAAGCAACCATCGTGCCCGGGAACCGACGTGTGACTTTTGGAAATGCGAGCATCATCCGCGGCAACCTCCACCATTCGGGTGTAATCAATTCCCTTTTTATTGCAAAATGTGTGGATTTCATTGCAGAATGAGATCTTGGTTGCCAAGAATGTGTTGCGAAAATATTTCAACATTTCGGCTTCTTTGTTGTGCATGAAGGTCGTGCGATTAAACGTTAATTTCTTGTGCGCATGCGCAGAGTTGATGAGGTCTGTCATTAACTCAATGAATTCGTCTTTTTTATCATCGTCCGGATGTCCAAATATCCAATTTGGATTATTTATGAAATCATTAATTGCATTTTTTTCGGTTAAAAATTCGGGCATGAAACAACATTTGTAGCCATCCGAAGTTCCCACTGGCACAGTGGATCTAATGACAATAAATCCTCCGTATTTCAATTCTCTTAATTGGGTGATCACATTATCCACATATTTCATGGATGTTTTGCCGACGCTATTGATGGGCGTTGGCACAGACACAAAAATTGCGTCACATCCCAATAAATCATGCATGGTTGTTCCTTTGGGAATGCACAAGTCTGGATTTATGTCATAGCACAACACATCTATGTCATCGCATTGCAGTGTTAGGGTTGCTTTTCCAACAAACCCGTTGCCGATTATTCCAATCTTGTGCTGCTGCATTGGTATTTGATTTGTTTTATATTTTTATATTTACATTATTTAATATTATTTATATTAATTCTTAAATAATGTGTCTATTTATATAATCAACCGAAGTTCATCCATTGGACAGCAGCAAGTATTTGCCGACCACGGTGTTGGAAGTGAGCACTTGGCGCGGCGACAGGCGCGCGAACCACTGATATGCCAACCGATTCAGGATTTGGTCTTCGGGAATGTAGATGCCGTATGCCTCTTTGTTGAAATCCACGTCTTCCTCGCCCAGCAGCTCTTCTATGACTATGGGCGCACCGTTCGTGGTCTTGGTTCCGATGAGCGTGCCGCACAGCATGGACATTTGCGGCGGCGAACTGATGAGTTGCTTGTAGAGCCAGCGGTCGTTCTGGCCCAAAAACTCGTACTCGTTGGTGTAGTCCGACGACACCAGCGGCTCCAAATACGCGATGTATTGCTTCATGACTGGGCTCTCCTTTGTGCATCCCATCAGCTTGTTGTCGGGGAAAAACGCCACGCTGGCTGCAGTGGAGTTGCGCGCTACGAACTCACCGGCAAACATGGTTTTTCCGGCACCTTTCAGCAGGTCGGAATATGCGGGTTTCAGGTCCTTCAGGCAGATGAAGGACGCGGGAACGGTTATGCCGCCGTATTTGTAAAGCACTTTGGCCATCGCGAGATCCCTTAAATGCTGCTTCAGCGGAAACGGCAGGTTCTGCACCTTAATGGTCCATTCGGGCAGCAAGCGCTGGAAGGCAGCGTCGTCCACCAGCACCACGTTGAACGACTTCCCGCACTGCTCCACGATGCTGCGAATGGTCAAATACATGTAGGGCTGATTCAAATTGGTCGTGTTGCGCGAGCCCCAGCTAGACCAGTTGCGCGCATTCACCTCGTAGTCAATGAAGATCCACATGAAGGGTTTGCGCGTGTCGGTAAGCGATTTGTCATTCAGCAAATACTTTTTAACCAGATTGTAGTCGTCGCTAATGTTGTTGCCTTCCTGCGATTTTTTATAGCGGCCATACGCCACCCCGGCGAGAATGATGACTAAATAAAATGCAACGAGTTTTGGAGACAGCATTGGTTGTATTGATTTATTAATGTTGATGGATTGTATTGATATATTGATATATAAATATATATTTATATATCAATTATTTCATTTTTCGGTTATGTCATAAATGTAATACACAATTTGAGTTTTGGATTTGTCGTATTTTCGGTCAGTCTTGCATTCAATTGAATTGTGCCGGCATATTTGCCTTAAAATGGTGTTCAAATTGTTGTAGGACATCTTTCGCGTGAGGAAGAATTGTTTGTCCTTGCAGTAATGGGGCATCAAGTCGTTGCAAAACTGTTGCAACAAGGAAGGCTCTTCTTGACATTCGTCGCAATAGGTTGCTTTTTTGTATACACTTACGTCGATCAAAAAGTAATTGGAATTTGGCATTTTGTGAGCTATTTTTTTAATGAAATCATAAAATAATTCGTTTGGCACTGGTTTTTTTAGTAATTTGTGCGATTTGATAACATATGGCTCTATTCCATCCGCCATGTTCGCATCCATATTTACAACTATTATATCACTATATAATATTTTACTCAATCCATAAAATTGTGGGATTGAAACATTTGGCGCAGATTGTTTGTGAACAGCGCCAATTCAATCTCATCCTCGTGTATGTTGTGAAAAATGCTTATGTATTTGCAAATAATGGCAATCGTTTGATACTGCATGGTTTCATTGATGAGTTGCGTGTTTTTGATAAAAATGAAATAGTTGTCCAGAATGTCCATCACCGAATAACCCTGATCGTGCAGCGCATGCAGATGGGAAATGCATTGAGCAACTGGCGTGCTTGCGCGCAAACAATCCGCAGTGTATTCATCAAACACACTAAAACTAATGTTGGTGCACAGCTGATTCGCCAATTCCAGAGAAATGGGCAGATGTATGATTTTGAATTTCTCCATGTAGTTGATGAGAATGCGCACCGACCCGTTGCACACCCTCAGCACAAACTGTTCGGCATCTGCATGAATGTCAATTTTCTCCCGAATGCGGATTTTGTGCAAAATTTTTTGCAAACACTGCGGGTCAATCGGGTTGATTTTGATGATGATTTGTCGCGACTGCAAATTGTCAATTACTTTTTGGACATTGATGCACGAGGCGATGAAGCTCACGTTGTGTTTATACTTGTCAATGCAGTTGCGAAACACTTGCTGGCTCTGCTCGTTTATGGAGTCTATGTCATCCAGAATGATCAGTTTCTTTTTGCCGGGAATGAGAGAACTGGTCTGGCAAAATATTTTCATGTCGTTGCGGTAGTACTGGATGCCTTGATCCTTCAGACTGTTTAAAATCATGACATTTTCAGGATTGTTGCTGGCGCCATAATATTCGCGGACAATGGCGTTCACCAGAGACGTTTTGCCCGACCCCGAATCTCCGACAATGAGCAAATTCAGTTCGTGCATTTGAATGAGGGATTTCAGCAGGTCAATCATCATCGGAGACAACTGCTCAAACTCATTGAATAGAAGCGGCTGGTATTTATTTATGAAGGGATCATTATCAGTCATTTGTTGAATTATTGAGAGATTATGATTGAATGCATTATATGATGGGGTCTTTTTATATGAATTGAATTGCAGTTTGAATAAAAATGTTAAACAAATAATTAAATAATTAATACAATTACATAAACCGATGATGAAAATTTGCATCAACCGCATATTGAGTCTGCATGACCTGAGTCGTTTTAAAATGAGTTTTGTATGAATCAATTGCTTTGGCGACATTTTTATTATAAGCAACTGTTGGGTCATGCACAACCACAACCACAAAACTTGATTCTTTTTCAATCTGTTTTCCATCAAACATTTGGCCACGGGTGTCGTGAACTGTGAGACCCATTGGAAACAAAGGAGTTATTATTTCATTTAAAAACTTATTAAATTCATCATGAGATACACTTGTTCCATCGGTCATGTTGCGACCAAAATACATTTCTGTTTTAACATATTTATACCCATTGTATAATTTGTACAATGCAATAAATAACATCACCAATAAAATTACGACGACGACACGTTCATAATTCATTTTATTAATTGTTTATCTTAAATATTTATACATTATGTAATTATAATAACTTTATACAAATATACGCACAAATGAAAACAACCTTCAAAACCGGCGACATTATACTTTACAACACCACAAAATACTGGTATTCGCGTCTGATTGAACGATTCACTTCTTCGGATTACAGTCATATTAGTATGGTGTTGCACCGTCCCACCTGGCTGGATCCGGCACTAAACGAAGAGGAGTACTACGTGCTGGAGAGCGGCAGCGAGTGTTTTCCTGATGCCGTTTCAGGTGACTTCAAATTCGGGGTGCAAGTGTGTCCGCTGTCCAAAGTGTGGACAGAATACGCTTCACAGGGATATGGCCACCTCTATGTGAGACGCATCCGTTTTCCAAATGCAAATGAAAATGATCCAGGACTAGAGGAGGGCATCAAGGCCGCTTACGCAAAAGTAAATTCATGCCCCTACGATCTCAATCCATGCGACTGGATCAAATGCTATTTTGATGAATCTAAGACGCTGCCACAGATTGAGGCCACAAGTCAGCGCGATCAAAAGACCACCTCGTTTTGGTGCAGCGCGCTAATTTCATTCGTTCTCGTGGTTGCCGGGTTTTTGGACCAGGCGGTTCCATGGACGGTCATCACGCCGTATGATTTCAGCGCTTATTGCAAACCGCAACGGCTTGTGTTCAAAGGGTGCGTATATGATCCAGATTTAAAGCTGTGTTGACTGTGTATGTGACTCGTCGTTCTGATTACTTATTTATTACAAAACCCCAAAACAAACTTAAAATACAAATATAAATAATGTTTACTATTTATTTATATTGAATGGAAATATTGTCAAAGCTACCATTTGATTTGCAAGAATATATACTTGTGAAAATTATGAAATTGTATAAACTGCGACAAGGAAAATACATTAGACAAATTGACAAAAATAAATATACATTCCTTGAATATGTTATGCGCCCTTCTGTAGATAAAAATCCACGCTACTATATTCATCGTAACGGATTATTTAATCATAAATTTTTTATAAAAAATTTATATGATAGAAAGGAATCAAACGTCGATGGTGACATAGTCGACGTGCGTATAGAACACAAAAACAATATTTACTATTATGCAGTTGGAATATTTAGATTAAAATTAAAAGACGAAACCATCACCCCTAATAAGATACGCAAGGATATATACCACAAGGGGGCATTGGCAGATAATTACTTTTGGGATGTGTTCGAATTTTATTATGAAGTAAAATAATAACTTTAATTCAAAAAATCAATATAAAATAAAATCATAATAAAATCATAATAACTATAACAAAATACACAACCCATGCCAAGTAGATCGCATTATGACGTTCTGCAACTAGAGTCGGCAAATGCAACTCCCGATGAAATCAAACGCGCGTTTCGCCGCTTGTCAATGGAACATCACCCCGACAAAAACGAAAACTCAGATGAATCAAATCGCGCGTTCCAAGAAATCAATGAAGCGTACAACGTCTTGAGCGATGCCGCAAAACGCAACAACTATGATTTTGAACTGCAAATGGGGATTGGGGGCACAACTGCGCATGGAATTCGGATGCATCACATGGGCCCGATGCATAACATGGGCCCGATGGGTCACATGGGTCCGATGGGTCACATGGGTCCGATGGGTCACATGGGTCCGATGGGTCACATGGGTCCGATGGGTCACATGGGCCACATGGGTTCCATCAATCCACTTGACATGCTGTTTGCAGCAATGCACAATGCACAGGCACAATCGCACAATGCCAACGGGTCCAATGGATTCATGGAATCCATGTTTGGATCAGGCATGGGTCCCAAAATTATTATCCACAATTTCACGAATACAACCTCGCCAAATGCAAACATGCACGATGATGCCGCCATGGAGACCGAAGATCCGGCATACGATGCGGAAATGATAATCACAATTTCTCTCCCTGAGGCGTATGCTGGATGCAATCAGCGTCCGGTTGCCATCCGATATGATGACGAGGAGTTCGTCGCGCAAACAGAAACCGTGCTCATCAGCATTCCACCGGGGGTTGCAAACGGACACACCATCCGAATTCCAAGAAAGGGAAATGCAATTCCCCACACCGGTGGTCGGCGAGGCGCGCTGACCATTCAAATCAACGTGGCAGAGCATGCGGTATTTCGTCGCGAAGGTGACACCGATTTGCTAGTGGACCATCGCGTGTCATTGAAGGAAGCGCTGTGCGGATTCACGTTTGAGCTCGTGCATTTGAACGGGCGCAACTATAAATTCAACTGCAAACCGGGGTCCATCACGTCTACGAGTGAAACGAAGGTGATGCCCGGACTCGGTTATAGTAACAGCGGCGCACTCAAAATACGATTCTCGGTTGATTTGCCGACGTCGCTCACTCAGGAACAGATTGATGCGCTGTCCAACATCTTACCATAAAATATGCATTAATTTGATTGCATTGCCCTGTTTTATTTTCTTCTAAATACAATCCAATTAGATTGCATTTGGACATTGATTGTTATCCATATAATCCACGCATTTCGGCATACGTCATGTTTCGTCCGTGCGCGCTTTTGAATGCATCGTTGCCTTCATTAATGATGTCCATCAGCGCCTCTTCGGTCACTGCATTTTCATTTATCAATTCTGCCACTTTTCTCTCGCCCTCTTGTTCCAAGTGTTTCAGGTTCAGAGCAGAATCTGATTCTGGGGGTGGCATGATGCAGTTGGATGAGTGATACACACACATAGCATCTAATGTTTAAATGCATTGCGCATTGAAATGTTTATTGCGCGGAAGGGGGAGGATCCCTGAGATACCCGTAGTTTTGCAGCAGCTCGGGGCAGCACGGGATTTTACCGGCTGGATTATACGTGCCATTCTGTCCTTGCGGCGAAGTTGCGAAGCGTTTCAAATGCCGACGCACCGAAATGTTCATGCCTCCAACCCCCGAACCGGGAACGTAGTGGCTGTAATTGAAAACACTTTTTTGATTCGTGAATACTAAACGACGAACTCCACCTGCCATGATTGTTTGTTATATTTTATGTATGTAATTTAATTTAATTATAATGTAATATAAAACCATATAATATTTATAATTATAAATACATCGTATCCATGAGCACAGAAATAAGTGTATCAAATTCCACCCAATCCAACTGCAAGGAGATTTTGAAAATTATGCAAAAATATGGTCAAGATTGCAGGGTCATAGAGACCGTGTCAGTTGTTGAAAATAAAATTGAAAAAGGTTGCTCTATAACCATGGACACGTTTAATGATAAAACTCATTTAATAAAACTTTGGAAGATCATAAAAAAAAATGGAAATTATAACTGTGCATATATAAAAATAGATGAACAATTTTCTGGATGTATAAATAATTATATTGGTTCTGAAGGGGGAATCGTCGGTTCCCGCCTTAGTTGATGCGCTTGGTGGGAATGTCGTTGCTGACAATGTAAATGGAATTTGCCGTCATGATGATGTACTCCGTCTCCACTTTGTATATTTTCGCAATGGTGCTGGTGTACTCATCCTCGCTCTTAACCAACAGCTTCTCCTTGTTCTCGCTAACTCCGATAATAACTGATTTGTCCAATGACGCGGTCCAATAATCCATCATGATGGGCTTGTCTTCCACAATCGCCAGCTTCATGGCGTGATTGACGCACACATTGCTGGGCAACCGATACGATGCATCCTTGGGGGGCACCGTGGCGGCCACAGTGCCTTGACTGGAAGGGGCGGCTGCGCCACCGCCACGGGATGGAGGTTGAGTGCTCATTGTATGATTTTTTCGTGAAATTATGTTCTAAAACGAGTTTGTATCTTTAAATACTTATTTATTATTTAAATATAAATATAATCAGGGAACGTAGTTCCACGGTATGAACCCTCCCCTTTATTGTCCTAAGGGGGTAAAGGCACTACGTAGAGACAGTCGCTACGCTTACCCCCTCGTTGAACACGAGCACCTTGCGCCGAATTTTGGGAACCCGTTTTTTTTCCAAGGAGGCATCGGTTGAAACCAGGCATTTGCCGATGGTCATGTATTCCGTTTCCAGCATGGTTCGGATGAACTCGTAGATTTCGTGCAGCACGTCCTCATTGCACTTTCCCACAATGAGCACGCTGCCCGTTCGGAAAATCATGAATGATATTTCATAATGCGCCTTCGTGTCATTGCGCGCTTTTTTGTGTTTATTGGTCATCGTTGCCGCATCATCCGCCGAATGCATCGGTTGCTGCCCGGTTTGCTCGCCCAGGTGCATGCCTTGCACGTAAAAGAACTTGCACTGAATGCCCGGATACGAGCACGCATCGTAATTGCAGTTGATGCGGTATTTGTATTTCAGCAGCTTGTAAAGCGCGTCGCGGTTGATGTAATACCCGCACTTGAAGTTGGAATTGATGAGCACCGTTTCGCACTGGTCGCGCTGATAATCCAGGTCGTCACCCACAATGGGCTTTAAAATGTGCACCAACAGGGTCTGCACCTTGTGCAACATTGCGTCGGTTTTTACCCCCGGTATTTCCAATTTTCCGGTATTGAACACTTTGACGTGCATTTCCTTGAAATTGCGCTGTTCGTCATCCTCGTCAATGATGCGCAGAATCACCACAAAACAGTTGAAGAATGCCCGTTTTTGCTTGATGCGGTAGCTGACGATGTCCTTTTTGCAAAGGCCGATGCTGATTTTGCGCTGGTCCTTAAATTTGATGCGGCCTTCCGGATTTTCAATGTGCTCAATGACGAACTCGTTCACGCACGCCACCTCATGTGTCAACCTGGACCGAATTGCTGCCAACTCGTCCGGATCAATTGTGGAAAATTTCATCTGCTTTTTGATGGTTCCCTCTTTCGGAGTGGCATATTTTAAAACCGGAATGTCCCAGAACACGGCATGAATGTCAATCGGCCGCGTTAAATACGATATTTTCGTTTTGGTGCTGACATAAATGGGAGTGCATTTGGGCAGTGTTGTTTCGGTCAATTCCAATTCACTCCCATTTGGGTCAGCGCCAATTTCGGCAGACACGAAATCGTCTTCATCGGTTTCATCCTCATCCACCCCACCTCCGTTGAGGGCTTCCAACAATTTTGAATTTGATTTTGAATTTGATTTTGAATTTGATTTCGGGTTCGGGTTCGGCTTTGGTTTTGGTTTTCGGGTTGATTCCAGGGCAGAAGAGGAAGACGATGTTGGCATTTTTGTCATTGGATTCATTGCAGAATCTGAGTTGTTTAAAAATTGTTCCCATTGCGCGTCAAGTTCAAATGTCATTGTGATTGCCTGTCTCTGCTGTTAATTTTATAGTAGGCCTGTCTCTTTAAGTTGAATTGGAATCAATTCTTTTTGAAAACATTGTATTAAATAGTAGTTGGCGGTGGCGGACCGAAACATTTTGCAAAATTAACAATGAGATAATGCATCATGTGGTCCGTGTTGCACTCTGCGGCATGCATTGCATTTTCAACCTTATTCAACACGTCGGTTGTTATGAGATTCGGATGTTGCCGAATGAGATAGTTGACATAATTTTTCATCATGTTTTTCCGGTCCGAATTGCACTGCCGGCTTATATTGTTTATTTTATCACACACCAGTCGGACCGCGCTGATGCCAGTTAATAAATCGCGCGTAATTTCATCCCACGTGGAGTCGGTCAGAATCACGTGTTGTCCTGCGTGCACATCTTGGTTGGTTTGCATGTAATTTATCATGCTGCGAATGTCGGAATTGAATTGTTTTTGTATTGACTGTATCATTTCAGGAGACAGGTTCAGCCTCTCGCTCACATTGACCTTCATGATGAATTGATAAATATCGGAAACGGGCAATTGATTGAATCGCATGCGCACAAATTCGGTTTGCAGCGCTTCGTCAATGCGGCTGATGTAGTTGCATATCAGGCAAAACCGCACATTGTGCTGGCTGTAATTATAACTGTTGAGCAAATGCCGCAGCGCCATTTGCGCATTCTTCGTCATGTAATCCACTTCATCCAATATTACGAATTTGGTGCCGTTCCCAAAGAGAGATTTGGTTGTGACAAAACTGTTGATTTGAATGCGAATGATGTCAATGCCGCGTTCATCCGATGCGTTTAAATGAATCATGAGACCGCTGTTGGTGTGTTTCATCGTGGCACATTGGTACTCATTCACCAGATTCATAATGGTCGTGGTTTTTCCAGTGCCAGGCGGACCATAAAACAGCAGGTTGGGGAAATGTCCAGTTGCAATGATATTGCGCATCATGAGCTTGTTCAGCGGGTCCAACACGATGTCGTTAAAATTTATTGGACGATATTTTTCAACCCAAGGGGTTGATGCAGTGGTCATTCAAATGTTTGTAATTAATTAAGTATTTAAACATTGAACCATATTTTTATATTGATATTTGCAAATTCATTGACAACTTATAAACCCGGTTATTATTTCTATAAAATTCATCATTTTCGGTTTATTATGGTTCGGGTTGCAGGAAATAATTAATTCTTGCATTTAATTCTTCAATGGTTTTTGTTACACTATTATTTGCATTCATCATTTCATATACTATGTTTTTATGTGGAGATAAATTTAAAAATGGCATAAATGAAACATTTCTTTCTGAAAATGATTTACATAAATTGCAAGGCCCACCAATTCCAAAAGTAATATTGCATGTGGATTTGTTGATAAGTTCAACATCATGTAAAAAACTATCAAAATTTACATTTCCATCGGTCAACACATCAAATGTTAAATCTATCACATTGTTGTTATTTTTTAATCGCAATAAATTGTCATATAAAGATATTGTTTTATGAAATCGTGTTTCATAATTATCTCCGATAAATTTTTCCCCTAAAATTAAAATTGTTTTCGTGGTATTAAAATTGTCTAAAAATGCATTCAAACTTGGTAAAATTTCATTATACTTATTCATCACTTGATCGTCTCTGCATTTGGTGTGAAAAATTATATAATCATTGTATTTATTGTCAAAATTAACATTGTGATTAATGTGATCGTATACATATGTTTGATTTAAAGAATAATGATCAAATATTTGAAAATCGCAAGGTCCTTCACTCAAATGAACCTGACAATATGGAAATAAAAAAGCAATTAATTCTGAAGTAAAACGTAACTTATTTTCATAATTTCCAGAATATTCTTTTAATAATTTTAAATTAATGTTAATTTGAGTTATCTCTAATTTATTTGAAATTTCTTTCATTTTAATTATTAACAAATCCCCAATTCCTAAATATGGTGTGATGTTCATGAATGCGATATATGTATGTATGTATATATATATATGTAACGTAACTGAAGTAAATTTATTACATTTAATATTGTTTCGGTTAATTTATATTGATTGCAATTAAATTAAAAATTGATGAATAAAATGTTGTGCCCATTTTAGAGACATGTCTCATCAAACACGACCGCAACATCATCAAATCATGGCCGCTGGATACTTAGAGCTGGCAATCGGACCCATGTTTTCAGGAAAAACCACGTGGCTCACCAATTTGCACAAACAGTGCACCTTTTGCAATATGAAAGTCGTGGTGATCAATTTTGCGGGCGACACGCGCTACGCGGCAGCCGAATCTGCGCTGCTTTCAACCCATGACCGCACCATGATCCCCTGCGTCATGTGCTCCACCATTGGAGAGCTGGAAGAACAGCATGCGGCCGAAGTTGCGGCGGCCGAAGTGCTTCTCATCAACGAAGGACAGTTCTTCTCTGACATCATGCGTGTCCTGCGATTTGTGGATGCCGGGAAGCGCGTTTACATTTGCGGACTGGACGGCGACTTTGAGAAAAAACGGATCGGCTCGTTTCTGGATTTGATCCCGCACTGCGACAAGGTGTGCAAACTGACGTCACTTTGCAGCATTTGCCGCAACGGAAAAGAAGCAATTTTCAGTTTCAGAACCACGAGTGAAACCGACCAAATCGTGATTGGTAGCGACAACTACCTTCCACTGTGTCGCGCATGCTACAAAACCGAATCCGACAAAAAATATAACAAAACAACTTAAAATGTTTCACACAGGTTATCATACAATTAAATATACTATTTTTTAAAATGCAAAAAAATCGGGCGGCTTCTGCCAAAAAAGTTGTTGCGGTTGCATTGGTTCACGAACAAAAACCGGCAGTAATATCGGAAAAAAAGAAAAGAGGACGCAAAAAAACCATAGAATCACTACAACAACCAGAGCAATCGCAACAACCAGAGCAATCGCAACAACCAGAGCAATCGCAACAACCAGAGCAACCGCTACAACCAGAGCAATCGCAACAACCAGAGCAATCGCTACAACCAGAGCAATCGCAACAACCAGAGCAATCGCAACAACCAGAACCACTGTGCCCGAATGCCGCGCAGTCTGCGCCTAAAAAAAAACGTGTTAGCAAAAAACATGCAGTCGCAGTTGAGCCAACTCAAGAACTAGTGCCAGAAACACATTCCGAATCCGAATCACACGTAACCCCCATCCAAGAACTGACACAAACACAAATAGCACCGCAACCTGGCACCGGCGGCGTCGTTGTTGCGGCTCATAAAAAACGCGGAAGAAAACCAAAAGGCGGAAAGGTGATTCAACAACTTGTGCACGAAGCCGTCATGATGCACGATGCCCCCAACATAATTCTGCATTTGAAATGCAGCGTGTCTGATATCCCCGACTTAAATTCATCATTGATAGAAACATCCGTTAAACCGGGAGACATTGTTTCGTTCAATGCATTGGAATCCAAGGGCGCTGATTTAAATGATTCGTATCAATCAATCGCAACCAACAGCAGCAATTTCATTATCAGTTCAGGTTCAAACGCGTCCAATTCCAGGAAATCCAAATCCACATCGGATGCACTGATCGCAACAAATTCATACAATCATTTGAATGATGATGCCGAATGCGACGATGCTGGCAACAACGACGACGATGACACTGGCTCTAACGACAATAATTTAAAGGACATTTGGAAGAAATTAAATCATTTGAAGATGTGTTTTCATAAAAGCGACGTGTTTCAAAACATTGGGGCGGGCACCCGCCGTTCCTGCTGTTTTTGGGACACGTGCGATTTTGACACGCCGCCCGTGTACATCCCAAAGTGCATTGCGCCAAATGGGGGGTACAACGTGTACGGCTGTTTTTGCAGCCCCGAGTGCGCACTGGCCTACCTCATGAACGAGGGCGTAGACACCTCCGTCAAATTTGAGCGGTGCCAGATACTGAATTCCATGTACGGTAAGCTGTTGAATTATGAGAAAAGCATTAAACCCGCGCCAAATCCGCAATACATTCTGAACAAGTTTTACGGAAATCTCTCCATTCAGGAATACCGCAAGCTGTTCAAGAGCGAGCAAATCGTTTACGTTGTGAACAAGCCGCTCACGCACATCCTGCCCGAAATGTATGAGGACAACAATGACTTCCTCTTGAACAATAAGGTCATCCCCAACAACAATTACAAGCTCAAGAAGAAGACGAGCGTGTTTGGATAACCCCGCAGAATAGTATTAAATTAAATATGATTTAATTAATTTGATACAATGCATCATCATCCTAAATGCACGGCGAGGACCCTATAGCTGAGAATTGATGCGACCGGGCATCCCGTGACCGAACACAATCATGTAAATGAGCACGGCTGCGGCAATGCAGATGCTGCGATTTTCAGCCACTGCGGCCGACTGATGCAGCAAAAATGTCATGATCGCGTATAGGACTGCGCCGATGATGGCGGAATGCATCACCATAATTAAACCTCGTTCTGCCATGTTGGATTGGTAGTTTGGATTTTGGTTTTACATGGGCGAGAGAAAATAAATAAAAAGAAAATTGAATATCGTGGAACACTTAATTCCAACCAACCCAATCCAATCTAACCCAATCCAATCCAACGATGTCATCCTGCGCTGCAACGCTGTCTACTCATCAGCGCCGCGTGCTGAGATTGTTGTTGGCGAAAGAGTCTCTAATCATAGAGCAATGCAACAAACATGTCTCTCGGTTTACAGAAATACTGAACAAATTGCAATGCATTGATCATCACCACGATTCAGACGAACACGCGCTCAAATCCGACGAATTCATTCGGGTGCATGCATCTCTTGAGTGTGACATGACATCGCACGACATGGTTCCTGGAGCAATACAACTCGCAATGACGTGTGACTGTATGTGCATTCAGGCCGCATGTTTTCGCATACTATACAAATGGATCCCCAAACTAGACATGTTGCGAATAAAACTGTTGAAAATTAAAAACATGTGCGCTGATGCAACAAAGCGTGTGCCTAAAAATGGGGTTGAGACATGCTCGGAAATTGAAAAAATGTTGCGAAAATTGCTAAAGCCGGCTTCTTCTTAACTCCAAAAAATGTAATATGCCGTGCGGGTCTCTTATTTCATGTGAATGAATTGGATCTTGTGGTTGTGGTTGTTGCTGTCGTTGTTGCTGTTGCTGTCGTTGTTGCTGTTGCTGTCGTTGTTGCTGTTGCTGTCGTTGTTGCGGTTGTTTAATTTTTTCATTAATGTCATCAATTGCATTGACATGTGATTGTGATTGTGATTGCATTGTGGATTGGTGGATTGAGTGTTTATACTATAGATGGATTCTCTCTATTTATATTTTAGTCATAATATTTTGATTTGCTAAACTGGCACGATAGAATGCCGATTGACCATGCAATACCCAATATAATGAGTATCATTTGTGTTAATAATGTAACTGTATGGGTTATATCGTTATTTATTTATTTTGATTGAAATAAATAAAAAATTGAATGCTTTGTTAACCCCATGAATGGTGTATCATGAAATTCAGACATGGCAGAAACAATCACCACGGGAACAAGCGCAATCACAGGAACAAGCGCAATCATGGGAACAAACACGACTCCTTCTCAGACGGAACAAGTCAAATCTAAACCAGTGGTGGATCCAGAGAGGCGCGCTGCTCAGCACACGTATCGCCCCATTCCACAAGGATTCATGGGCTACGGAAGCAGCGGGGCATGGGATTGATGCCTTAAGGTTAAGGGCTGGGATGAATTATGTTTGTATAAAAAAATTTATATGATTTTCTCTCTACTTGCATTGTTCAAATGAGTCATGACTTGCATCAACCTAAGTCTCAATTGTCCAATGCCATTGATGTGATTCTTTTTTCACAAGTTTTAAATATATAATTAGAGAGATATTCGGATAATAATTGTGGACTATTACTCGTTAACGTCTTCGTATTCCAGCGCACCCCCGTCATCCGCATCGCCATAGTCGTCATCATTCGGTAATGAGCGCAAGCTGTATTCTTCTGCATCAGCCTCTGCCGCCGCACGATCCGCATCGCCTTCAATGAATACTTCGCGCTGCATGTCGGACACGAAATCGCGGCGGCTCATTTGCCGCTCCTTGCGTTGCTGCTCCTCCATTTCATCGCGCTCGCGGTCATAGGTGTCCTTGACGTATTGTCGCAGCCCCTTCTGCATGCCCACGTTCCAGTCGCCGATGCGGTGGTCCTTGAAGAACTTCTCGGTTTCGCGCTGTTCCTTCGTCATGACGTCAAACCCCTCCACGATGATCTCCTTCTCCTTGTCCTTGGTGCGGCGCACGCGCTCCTTGATGGAGTCCGCATTCATGTCCACCGCCGCGCGCTCGTCGTCCACGATGTCCGAATACGCAAACAGCAGCTGCACGATTGTCTTTGACACCACGGATCGCTCTATTTGCAGGATTTGGACCTCCTCCATGACGCCCGTGGCGGCTTCTTCGGCGCGCAGGGTGCCGGCAATCAGCGCGTCCTCTTCCACCGGCACAATCTCTTCAATGATAACGCCTTCGTAATCCACCATGCGCGTGTATTCTGTCAGCAGTTCCAGAAAATAGTATTTGTAAAGCAGCTGCACGATGTGACTATCAAACACGGAAAATGTTTTTATTTCTTTTGATTCCTTTGATTCCTTTGATTTTTGAGAACGGATTTCCGCAAAAAACGGGGTGATGCTCATCAAGCGCATGAGGTCGCGCATCTTGGACTGCATGACCTTGAGCAGGGGCGCCAGCTGTCGGTCGCCGTAGAATTTATTGAGTCCCGCGTACGTGCGGGCAATTATGTTTCGCACGTCCTCGCGATGCACGTCGCTGAGCCCCCAATGCGCCGGCACCTTCACGCTGGCGGCGTCGCGCGCCACTTCGTTGCAAATCATGGACGGAAACACGTCCGCCAACGAGTGCATGCAGTTTTTCGTGAACTGGATGGAGCGATTAAGGGTTGCGTCTTCTGATTCAATGGCTGCCCCCCGCTTCTGCGGTGCGAAATTCATGAGCGTGCCGAATGCGGTCTTCAGCTTATCGCGCTGCCTTGCAAAGTTGGGCACGCCCGCTTTATTTCCGTCTAAGAATGCCCCGATTTTGGCCCAGCGGTCGTCGCACAAGTTGCTCAAATACGACTTGAATTCGCGCATCTCCGGCGTTTCTTCGGACAGCGCCAGGTCGTACGTGTTCATCAACCCCAGCATGTGAGTTTGTAACTCGTCGGGCACAATGCTGCCACTGCTACTGCCACTGCTACTGCTACTGCTACTGCTACTGCTACTGCTACCGCTACTGCTACTGCCACTGCTACCGCTACCGCTTTTTCCAATTTTGGCATGCAGCTCGGCAATAAGGTCGCGCAGCTGTTGGTCATTGGACCACTCGGGCTGGGTCAGATGGATTGGCACGATGTTTTTGGCGCCGACAACCTGCATCATCTCCGCAAACGCTTCGCGCGTGAAATTTACGCCGCGACGCTTGAGCTTCTCAATTTTGACGGTCAATGAATCGGAGGCGGTGTATTGGTCCGGGTCCGGTTTGTTCAAGCAGAACAACTGGAGTTGCGGCGGAACGGGGCGCAGGTTATCGTAATTGCAGAACGAGGCGAACGCCATGTAGATGGTGCGTTCGTCAAACTGGGGCGACAGCGGGGGAAACGTGGGTTTCGTGGATTTTGGATCATAATATGTGGCAGCACATGCCATCTGCACGATGCGGTCAATGATGGCCTGTGCTTTGGCAGCATCCGAGTTGTATTCCTGGATACCGGGGCGCTGGCGCACGAAATACTGCATCGTGGTGCTGTCTGTGGATTCCAAGCAGCACGCATTTTGCAGGAACGGCACGCCGCCTTCGGTCTGCGGCTTCAAGAGCAGCTCCGTGCGGCGGAATTTGCTCACCACCTCCTGAACCAGCTGCTGCATGCCGAGGGAGAAATACATGACCTTGGCGCGCAGCACCCCGATTTGCTCGGTTTGCTCGGGCTTGCCGCGGCGCAACGCCTCGTCCAACCGTTCCATGAACTGGGGCGTCACCTGGTTCGGCACAGGGTTGACGACGCCGCTTAGGGGCGGCAGAAATGTGGTCATGCGCCGAATGTCCAATTCCACTGGCACTAAATCCTCCACGTGCTCCTTTAAGTATTCGCGCTTGAGAGCCAGCCGGTCCGTGATTTCGCCTTGTGTGATCACATACTTGTTAACATATGTCTTTATTCTTTCGGCAAGGGTGGTTTCTTTCAGGTCTTTTATGGCGCTCCACGGCTCCACGGATTTGCTCTTGAGCTGGTACGCGATGCAAGCCACATATCGGATTCCGCTCATGTCTTCCTCGCCCAGCAGCGGGTAGCCGATGAAGGATCTAACGCACCCGGGCTGCGTCTTGTTGGTCTTGAGCGACGGAATGGCGGTTTGAATGGCCACCGTCAAAAATGCAAGCGTGCAAAACAGCAACGAATTGTTCGTGAAATCCTTGTATGATGGGGGTTGTTTTTTCTCCATTTCAAACTTGGCCTTGGCCATTTTTTTGTATTGTTCCTCGCTCACCATGGTGGCATTTAAAGCGGCCATTGTTTTCTCCACAACAAATTCACGCAACGGGGTCAGGTCCACGTTCAAATAGTTGCCCATGGATGTAACCACATTTGAAATCATGACGGCGCGCGGGTTGTCGTATTTTTTGGGCACCGTGGTTTTCACAGATGTTGCCGCTGCTCCCGCGACTTCTTCTTCATCGCCCTGCAACATGCCTCGGAACTCGCCGCCCTCTTCTGTGTCGGATTCCAGCATCATAATGATGTATCCGCTGTGCTTGTCCACGATGGCGTTGCCCTCGTCGCTGATCTCGCCCTGCTCTCGGCAAATGGTGCGCAGCGTGGACTGGTATGAAGACGCAGCGGAGGAAGAAGACACGAACGCCGCCGCCAGTCGGCGCAAAAAGGAGGGCAGCAGTTTGACGTCGGTTTTAACGCAATAAAGCCAGTGCGGGTCTTCACTCAGCCGCTCGTTGGCCCCGCGCGTGTAGCGCTCCACGAAATTCAGGACGTCCGTGCTGCGCTTGACCAAATCCGGCTGCCCCAAAATAATCGTTTTCAGGCGCTCGTAGGGTGATTGCACTATGTCCTGCAACTCATCGGCGCTGACTTGATGCCGCAGTTGCGCGTCATTGTACTTCGTCATGCGCGCGTATTTCATGTGCCGTAAGCGCGGCAGCACGGTGTCATAGTAATTGAATTTGCCGTCAATGCGCTGCACGGTGCGTTCGCGGCTGTCTTCCACGTTGGCCTTGAATTCTTCATTCATTTCAGCGAGCAGCCCTTCTTTGACCGCATCGGCCGCCAGGTTGTAGTCCATGCACGTCTGATCCACCGTGAAGCACTTTTCCTGCACGTTGCAGAAGAAGGCGGGGTCGTGCATGCTGACCCCCGTGGGAATGTTGGTGTCGCGGATCCATTTTTTGCTCTTGCGCACGTAATACAGGTAGCGATTGGTGCCATCGGCGTTGTCCAGCTCAATGACCGCATAATGCCCGTCCAGCACGGGGCGCTCACCCAGCAGCATGGCTTCGGCTTCCACGCCGGCCTGGCGGTCATCCGGCACCTTCAGTTCGCGCTTGATCTCCTCCTTCAAAAACAGGATAAAATCCTCGCGCGACATGGACTGCTGCTGAGACTCGTATTTTTTCAAGAACTCGTAGTTTGTGCGATCATACTTGCGGTCAAACGCGATCTCCACGCCGGTGTCGTCTTCCAGCTCGGCGGAATCCGATAAGTACTGCTTTGCAATGACGATGTTGGCGCACTTGTTTTTGCCCTCCTCCTCCGCCTTGCGCTGCTTGAACTTGCTGGTTTGCTGGTTCAGCAGCGTGCCGAAATCAAAAGACGTCAGCAGGTCCAAATTCAGCTTGGCAACCGCGCACATGTAGAGCCGCGCATTGTCTGACACGAGCATGCGGTGCAGCAGCTCGGAGGGCGTTAATGACCGGCGCAAACGGACCTCCACGTCGGCCGCATCCGCGCGTTGAAATGCGGTGTCGCCGCCGATGTTGTACTGCTCCTTGGAGAAGCCGTAGGTCTCAAACACGGTGCCCGGATTCACGTTCTCCTCGTCATGCGCCTTTCCGCTCACCAGCAAATTGTACAAGACCGACGTGCCCAAATGCATAACGCCGTAATTGTGGGTGCGCACTTTGTCGCACTGGGTCTTGATCAACGCATAGTTGCGCTTGTGATCGCGAATGCGCTCGCGCAAGAAGCTCACCATGTCGGTGTATTGGCGGTAGGTCAGGTCGCGGTGATACACCATGAAGGGTTCCAAGTAGTCCACGATTTCGGAGAGGGTCAGGCTGCCGGTCAAGTGTTTCTTTACGAGGTCAAACAGCACGCGGGTGCGCGGCACCACAATGCGGAGATACTCCGCGTATCGGTCGGCATCCGTGATTTCGCGGTTGAGCACGTACTCCTTGATGTCGCTCAAAAAATCGCGCGAATTGAACGCAATGTGCTCGTCCAAGTCGTCAATGGTGCGCGTGCTGATGCGCGTGGTCTTGCGCAGCAGCTGCCAGTAATTCAGGTTGTGCTGGTTCAGCCGCGACTTGTCCATGATGCTGATGGTGTGCAGATTGATGCGCGAATACGCCACGGTGGGCTCCGGCAGCATGACGAACGACTTCAGCGTGAGCGTGTCAGCCGGCGTCATGGGAACCACGTCCGCCGTCATTCGGTTAGCGGTTATGGAGGTTGCGTGCAGGCGCGACAGACCGAGGTTGTAGCGCTGCATGACGAATCGGCGGGTTTTCAGATTCCCTCCTGCAACCACCGACGATTCCAGCTTCCCCAGATTGTCAATGACCGCCGTCAGATTGTCGCGCACGGCCTCGCTGATCAAGAAATCTTCCTTGTATTCGGGCGGTTCAAACGGAGTGAATTGGGTTGTGCTCAGTTTATTCATGTAGGCGGCATACTTGTCGCCGCCGTTTTTATAAGAAGCATACAGTTCCAACTGGTCGGTCAACGTGTTGGCCATGGTGGTTTGCACCACATCTTCTTTTGGAGACAGCGACAACGACAGTGTCAATGAGAGCGCGTCTTCTGATGCGCTGGGTTCTTCATTCACATAGGTCTTCTTGCGATTGACGGCCACGGGCAAAATCCAATGCAGGCGTTGGTTCAATTTGCGCAGCGAGTCAATGAGCGGACGGTGGTCGGGCCCGTGCGTCATCGGCACGTGCGCATTTCCGCTGCGGTCAAACGTGGAAAACTGTTCGCGCAGTTGTTTGAACCGGGTGATTATGGTGTGAATGTTGTTTAAAACGGCGTCCGTGCGACGAGACGCGGGAATGTCGGACAGCATTGCATTCAGCATGTCGTTGGTTTGCGATTCCAGGCTGTATCGCTTGCGCTCGGCGGGCACGTCCACCATGAAGGAGAACTCCTGCACGGCTTGCGAAGCCATGATTTCGTCGGCATCGTGCAACATTGCCGCAACGGCATTGCGCACATCCGGTGCCACGGTCTGAATGGGCGGCGCCAGTGCATCGTCAAACGGATCGCTTATGCCAACAAACGATGCGCTTCCTTTTGCGCCTTCTCCCAGGTCACTTGCACTTGCCGCTGCACTTGCACTTGCAGGAGGTGGGCGAATGTTGATGCGTTCAATCGGCAGATTTTCTGGCAGCCCCTTGAACCCAAAATCAATGTAGATGACCTCGTTGTCGGGAGTGGTGGTCAACTCAATCATGTCTTCGCCCTCTTCTAAATTGGAGATGCGGCCGGTTATAATGGTGGGATGCTCGCCGCCAAAATAAATGTCAACCCACGTATTCGTAATTAAACCGTTCTGCCGTGCGTATCCTGGTTCGGGTGCGTGGTCCAGAATGTTGATGTTGAATATGGATTCGTCGGAGAAGGACCCCGTTTCCGAATTGATGGTCAGCGTGCGCGACAACAACGATTCGGCATCAATGAGCCGAAGCTTGTCGGCATCCAAATAATCAATCACGAACACGCGATTGTTTAACTCCTGGTTTTTAGCTTCAATCTGAATAATGTCACCCAACTTTAACTGCGCATGCGCATGTGACGAGGACATTTATTATTGATTTATAATTTAAATTCAAATTGCAGAATATATATACTTTAACGTACGTTTCTATTATATTTTTATTAAAATAAAATAGCATTATAAACTATAATACAAATGTCAGGCAAAGTCAAAAAAAAAATTGCACCAACTCTGGTGAGCGAACTGCCCGTCGCAACCAAAGCAACGGCTGCATTTGAGGCGGCTGCTCAAAAAAAAAATCCGATTACAAATGCGGCAGACTTGATTGCGATGCGATACGGCGTTTCTGGAGAAGCGCCGCAAATAAATGATGCGGCTTTTGAAAAGAATCGCAACATTGGAAAGAAGGTCGTTCCGTTAAAAGAATACTTTGATCAAACCGCAAAGGAGTTCGCGAAAAAGGAAACCGAAAAAAGGGAGGTTGCAATTCAGAAGAAAAAGGAAAATGCTAAATTGACTCCATGCGAACGCAAAATGAACATATTGCAGAAAAACATTGACGGCTACATCAGCGGATGTGCCCGCGATTTTTCAAACGAAAGTCTCATTGACATGGCTGACAAGGCACGCAGCAAGGCCTCAGCCAAAGGACCAAAGGCAACCAGGGCAACCAGGGCAACCAAGGCAACCAAGGCAATGAGGGAATCAAGGGGGTCCAGGACATCAAAGACACCCAAGGGCGGCCGCCGCACGAGGCGGAAGTTTCGTAAATACTAACGATTCACAATTTTTTGATGGGCTGTGCTGTCAAAAATTGCATCGGCATTTTGAGATTCAAATCCTTCACGTCCATTTTTGCGCTCGGCAAATTCAACAAAATAAGAGGGTATGACAAGTGTGCTGCCATCCATAAATGTGTGTTTTACCAAATCCGACCTTAGCCCAAACTGCAAAAGGTCACCATCACGACTCACCTGAATGTTCGTGCTCAGTTTTAACTTTGGGTCAGAATTAATGATATCATACCATTTGGCAATATTTTTTACAGAAATTGCTATATGGTTGATATCGTTGCCAAAAACCTGTGTCCAAGCAAGGTATTGATTTTTATTATAAACATCTTCATAATCTTTTGCTGATTTAATGTCCGAAATCTGATTGTCAATGCATTGGCTTACAAAAACACGTTGATTTTTTGATTGTGTGCTACATAACCATGTTGCCGTGGTATTAAACCGTGGGAAATTGTACACATCATTCATGAGAGTGTATCCCATTTTTTGATAACGTGATATGAGGTGTGAACTACCTAAAGAACGATGCGCCCAATGGTCAATTTTGACATTTTCTCCGCTGAAATATTTATCAAGAATGTATGAATAACTAGGTGTATGGCGAAAGTATTTTGTAATCAAATTTTTAAAACATAATGACATTTTGTATTTTATACATTATTTTATTATTTTATATTAAATTTTTTATAACTTCAAACGAAGCATTCAGACAAGGCCACAATGCAAGTAAATCTCGCAGATAATAAATATGAAAGGAAGTTAAAGACATGCGCATAATAATGGTATCCCCAGAACAGAATGACGACGACCGCATCAAACAATGCAACCGCATGGACCTACGATTTGAAAAGTGCCGGACCTGAATTGGTGCGCGCATTCAGCCTCATGTTTCACGACCCCGAAAGCGACGAGCTGCAGACGCGGTTGAAAGCTCTAAATGCAACCAATAAAAAGTGGAAGACCGGACCGAACGTGCATTCCATTTTGAAATACAACACTGGCGAAATTAAGTGCGACGAGCTGCAGACGCGCGGACTGCTGCGGTCGGTGGTTTTAGACCAGTTCGGCAAGATCATGGCATACTCGCCTCCAAAATGCGTGGTTCCCACTGCCGATGAGTTGAACAGCCGCTTCTCGGACGCCAACATCATCGTGGAAGAGTTCGTGGAGGGCACGATGATCAACGTGTTTTACTATAAGCCCAACGGCCAGGAGGAGGGAGCGGGATGGGACCTGGCCACTAAGAGCTGCGTGGGTGGAAACATCGTGTTTCATTCGGTTGCTGCAAAGAAGCCAGAGCCTGCAGAGCCAAACTCGGATCAACCCGCCGAAGAAAAGAAGACGTTCCGCCGCATGTTTTTGGAGTGCATGAATGCGGTTGGGTTGGATTTTGATGCGCTGTGTAAAGATTGTAGCTATAGTTTTGTGATGCAGCACCCGAACAACCACATCGTACGCGACATTGCAAAGCCAGCGCTTTACCTGATTGCCGTTTACAAGGTCGACAACGAGAACCTCATCATTGAAGAACAGTGCCGCGACGAGCACTTGGCCAGAATCAACGCTGCAAACACCGAAGGCACCTTGGTGCAGCTGCCTCACCGATTTGATGGCCCCGGATTGGCAGAGCTGCAAGAGCTCTACACCTCGCTGAACGCGCCCTATGATTTCCCAGGACTGGTGTGCCGCGAATGCAGCACGGGGGCACGTTTCAAGTTTCGCAACCCGAATTACGAGCGCATTAAGAACCTGCACGGCAGCGAGCCCAAGCTGCAGTTTCAGTACCTGTCGTTGCGGCAGCAGGGCAAGGTGAAGGAGTATTTGAAGCTGCATCCCGAGCACCGCGCGGCGTTTCAGCAGTGTCGGGATCAGCTGCACGCTTACACCGACCAGCTGTTTGCGAACTACATCGGATGCTACGTCAAGAAGGAGCGACCCTTCACCGAGTATCCCGCCGAATTCAAAACGCACATGTTCAAGCTGCACGAGCGGTATTTGAAGGAGCTGCGCGAAAAGAAGGAGCACATCACGCTGGGGCAAACGATTGCCTACATGAACGGGCTGTTCCCGTCGCACCAGATCTACGCTCTGAATTACGGGGTGCGTAAAGCCTGCGAAAAAGCCTGCGAAAAAGCATAACTCGGGTTAAATGCATGTATTAAAAAAACAATTAAATTTTTAATTTTTGATTTGAATCAAATATTAAACAGGGATGGTCACATGTCAAAACGGTCACATGTCAAATGGCATGCGGGGTCAAAGGAGGGCTTACGGGGTCAAAGGAGGGCTTACGGGGTCAAAGGGGGCTTAGCCCCCTTAACGGTGAATCTGCGAAATCAGCGACTGAAACACGGCAGCCGAATCCCGCGCGGCTGCAATCAAATACGCGTGCACAATGTCCACGTCGGTGGGCGCGTAAAATGCGAGGCGGATCATGCTGTGCTTGTCGTGCGGATGGTTTTTGCGAAAACCGCAGAATGAAACTGTCCGGCTGCCCATGTAATGATTGGTGTGAATGAAATATTCAAGGCATTTGCCCAGCGTGTAGTCCTCATTTTGCATGGTGATGTCGTAACCATTGCTAAGAGTGGTGTCGGACGGCGCAACATCCACGTCACCGCTGGCATTCTGAATGTCGTCAATCAGCTTATTGCATTTTTCAATGATCAGCAGGCATGACTTAGTGACAATCTCGGGATTGGAATACACCCCGATGGATTCAATGATGAAATCAAAACTGTCGGGGTTAACATATCTATTCGCTTCCATTGTGTACCAGTTTTTCTTTTCAAATGCAATTGCCGCGGCGTCATTGCCCTCGCGATCCAAGAGCTTTGCGCGTTCGGCCCATGCGCTGTCAGCCTCCTCTACATTTTGGGTTGCCTTGTAAGCGCACGTGCTGACCACATTGTACATGCCGTCCATGCGCGCCGTGCCCACCCCGATTTCGGCGGTTAAGGCCAGATGCTCGCCTTCCACGTATTGCGTCAGTCTCGGAATCAATCGTGCGATCAGAATGTAGCCCCCCGTGATTGCATCCGGCGGAAAGATGTGGCGAACGACTGACTCGCTCAGCTCTTTGCCCGTTTTCACATTCACTATGCGGAAGTCTTTTGTGGTCACGTATTCGTTTGCAGTTCCCGTGTTTTGAACGTCCAGCACCACGCGGTAGTCCTCCACGTTGAAGTGCTCAAACTCGGGGTCGTTGGCCTTGATATGGATGGGAATGCAGCCCATGCGCTGTTTGATAATTTCATTATTCAGACGCGTGGTGTTCGTCGTGATTTGCACCCGGTTCTCCGCGTGCGGCAGTGTGCGGAAACAATATGTGGGTATGTCGGCTAAAATGGTGCGGCGCACGGCATTGGCCAAACTGACGTTGATGTTTTTGACGGTGAATTTCAGCGTGCCGTCGTGGTCGGTAAAGGATTCAATGATGGGATTCAGGATTTGGGGAGCGGCGGCCATAATGTTTGGATTGTCTATAATACATTACACTCGCATTATTTATAAATCAATTTTTATGAATAATCTTTAATCGGGGAATCAAATGTTCACAATGCACATCGCAGTGCCTTTGGCTGCGTTTCGCCACGAAACCCTCCTTTTTTATGGGGGCAAAAAGAGGACATTAGGGGTTTAAGGGGGACGCATGTCCCCTTTAAGGGAGGGGTAAGGGGAACCGTAGGTTCCCCTATTAGTTGGAAGACGGCAGCGGCGCCAAGCACAGCTTAATCTCTCCCAGACTGGCAACATAATATTTAACGACCAGCGGCAGGTCGTTCTCCAGATACATTTCAATCTGGCTGCACAGGTTGGTGCACTTGATGAAATAGCCCAAGTTTTTCAGAGAGAATTCGCCCTGAATGATTTTATTGGAGTCCTGCTTTTGAATGAACTCCATGCTGCCGTCCGTTTCCACGCGCCGAATCTCCGCCGTGGCAAACTGCCCCGAGCACCGGAAAATGAGCTCGTTGCCCACCGACTTGATCTCCAGCTTCTCCGAAATGCACGACATGTCGCGAATGATCTTCTGGAAATCGGAGGACGGCAGATTAATGACGGACGAAAACACCACGTTCGGCTCAATGAACTCTTCGGGATCGGGCTCAATGAGCCGCAGCTTCTGCGTCTTGCACTGCTTAATGTCGCCGTTCTCAAACTTCAGGCCCAGAAATGACACGATACCGTCATTGTAATCCTTCTTCTCAATGTAGAGCGTGAGCGTGTCGTCGTTGTCTATGGAATTAATGAGCTTGAACAGGTGGAACATGTTGACGCCAATGATTATTTTTTCCATATGACACTCATAATGCTCAAAATTCTCTGCCCCTAAAAACAGGTGCGCCAACATGGTGTGCGATTTGTCCATGTTCACGATGCGAATGCCGTCCTTTTTGAACGTAATGTTGGTTTCCAGCAGGATGTCCTTTAGCGCAGTCATGAGCGTGCGAAACGGCGCAATTTGCACTGTTTTAATCGTGAGCACATTGTCGGCATAAGCGTTTGCATTCACAGGTGCGTTCATTTTCCAAATCAAGTGGTGGTATACACATTTTAAATAACAACCTTTAAATACTTATGACATGATTGTTATTTAAATATTTGAATAAAATGTTACATTTATCCCATCAGATGGTATTTTGAAATGACCATGGCAACCAGGATAAGCACCATGGCTGCATAATCGTCCAGGGTGGTGGGCAGCTTAAGCCAGAACGCGTTGGACAGCACCTGTCCCAAGAAATCAAACACGTAGGACGAGAGAGATACTTGAGCCGCCGAGAGGAACCAGTTGCCGATGCGGTTGGACGGAATGACAAACATCCATTCAATGGTGGCCCAAAACTCGGCGGTAAAAATCTTCTTAATTGTGCCGGCGTCTTTCATGCCTGGCGTGGTTTGCATGAAAAGTGCTAAATCCATAGTAACCATGATGGCCAGATTTAGAAAAATCCAAAACAACAATAAACCAATGGAAAATTGATGCTTCATTTTTGCAAGTTGGAATTTAGTTTAGTATTATTTTGTTTATATGATATATATTATATATTATATATTATATATCAAAAATACATTTCAATAAACAATCCATTATCAATTAATGTCATCGCCCAGTCCTAGCACAAAGCCTACCGCATCTGGCGCACCGATTGCGGGACAAACCCCCATGAACTATTTGCTTTGGTTTGCGGCGTTCGTGTGCGCCCAAGCGTCGTCCATGTGGGGACAGTTTGTCACCTTGAAATTTCCAAATATGGGCATGTTTGCCGCCTACAAAATGGCCATCCCGTTTGCGTGGCTGGACTGGCTGTTCATGTCCATGGCTGTGAACATCGGCGATAAATATAAATTGGTTACCCCCACGCAGGACACGTTCACGCTCATCACTCTGCAATTCACCGCCATTCTGATCATCAACCACTTTTATTTGCACCAGCCGTTGTTTAGGAGCGACATTATTGCATTCTTTATCATCCTGTTTGGGTTCGCCGTCAGTTTCAACAACATGCTGTCTAAAGCGCTGAACCGCCCGGTTCCCAGCGTCACTCCTGCTCCTAGCGCCACTCCCAGCGGTAAGCCAGGCCCTTCCGCTGGCCCTGGTCCTCTCATTGCACAAAAGGGCGACCGCAAGAAGGCAAAGCTGCTGAAGAAGATTTGGGGCATTCAGCCCACCAACGACTACTCGGCTCTCACTGAAGGGTTCGGCGTCGGCGACCTGAGCAGGAGTCAATAATGACAATTCTATATAACATTCATGTTATTTTTGACATAACATAAATTAATCAAACAATCCGGCAAATTAAATAAATTAGCGCCTTCGGGACATGCGCTTCTTATGGCCGCTGCGCTTATGGCCGCTTCGCTTCTTATTGATGTGCTTCTTATGCCTCCTGGTTCGCCTTCCTCCTTTCCTTGAAATTACGCTACTACCAATCACGGATTGGCTAGCATTGCCAGAGTCTACAAACGCTTGTTCGTCCTCTGAATATGCCGGTTTTGGAACAAACTTAGTTTCTAAACCACTAACCAGCATTTTTTTATCATCTTTTAAATCTTTCATCTTTTGTTCTGCATACTTTATTTGTTCTTCCTGTTTTTGTATATCCCTCATTTGAACAATCAATCTACCCAAGCTCAAGTTGTTAATAAATGTGCGCCCCTCAGGAGTGTTATTCAAATTCATTAGCACGTCCAATATAGGAATAACGCGTTCTAGAAAAATTCTACACATTATATAAAGTCTTTCTGCTTTAATTTTATCACTATAATTGCCCCGTGCAATATAATCGTGCACTTTTTCTATTACTGATTTAAAAAACTCTCCTAGCTTTCCTCCTGAATTGTTAGTGTATTCTATGAACGGTGCAACACTCGGACTAATTAGCGGAGCCACGTCTATGAGTTCAGCATCAGGGACTTTTTTGCCACCCATTAACTGTATCCAGGGGGCTCCTAACGTTTTAAGGTTTTCAAATAAGCTTCTGAACTGTCCTATATTATCCTCGCGTGTTCTAAGCAACTCAATGTAGTCTTGCATCACGCCAATGTAATCAAACTGAATGCGTCCCCCACGATCGCTTAACTCAAACAACGTTCTCAATATGTCTGTTCTTATTGGGTCAGGGCTGTATTGAATTTGTGCGTAAGTCATTGGCTGACTACAAATTTGAAACGCCATTGGATCAACTTTTGCGCGGAGTTCGTCAAGCTTCATCACTTCTTTGGGGTATTGTTGTGTTGCGTCTTGCACGTAGCTCATGTTGGGGTTTCGGACAATCTTCTCAAGTGCATACCCAATTCTCCTATCCTTCCCGGCCAGAAAATCCATGACTTGTTTAATGTGATTAGATTGTCAGGTTATACCATTACCAAATATTTTTATTTTAAGCATACAATTTCGTGGAATTCTCTTGCCCCGTGACGCGCTTAATGAATGTGTCGCCGTCCAGCAACTCTCGCACATGGTCCATGTATTTGTCCCGGTGCCGAAACAGGAAATTCACGATGGCCGACATGGGCAGCTGCTTGTCCTTAATCACTGCGTAGAACGTTTTGAACGCATCCGTGGTTGCTTCCGCCGTGGCATAATACTTGGCCCCCAGCATGTCGCGGAACAGCTTCTCAATCTCTGTCTTACTGGGGTAGTTCAGCTCCACGATTAGGTCGGTGCGCCCCTGGCGCAGCAGCGCATTGTCCAGCTTCTCTGGGTGATTCGTCGTGATGAACACGATGAGCCCGTGCTTGAACAGCACGCCGTCCAGAATGTTGAGCAGGTTGCTGAACGTGAAGCTTTGCGTCTCAACCGACGTGCGCTTCTCAAACAGGCAGTCAATGTCTTCCAACAAAAGCACGGTCTTGGGCTCCAGGCTGCGGAATGACCCCTGAACTGTGGCATTGTCCATGTCGCGGCTCATGCTCATGATGCCCAGATTGTAGTGGATCTCGTTGCACAGCGCTTTAATCAGGCTCGTTTTGCCGCTGCCGGGCACCCCCGTCAGCAGATACGTCTTTTTATAAGGGATGCCAAATGCGTCGTACTCCGCCTCGTTCTTCAAAAAGTCGGTGATATCGTCCATGACGCGCTGCTTGACGCGCGCGTCCATGTAGACCGTGTTCAGCCGGCGCACGGGGATGCGACTGTACGTGTTCCACTCGCTGTATTTATTGGTCACGGAGATGCGCAGCTTCTCGTCGCTGGTGTTGTCTATCTCGCTGGCCAGCTTGTAAAACTCCACGAAGGAAGCAGGGGTCGGCGTTCGGACCAGCAGCCGGCGAAAGTATGTCAGTCCGTCGCAGTTCGTTGGCCGAGTCTTACCTTCCTCTCGGAAGTCAATTTCAAATGCATGTACCCGTTTTTCGGAATCTGTGAAAATGTAATCGTATTCGCCGCATCCAATGTTCATGAACAGGGCATTGAGCGGGTCGTGCAACATGGACCCCTTCAATGCATTTGTTTTTTCATTTAGTTCTTTTACAGTAGCAATGGCGCTTTTCACTGCATTGTATGCCTTCATATTGAAGTATTCATGCACCTCCATGCGCGCGGGTGCATCGGGATTTGATCGCATCTTTAACGTTGCTGAATTTCTGAATAAATACGCGAGCACGCGGGTTTGATAATACTTCGGGATTTCATGTTCATAAAGGGCCAAAGCGGTATCAGTGGCCAAAGCGGTATCGGTGGCCAAAGCGGTCTCAGATTCGGTCATTGTCGTGGTGGGTGGGTTATCATACAATTGAGCCAACCCTTTAAATGTGTTCGCAATAATTTAAAATGTAGTTCCACCTTGTTCATTTTCAAAACCTAATAATGGTTCTCTGCAAATAAAATCATTTTCATTTAAAATTTGCGTTAGAATTACATCATTATTATGATTATTAATATTGTATTTGTTTATAAAATCATTTAATAAAGAATCTACATATTTTTTATCAATCACAAACGATATTGGTCCACCTAACCAAAAATGTTTATTAACATATATGTTTTTATCACAATTCATATAAAATCTCCCTGATGCGTGATATGGAATTCCATCCATGTTGTATTCAGGATTCAGATGTCCTATTTTAGTATAATCTCTATATATTCTTCCCCATAAATATCCAGGGCATAAATGAATACATCGCCAATTATTCGGCAATAAATCTATTGTTTTATTAAGTTCTTCTAATAAATTATTTATTGGGTTAAAATCATCATCACATATTATAGCATAATCAAATGTTGTTTTTTTAAATAAATTTAAATTATTTACTATCATTTCATAAGATATCTGGTGCATTGTTTTATTTTTTTTTATATAATCGTTAAATATTAATGGAATATTAAATTTAGAAAAATTATTAACAAGATTATTTCGTCGGGTTTCACTTATTTTATTATCTGGAATTGTTGTAGTTATAACAATTGTATTATTCTTATTTAACATGTAAAATGTAATGTATTATGCGCATATGTAACTTTTAGTATTTATATTATTTAATTATTTAATTCAAATAATTAAATATATGCAATTGTAACCCGTAGGTTTTCTGACTTAGTACTCGGGCGTGTGCTTTTTAAACAGGCACCCGTGCGGGGTTATACCCACCACTTCATTGATCACGGCCGCATTCTGAAATTTGCAGTTTGCCAACCAAACCTTCACAATGCAGAAGTTCTTTTTGGGTGAAATGGTTATACCATTCACCACCGGGAGCAACGCCTTGTTGGACGAAATGCTGTTGCCCACTAACACGTAGGTTAATTGGCGCCAGCAATCTTGCACGTCCTTGTTGCTCACTTTATATGAGAAACAGCCGCCATTCCGGTTTCTAACATCTTCCCATATGGGCGTAATGCCCTCCCTCATTAAAAACAACATGCAGTTCATGACCAATTTGGGCGGCAGCATTTCAGTCACACTTACTGTTTGTTCCACCGTGTTGAAATCATACAACTTGATGTAGCTTTTTAAAGACCAATCAGTGTCGTGCGGCAAATGACCCCACAGCGTCCATCCGCTGGACAGAGGGTGATGAAGGGTCTTGGTTGCTGCTGCTGCTGCATTTGTTGCATCGGAGTCTGATGTAGAGGTAGAGGAAGATGAAGATTCCTTCATGTTGTTCTCAATACACATAAAGTAACTCTACTTTTTAAATTGATTTGATTTATAATTATTTTATTTATTTAAATATATACCCAGCCCAATTTTTTCAAATGGCCGATCGCATTGATCCCAGCCTTGCCCGGGCTCTGCAAATAAGTTATGACGAAGAACAAGAACGACTTCGTCGTCAAGCACGACGAGAAGACGGAGACCTGCAAGAAGCATTAAGGATCAGTTTAATGGATGCACAACGTCCAGCATCAGCAGCAGCAGTGGCAGAAGCAGCATCGCGTCCAGCATCAGCAGCACCAGCCAACGCCGCCCAAGCAGCAGCAATAGCACGAATGGATGAATCTAATCGCGAAATTCTTCAAGGTATACTTGCCCGCACGGCCCAGTCTAATGCCAGAAGGGTTGCTCAAGACGCATCCATGCGTGCTTCCTTTGCACCAGCACCAGCATTGGCAAACGCATCTAACCCAAATTGCAGCACATGCAGAATGTTGACTTCCACAATGGGATACCCAATGCAATGTGCACAATGCAGAAGAATGGAGGCATCCTCCTCACTTCCATCCGCCGCAGCACCAGCCACAGCAGCACCAGCCACAAACGCAATGGATGAAGATGCGGAAGCACATAAGTATTTTGATGGATTTAAAATAGATGGAAAATCAGCGATTTTTGAATATTTTAAATTGAAAGACACAATGGGCAGTGTTAACTCATTTAATGCAATTTTATCAAAATTGCAGCAAACAATGACCCCAAAGGACTATTTTCAGTTCATGAAGTCACGCGACAGCATCGCATCGGGTGGCGTCGCAGCAGCACAGGGTGGCGTCGCAGCAGCACAGGGTGGCGTCGCAGCAGCACAGGGTGGCGTCGCAGCAGCACAGGGTGGCGTCGCAGCAGCACAGGGTGGCGTCGCGGCATCGGGTCCATGCGAATTTCCGATTTGGGCAGCTTTGACTCAAAGCCAGCGCGCGTGTTTTATGGATGGTGCTGGCAATATAGTTGCCAACCCAACAGAAATAAATGGAATAAGAAATCGGGCAGTTGAAACATTGCTTGCAGCCTTTTTTAAAGGGGCAGTGCCAACAAAAGACCCGTGTCCCCACTCAATCCCAGAAGATACACCTGAAAATCGGGAGGCAGCATGGGATGTTTTATGCAGGTTGCTGCCCGGTGACCAAAAAGGCGCATTGAGAGATGAAGCATTGGATTTTGCCGTATTTCACGACCCTGTCATTCTATCGGATGGAAACACCTATGGGCGCGCGCCACTCATGGAATGGTTTGCCAATAGTCCCACAGATCCAAACGGAACACCAGTGACACCAGCGGAACGGGCCAGTCCAACTCCCAACACACGGCTGAAGCAATTCATTGACACATTTAATTTGGGTGGCAGCCAAGAGAGGCAAGACATGTTGGGCGGACGCAAATTGTCAAGACGTAGAAAATCCAAATCGTCAAGACGCAGGATGCGCCGGAAAACTAAAACAATGAGACGCCGCAAAACATCCAAGGCTAAATCAAAGAGGTAGACAGACCCAGCCGATGATTGAAATTTCAAGTCTAATAACGCAATAATCCCATTTTCATTTTATTAGAGGGATTCTGGTTCAGGTTCCTAGACCCCTGTTTCAGTTGCAATCCCCGTTTCAATTGCGATATATAAGTCTGCAACCAATTGGGGACAGGCCGACGCCAACGTTGCAATTGGTATAAATACGCTTGCACCCATTGGGGCAATGGATTAGGCGCAACAGCTACGGGTGTGGCTACTACGACGGGTGTGGCTACTACGACGGGCACAGGAAACACGCAGTCTTCCGGATTCATCGGCGTGCCCGATGTTATGCTCGTGCGCTGCGTGAATTGTCCGATGCGTTCTCCGCAGCACACGTCCTTGAGCAGGTGTTTCCATTTATACGTGGCAGGATTATTTGCCCTAAGTGCCTGCAACAGGCAAAACGTGAGCGCACCAGCGGCTTTCCCAGCCAAAAATGCATCCGCACTGGTTTGCGAGTCCTGGCATCCGCTAATACAAAACACTTCGCCCGCGGTTTTTGCATACCGCTTGTGTTCGTAACTGGTTTGGCGCAGGGACCATGCGTTGGGATCATACGCGGCTGGCATCGGTGCAGCAGCAATCAGGTAGCTGCTGTCATCGTATTTGTATCGCAGATCGCATCCCGTCCCGCTGTGGCACGCATCTAAAACTATGTATAACCGAGCCCCCGACGGCACCAAAGCAGCCAGCGCAGACCGTATCACATCGTCCGTGATGAATCCGGTCTGGTTAAAATCCAGCGGGCAAATGCACGAATCCGATCCGCTTTCTTCATCTCCGTTGGTGTCGCGCTGCAGGGCGCCGTGCCCAGAATAATGGAACCAGAGCTCGTCTCCCGCGCGCACCCCTTGAAGCAGCTCTTTGAATGCCGCTAATATGTTGGCACGCGTGGGTTTGCGAGGGGTCGCGTCGCTCATCGCGATGAATGAATTGGACGGGTAGCCTCGGACACCCTGCAAATATGCAGCCACGTTGTTGATGTCGTTGATGCACCCGTTCAGTTCGTTCTCGGTGCCAACATAATTTATGCCGACCAATAATGCGCGCTTCATTATAGTAATTTATAGTGTGGGTTATGCATTGCAATGCTATTTTATTTTTTATTACAAAAAAATAAAGTAAGTCAATTCATTATTGGATGTTGTTAAATGCGCACCGTGGCGTAGTCATACAATAGGCGAATGCAATAATCGTCATCTTGTTCAAATCCAACTCCAGCGTCAGGATAATCGCTGATTTTATAAGCAGCCATGTTTACAAATCGGTAACTGGTTGGATTGCTTGGACGCGAATACAGGTTGGTCTTTGATATGTAAAACACTGAAACTTGTTTTATTTTGTTACCGTGTTCAACATTGTGCGTATCTCGTCGCAAAATGTAGGTGTCATTATTGCGCACATGATGCGCGTAGTTCAGCACCATCAATTCTGTCATATGCAGGTTCAAAATTTCCTTGTATTCACGTTTCAATAAATTGGCATACATTCGTTGCATCTCATTGGCATGAAGTGTCGGCGATAAATATTGGTTCATGTGATTTGAGTTTGATAGATAGTTGTATTTAATATTATTAAAACATGTATAGTTCATATCTTTAATAATATTCGTAAAAAAATGAATATGGAGTTTAAACCAATCCAGAATCTTGGACTTCAACCCCCGTTTCAGACAGATGCAGATAGTTGCAGGGGCGCAACGTGTGCAGGACGGCATTGTGATCAATGCATTTAATGATGTAGGAATCAGCATCATGGTTGACAGTGGTAGTCACATCAATGCCGATGTTGTGGTTTTTGCGCATGAACCACTTCAAGAACGCAGGATCCAACAACTTGTTGCCCGCCACGTAAAAATTGTCTGGGCTGGCCAAATCCAGTTCGTATTCTGAACCCGCATATTGCAGCACAATTTCTATCATGCGATGATCAACTGGCACAAATTTTCTATCAAAAAAATATGACCCGTCTGCATCTCGCGGAAACCCATCGTATTTAATCACATGCATGCACTGCGGCGTGGAACTCGTCACCGTTTGCAATGTGGGAACCTGACACATCACAAAATCAAATTGCATTGTGTGATTCTCAATGCGGGCAATTTGCTCTTTAATGTCTTCTTCGTTGTCCGAAGAGTCTGCTTCTGACTCATTTAATTCCTCCTCCACTTGATCAATTGCTTCATCTTGCACAACCGCTTCGCTTTTTACGGCCGCTTCGCTTTGCACGGTCGCTTCGCTTTGCACGGTCGCTTCGCGTTGCACATCAACCACATCATCCGAATCATGCGCATTCTCATCTGCAGTGTGCTCATCAGCCAAATGCTGAATTAAACCAAAGATGGAGGAATATCCATGCAATTCAGTACCATCTTTGACGACGCGAATGTAACAATGATCATCCTCCACGCTAACCTCCGATTCCGTGTCAGGTTGAACGACCGATGCAACCTGATCCTTCACAAATGAAACCGCGGTGAAAATGGGGGGAATCACGTATCGCGTCGTGAATCGTTTCGTGTGCGTGAATGCCGACACGCAACCCCATCCAATTTTGATGGCAATGTCAGCCCAATTTTCCGCAGTGAATGATTTATACACGTACAATCCCGCGCCCATCGCAAACACGGTGTACAATTGCACAGAAACGATTGCACTCAATTCTTGCTCGGTGCAACCCACCAACTTGCCGGATGCATTGTAAGTGCTTGCCACGCAATTCATTGTTTTGTTTTTTATAATTCCTTGTTGAATAATGACTATTGAAAAAACACTTTTATATTGTTTCAATGTGATATATAATGTGTGCATTAAATCATGGATTCATAAACAACCACATTGCATTTTGAATGTTTTTTGCACAAATGTGGCACTGAAGTGGATTGAATCGCATGCAATCCGCATTGTTGACCCTTGTTTTTGCCGGTCTGAATTTGAGCAACGCATTGCACCGCCGCCGTGGTGGCGTGACTCGCTTTGGACTTGGACGCCGATTTTGCAACAGAATTGCGGTGGCGCAAACAATACGGCTTGGAATCATGCTCGTAAAATGCGTTTGCACCGCATGAATTATTGTTATTATGAGAGCATTCAATGCCGGGCATGCACATTGATGCCGGGGCATTCACCCCATTTAAACGTTTTATGGTGGGATGCGATCCGACGTACGGTAGAAGCTGATTGGTCAACGTGCGACAATAAGGACATTTGATTTGATGCGTCCCTATTTTTTCGTAATAATTGTGTATCCCGAGTCGCCCTTTTTGGCGGAGAACCTCTTGATACAATGGCTCATAATTGAATTTGTGACCACATGTCAGTGTCACATGAAACAAATTCAACGCATCATTTGTGATCAGGCACGCATTTTCGTGCGACTGCGACTGCGACTGCGACTGCGATTGCGGTTGCTGCATGTTTTTCAATGCCGCAAAAAAATCCACATCAAGATCGTCTTCAACTTCGTATTTTTTTAAGGCGCATTGTTCATTGGCGGCAATGTGCATTAATATGCGTGGATGAATGTTGTCTTGTATTTTATTGTTTAAAATAAAATGTCTTTATACTTATATATTTCATTTTATTTTTGAACGGGATTATTAAGAATGGCAAGCAAAGACACTTGGGGTCCTGCCACGTGGACGCTGTTCCACACTCTAGCCGAGAAAGTAAAAGACTCCAATTTCAACGAAGTAAAAGCAGAATTATTTAATTATATAAAACGAATTTGTTTCAGTTTGCCATGCCCGGATTGCGCCGCGCACGCCACCCAATTCATTTCAAAATTGACCCCAGACCAATTTGCAAATAAACAATCCTTTAAAATGTTCTTGTTGCACTTTCATAACTCGGTGAATGCGCGAACTGGAAAGCCACCATTCACGGTGGATGAGTTGAACGCCAAATATGCCCGAGCCAACACGTTCGTGGTTGTGCCACACTTTATCAAAGTGTATTCATATCGCAACACCAATGTGCGACTCCTCGTGAACAGTTTTCACAAGGACATTCTCATCAAGGAGTTCATAAAATGGATGCGCGAAAACAGTTCCAAATTTAACAATTGATTTGTCCGCACGCCAGTGTGTTAATTTCATGCAAAAATAGTATGCAATTAACATAACAATAAACAATTAACGACGACGACGACTGATAAATGTCCAACGTGTTTCAACATGCGGTTAGCGTGGTGGCATTCGCATACGCGATTATGCTGCTCATTGCCTATTTTGCCGTAATTACGTGCACCTTGCTGGCGTGCAATGTATTAAGCGCAGTGCTGTCAACCAAAATGGTGCACGTGGTTAAGAGCGTGGTCTCTTCCTGCGCAAATCGCGCATTTGAGTATTTCGCACTGCAGCCATCATGCGAATACTTGAACGAGACGCGGGACAACATGCGACACTACAAGAATAAATCAATTAAATCGGTGCAGTTGTATTACCGACGTGTTCCAAAAAAGCTGCTCAATTTATACAATAAAATTACGCTGTGTCGGCTGGATGGATTGTATAATGAAATGATGGCAGAGCACGCCAAGTCGGACCATTGCAGCAGCAACATGTCCATGCCCGACTATTTGCGCGCGCACGCAGATGAGCTGCCCTTTCACTGCGGGCTCATAATTGAAATGGAGGACGGGGCGCATTTGATGCTGGACAAAACATCCACAATTACGCTGCTGAAAATGAAGGAACCGCGCATAAAAAACGCGATCATGAAGGAGGTTGCGCTCAGCGACAAAGATCCAAAAACGCTGGGCGGTTTCATTGATGCCGGAAAGCGCCGCATGAAAGACGAACACTGGTTTCAATGGGACACCAAGCACAACTGCTTCTACATAACCAAACGGCTCCTCATGAAAAATGGGCTGTATTCGGAAGAGGCCCATGAAATGACGCGATACTACGCGCAAATGCAGCGACTATATGACGCATCCAAAACATTCAGTTATTCTAAAAACCTGGAGATGTTTGTGCGGCTGCAGGCGCGCACCGTGTCGTGCAACCTGGGATTCGTTGAAAAGTTGAACCGCATCATCATGTACTCGTTCAATTGATTCACTTTTGTCCTCAATAATCACGTCAAATTTGCACATAACTATTCAAAGTAATAATCGTTAGTCCAATTTGTATTGTGATATTTTAAGAGTTCATCATAATTCATGTTATACAACTCATCTATATATGCCAACTCTTCGCTGCTCAGCATTTTAGTTGATGGCAATTGACTACTATATCCATAGTTTGTTTTGTATTTGTATAGAAAATCACCTAGCTCTCTATATTTTCTACTATATCGCGTGAGATTCAGTTTTAATTCTAGTGGGATGCATTCTTCTAATTTAACCTCTCTGCTGTTGCCCAAACCATCGGTGAATGTGATGCTCATATTATTTAATGATAATACTTAATGTTTATATTATCATTTTGCGTAATAAATTAATTTCATTAAATGTTTAAATGTATGCAATTTATTGCGAGTTACTAGTTACTAGACATATCGGTTAGTTTTTTGGCCATAACCGTTCGCGTTTTGGAGCCGATTGCACATTTGCTTTTGGCGTCACAATCATCGCATGAGCATCCGCTAAAATCGTAAAGTGCTGCACTGTTGCTCAAGTTCATCGTCAGGTAAAATCCACCAATGCCAAATCCAATGCCTGCCAAGATGCCAAAAATATAATCTCTCACGCTCACGCCAATGCCGCCGATGATTGTCACTAAATTTATAAAAACAAGAATGATAAACCCCATAATGATGCTAATCAATGAATTGGAGTCAATGGATTTTGATCGCGACATGCATAATGAGACATACGCAATAGTGTACGTCAAAAATGCAGTGGTGAATACGCCATAGGACGACATCAATAATCCAACCAGCATTGCTCCGCCAATGTGTCCAATGCATTTCGGAAAATTACGATTCACGACGGATGTCCCAACGGCGACGCCGCTTATGATCATCGGCACTGCCTGGTTGAATTTAGTTATGCCAAATGCATTTTCCGAAACGGCATAGAATTTTGCCCAATTTGATGATGATGCGGATGTTGCAAGTTTGGATAAGTCTTCCGCTGTTGGAATGGGCGGGTATGATGATGTTGCCATGCCAGTTGTCTATATGTTATGTATAATATACTTAAATATAAAATTGTGATAATAAATACTTGACCCCATTCGGACATTTGTTTTTTGCAATGGGTATCCCAAGTTATTTCGCACATGTGCTGAAAAAATACCCCCGCGTCATTAAACGGCTCTCTGAGCTGCCGTGCATCAACAATTTATACTTGGACTGCAATGGCATGGTGTACGACGTCGTTCACCAAATGCAGTACACGCCCGAAAACATAGCGGCCTATGAGGCCGAAATGCTGCAGCGCATTTGCGAGAGCATTGATGCGTGCATTGCGATCCTGCGACCCACCAGCAGCGTCTTCATTGCATTTGACGGCGTGGCGCCCGTGGCCAAGCTGAACCAGCAGCGCGAACGCCGCTACAAGTCGTGGTACTTGGGCGAAATGGAGGCGCAGCGCCGGCATGAGATTGTCAGTGCACGGAACACACAGGCCGGATCCGGAAAACCCAAAGCTTTGAAAGTGCAGCCGCCTAAACCGGCGTGGAACACGTCGGCCATTACGCCCGGCACCAAATTCATGAATGCGCTGCATGACAAGCTGGCCGAGTACTACGACACGACAAACAAACCAGCACTAAATGCCCGCTATAATTTGAGCGGCGGGGCAGGCATCATCGTGAGCAGCAGCAAGGAGCCCGGCGAGGGCGAGCACAAGCTGTTTGAATACATTCGCGATCATGCGTCGGAACACGCGAACATGACCACCATCATTTATGGGTTGGACGCGGATTTGATTATGTTGTGCATGTCGCACCTGCACATTTCGCGCGGCATCTACCTGTATCGCGAGACCCCCGAATTTGTGAAATCAGTCAATGTTGCGCTGGACGAAAAGGAGAGGTATTTCATGGATATCCCCGAATTTGCTGATGCCATATGGGGGGCGCTTGTCCCAACGGCTAGGCCGTGCCTTTGCGCCCCCCACACCCCCAATGGGGCACTTATCCCAACGATTACCAACTGGGAGGGAGGGGTGCGGGGAACCCACGGTTCCCCGATGGACTACATATTCATGTGTTTCATGCTGGGCAACGACTTCATGCCGCATTTCCCCGCGCTCAACATTCGCACCACCGGCATTGCCTCCCTCATGGAGGCGTATCGCGCCACACTCGGCTCCAATGAAACCATCATACAGACAACCCCGCTGGGTGAATACGTCATTCATTGGCCGAATTACAAGAAACTCGTCGCTCATCTCGCCGCGCAGGAACTCACGCTCATACGAAAGGAGCATGGGACGCGTGACCGACAGGCGCGACACATGCGCGACTCCGACAAGGACGATGATGTGATGCACGACGTCATGATGCTGCCAATGACTCAACGTGATGTGGAGCGCGACATTAACCCGTTTCAGCCTGGGTGGGAGAACCGATACTATACCGCGTTGTGCGACATACATGCGCCTATGGTCCCCCAATCAGTTGCGGCATTGTGTCGCAATTACCTGGAGGGCATGGAATGGACGTTCCGGTACTACACGCGCGGGTGCGTGGATTGGAAGTGGACGTATGCGAATCACTATCCGCCCTTGTTGGCGGATTTGGTGCATCACATTCCCGACACCCACGACCCAACCTTTTCATTTTTACAGGTTAAACCCAAAGAGCCCATTCGCGATGTGGTGCAGCTGTGCTACGTGCTGCCGCGAGCGAGCCACGCGCTGTTGCCGCCCTCGGTTGAACGCGCGCTCATGCGCAGCAGCATGAAAGACCGGTACACGGACGACGGCAGCAACAATTTCAAATGGGCGTATTGCAAGTTCTTCTGGGAGTGCCACACCGACCTGCCGGCCCTGGATTTGAGCGAATTGGAGAAAATTGTGAAAAAAACGGATTGATCATGTGTTAGACGCCCGTCTCACATCCCGAAAGCATTTAATTAAGTCATTGTACACAATGGTGTATTCCGGCCCCTCATCCGTGCTCACAACCGGCTCCAGCGCTTTCAGATTCGCATAAAAACACCGGCAATCCACATTCGTTATTTTTTTGGTTTTGCAACATTGGTCATACACTTGATCAATATTGTGTCGGGTCTCTTTATCCATGAGGGTCATTTGCGCGTCATATGACGACGCATCCAAGTAATTTATCATGTGTGTCATTGCCGCAATTGCAGTTTCATAGGTTGAAGCCATTAAATGGTTGTAATGGTGTACTATTGACTATTGCAATGTATTTAAATTTAACACATAGTATTTAAGCATTTAATGAACGCAACTTTATTATATTTGTATAATACATAATACATAACACAATAACCCCAAAATGCAGGGCATTAAACCCGAAAAAATGCAAGGGTTAACCGTTGCATTGCAAAAAGTGGATGCACTTGGTGGTGGAGTAAATGGAAAAAAAACTGACTTATTGTCCGTGTTGCATCAGATGCTTCCACCAGATGACATTGCGCTAATATCGCGATTTTTCACATTTCCTGGCCAGGATGTAGTAATGACTGATGCAAATTGCATCAAATTAAAATTATTCATGGCAATTGGACTGTTGAATCGGATGTTTAACGCACGTTTTAAAATCATTTTGAGAGGTGGATTTGCAGTTCGCATGAATATACTAAAAAAAATGCAAACGGTTGATTCATTTACGGCAACAAAAGGCATGGATGATTTGATAGCCACGGTGTCCAATGCTGATTTAGACTGTTTGGTGGTGCCAGTTCATGGAAATGAACTGTCTGCAGAAGACCAGTCCGAACTAATAATATTGTTGCAAATGTCCATTGAAAAAACGGCTGAAACATTCATGGTGCAACACATTGAATCCAGTAAAGATCAGTTGTCTAAAATGGATGAATTTCGCAAAAAAGAATTAGAAGACACACTGAAAAGAATACAACAAGTCGAGTCGTGGATAAGTGGCATAAGCGATGAAGACGAAGATGGTCCAGCCCGAAAAAGGGATTTAATGATCAAATTACAAAGATTGCAGAACATAATGAAATTGTCCGCAGTTGCCAAACCAGACGAATTTGGATTGACAATTCGGTCTGCAAAACGTAGCGCTTTGACCACAAAAATGAACTGGAAAATAGCTGGTTCTCAGGTTGAACTAATGGATGTAACCGTGATGCCAGTGCACGATGCGGGCTCATTGTATGCTGACACAAGTCGCATGAAACAAATAAAATCAAAAGGCGCAGTATGGTATTATCCAGGACAGGACATCCTGTTGATTGAATATTTGAATGTCATGCACAACATTGGCCAACAAATTCAAGAACTATCGTCTGACCCAGCGATGCCGCCCGCAGACAAAGAACCGCAATTAAAAATGCAATCCAAACTGTTGGATAAATTCAAATCACGCGCCAAAATATGCTATGGATTATTGAATGACGAAGAACGTTTCAATCTGATTAGTTCATTGCCTCAAAATCTTATGGGTGAAGTGAGACACATCATGCTGGCAGGAGGTGCCAAAAAACGCACTCGTCGTGTGCGTCGTACTAAAAAACGAAATGGCCGTAAAACCCGTAATGGCCGTAAAACTTGCAATGGCCGTAAAACCCGCAAATAATTCATACCCCACATGCAACCACATGAACTTCAATTTTTAAAAATTAAAAAATTGAAAGCAATTTCGCATTTGGATTATCAGACACATCCAACCCGCTCCAACCAATGCAATATCTGCGAAATCAACCTCAATCCGAACCCGAAGTAGACATGTGTCCAATATGCATGGAGGTTCCCGGAACCAAAAATATTTCAATCACGGCATGCGGACACAAATTCTGCACGTCGTGTTTACTGTCCTCTTTGAGAAAAAAAAACACGTGCCCCACATGTCGTGCCGAAATAGAACCTGCACGGGAATGCATTGAACCATTGCCCGTGTCAGTTGCATCCGAACTCATTCGCACAGAAGAGCGCACAATTCAAATGACCCGCAGAATTGAAGTTATCAATTCGTTTTCAGGAATGAATGGACGAGCGGCAATGATATTCTCTCTTTGCAGAGAGGTTGCATTTGCTACGGCACACAGCATTGCTCGGTGGCAAACAGTATCAAATAAAACGTATCACAAATCATGGGAAGCATTTGACGATGATTCAGATGACGACGACGAACAAAGTGGATCTGGATCTGAAGATGATCAATGAATATACTGAAAGACAATATATTGCAAATGCGTTGCCAACCGGCAATCATGATTTTTTCAAAACAAGAAACCCCTAAAAAGGGACATGCGCATTTTTGCAACGATTCATGCGACAGTCCCTAAATCGGGAAAACCTTTTTTCCGAAAACAAGAAACCCCCAAAAAGGGACATCCGCATGTGCAAAAGGCCGCCGAAGACAGTCCCTAAAACGCAGAAACCTTTTTTCCGAAAACAAGAAACCCCGTTTTGGGGACTGTTGCAGGCGGTTTCTGCCCTTTTTTGCAATATGGTGCGATTTTGACATTTTTTATGTTAAATTATTTAAGACCATATATGCTCTCGCGAAAATGGCTCCGAAAAAGTTCCGCAAATTACCTAGTGACGCGCGTTTTTGCGCAAAAAGGTTTCGCCATATCGATTTTTGGACATTTTTTTTGTCCATTTCCTGAAAATTTTATAGAGTCTTGCAGAGTAAAAACAAAAAATAACAATTTTAAATAATAAGAGTTGTTATAAAAAGTGAGAGCATAATGATGTCATGTTTTGATGGGATGAAAAAAGTGATTATTTGGCTCCAAAAAAAGCTTAAAAAAAGGCACCACGGGTTGGGATTTTTGTTCTAAAAATTTAGAACGTTTTAGAACGCCAACCCATATAAAGATATTTTCTCACGGTATGCTATAACCTATTACGCCAACCAATCTGCATTCCATGCCTTCCGACGACAGCTGTGACGATAAGGAAACGGACCCAAAAATCCCGAAAAATCCCGAAAAATCCCTCGTATGTAAACCGTGTGACTATAACACATGCAGTTTGAAGGATTTTAACAAACACCTCTCCACTAGTAAACACTGTTCTAGAACACTTTTGAACACAAAAAATAAAAAGGGGACAAAAAATCCCCAATTCATCTGTAAATTTTGCAAAAAAGAGTATTCTGCAAGGAACAGCTGTTGGTACCATGAAAAACAGTGTCTAGACAATCCTAGCAACAAACCGGCAACCATTGTTTCAAAGGTCATAAAGAAGTTGCCAAGCGCAACACAATTGGTTGCAAACGACACCGTAACAATAAGCCTGGCTGATCTGTGCAAGACAAGCGGAAGCGGGGGGGACAGTGTGTGTTTAAGCCTGCAGGACATGGTGCCGTGCATGCTGAACTATTTCAAAAAACAGAACGAGGAGCACCAAAATGATCAGAAGATGGTGGTGCAAGAGTTGCTGAATCAAAACAAGGAGTTGATGAGCACCATCAGAGAGATGGCGCCGCGCATTGGCAACAACAACGTGGTGAATACTACGAACAACACGCAGTTTAATTTGAATGTGTTTTTGAATGAGGATTGCAAGGATGCCATTAAGTTGAGCGATTTTGTCAAATCTCTCAGCATAACCGTTGCGGACTTGGAATTTACGAAGACGAATGGAATCATTGAGGGCGTGAGCTCCATCATCGTCAACAATCTGAAGGGCATGGACGTGCACAAGCGCCCCATTCATTGCACCGACATGAAGAGAGAAACCATGTATATTAAAAATGACGAATGGGAAAAGGATGACAAGCTGGAACACGTTCGCAAATTCATTTACCTGACGTCGTGCTATCAGACCCGTGTCATTCAGGAGTGGATGGCGGCGCACCCCGGATGGGAATCCAACGAGAAGTTGCAAACCGAGTATTTGACGCTGTGCAAGGAGCTGTATAAAAACATTGAGAACGACGATGTCGCGCAACGGAAGATTCTGAAGGGGTTCATCAAGGAAGTGCAAATTGACAAGTCCATGCTGCATTAAGTGTAAATCGCAAATCCCATTGGTTTCAACGAATGTGATTGTTACATTCACGGTTGACGGTGTGTCCGCAAATGTTGGAAGCGTAATTAAGGAAGCTTACACGCAACGAGAGACACTGGGGTCTTCAATCAGTTATAATATGAACAGCGGGGTTTCTGGAAGCAACAACTGGGAAAATGCTGCTCGCGAATATGCGAACCAAGTTGGCAACCAAGACAACACCAATTCTGGTCAGTATTACACTAGTGGCAAAATCCCCCTTCCACCTGGTGAGCTTCTCATTTTTGCTGAAAATCCGATCAAACCTGAATGCTGCCCTAGTTATTACTCATCTAGCACTGGGTGTGTTTGCACCAGCCAAAAACAATGGGACTACTTGAACAAGCACGGTGGAAATCGCACGTTGAACACCGAGTTTTGAAATATGGGCACATGCAATGCGCATACATGTAATTCATGAATTCATAAATTACATTTCAGTCATGTTGAGCCATACACTACAAGAGGTATGGTTTAATAATTCAATTCTTACGACTTTTCCTTGGCAACAAATGAGTTGCTCACTTGCGCTTATGGCGACGACTTCCACCATTTGGTGGGCTTGATCTCAGCATGCTTATTTTTGCCCGATTCATAAGTGTTTTACTTGGATTAGGCATCCCTTCCATTAACCTATTTAACAAAACATCATTTCCACCCTGCGCGAGTGCATCCATTCTCTGTTGCGAGGTCAACGACGTGGATTGTAATAATGTTTTTGCACGGTTTGATACAGATTTGTTCGGATGCGATATTGCACGCACCGCAATCGGGTCCATTAATTGACGAAGCGCCGTATTGGCATCGTCTAAAGATGAATATAGATATTTAATTTCTGATAATCTGGCGTTTGGAACGGGATCATCAGAAACATCATGATCTATTATTGCTACTGGGCATGGAGTCATTACCGCTGCAGCTGCACCCATTCGGTACGGACTAAAAGACACTTGTATAATCATATTAGGGTTTTGAGACGATGTATAAAATGGTATATATCCAATATTTGGCATCACAATAAAAGATTCTACATAATATCGTGTCTTTAAATTTGCTAAATCTACAACAATACCATATAGTATGGGATTAGATTGGGCGTTGGCCCCACCTCTCCGCATTCTATGAGATGTTTTATTTTTTGGGGTTTTCTTAGATTTACGCATGGTGATAGTTTATTTGATTGTATATATGAACTATATTAAAATCATATTGGAATGTAAACATTTTTTTTCATTATTTTCCACAATGCATTGTGTTAATTTAGTTAATTTAGTTAATTTAGACATGTAAAAAAAGTTTATATTTTTATAATTTAATTTATGAATTTATGACCAGCGACGTCTTTCCCGTGCCGGGAGGTCCGTGAATGGCCACAGCAGTGCCGATGGCGGCGGGGTTTGCAATCCATTGCCCGACCATCTGCATGATCTGCATTTTGGCGTCATTCAGACCATATACTGCATTGTCCAGCTGGGTTTTTGCATTGGTCATGAACTCGTGGCAGCGTTCCACTCCGTCCACTTTTAGACGCCGCCGATTTTTTATATATGATATATATAAACATAATGCCTTCCAATGAAATAATACCTCCACCTCGCCCTCCAGCATGGGGTAGTTTATTCACCAATAATGCGTGGGTCTATTATCAACCGCATAGTTTATCGGTTGGTAGTGGCGGCAGTGGCGTAAGAAATTGTCGCCATAAAGCACGCAAAACTTAAATTTGCCAAAAATCAATGCAAATAAAAAAAATTGAATCCGAATTAGTTTTTAATGTTTACATCAGTATTGAGAACACAAGACAATTTCGGATATGACAAGGGTATTATTTGTTACACGTGGCGGACCATACGATGATGAGTATATTGAAGGGAATCATGAAATGACATGGAAAGGTCAATTCAGCGGACGTCGTGACAACCTTGTCACATGCGGAACCCGCGTGTGGTATCGCAACGATAAGAAGCACCGCTATTTCAAATTGATTGGAACGGTCAGAAGCATTGAATTGTTGTCGGCTGGAAATCCATCTCAAAAAATTCCATCCACATACAAATTGCAGCTGGACGTGCATGATGTCCAAACACAAAGGGTTGTTCAGCGAGCACCAGGAGATAAAAAAACGCATCAGAGCATTCTACGAGCAGAAGGATACAGCGAAGACATCATTGCTTCGGCAGGAGGTTGGCCTCATGGAATTTATTAAGGTACGATTTTCAAATTTACGTGTGTGTATGTGTGTGTGTGTGTGTGTGTGTGTGTGTGTGTGTGTGTGTGTGTGTGTGTGTGTGTGTGTGTGTAATAACATTTTTTTGCAACAAAATGTTATTACAAATACAATGCAAATAAAAAAAATTGAATCAATTTCAAAAATTATTTGAAATGAATTAGTGATCCCCACAACAACGGTTATATGACAAGTTTTGTAACGAACATTGGACCTCGCATATCTGGACCCGGACATGCAAATCATTGCATTGGACAAATGTGCACTTTCAGTAGCAATGGGCTAACCGAGTATGGTCGCATTGTAAATGTCACACCTACTGGAATGTCGATTGAACGCATGGCGCAAACTCTCAACGGTGAGTTCATCCCGCATCCCATCCCCCACCATCATACCACGAAGAATGTCCTCAAATTCTCGCGCAACATCAGACTTATTTCCACAATTCAATTGTAGTTGGGATTGAGGTCACCAAAATGTGATTCCAAAAATCAATACAAATAAAAAAAATTGAATTGATTTCAAAAAGCATTTGAAATGAATCAGTGTTACACCTACAACGATTACGATGACTCAAACCTGCAACGAATACTGGGCTGCCACCGCGATGGCTGCTACCAAGACGAAGACGAAGACCCCGGTGACAATTTACGGCGAGGATGGCAGCATGTACACGGGCCATGTCAACGAATGCGGCGCGAAGCACGGACAAGGCACCCTCAAGACTGCAATCTACATCACCGGGTGTATGGGCGACGACAATTCACACCTCATGAAGTGGACCGAATACACTGGCAACTGGTCCGATGGAGTGCTACATGGACAAGGCGTGATGCGAAAGATGTCCGGCAATGGAGTCATGGAAGTCGTGCATGACGGCATGTGGAGCCACGGTGTTCCCATCTAATCATGCACAAACAGATCGTCTAGATGCGGACGTTAACTGCAACACTGGCCCTACTGGCCCTACTGGCCCTACTGGATTCTAATGGAGAGATAATCAACCAAAAACAAAAAAAACAGAAAAAACAAAAAAAACAGAAAAAACAGAAAAAACAAAAAAAACAGAAAAAACAAAAAAAACATTTTTTTTGCAACAAAATGTCATTCCAAAAATCAATACAACCAAATAAAATTGAATTGATTTCAAAAAGTATTTGAAAGCAATCAGTGTTAAGAGAAATTTGGATAGATGCAATATTGTGGATGCTTGAGAAACGACAAGGGTGAATTTGGACTGAGATTGAAAGAAATTTGGGATGAAGTGGTTGAGGTATGCGAGGCTAGAAGCTGGGAAGAAGTGAAGGATGAGGTGAGTGATGTAATGTTTGGGTTTGGAAGGTTGTTGGGGTATATGTGTGGTCGTGTGTATGTGAAGATGTGGTTTGATGAAAGACACGTCAAGAAGATTCAAGGAAGAATGGAAGAGTGTGGATGTGTGAGAAGCAAGAGACATCTGGTGAACGGGGTGTGTCCGTCGGTGGAGTAATTCAAAGGTAAGTAAGTGCATGTGTCTATGTTCTAACACTTTTTTCACTATGAAATTGTTCAAACCGTGGCCACATGTCAAATCGCAGCGACTGTGTACCGGTTGATTTCATGCAAAAATGCCATGCTCATGCACATGGTTAAAATTGGCAACCACTTCAGCATCGGTTGTATATGTTTGTGCTGTGAGTTGAAACATAGTTGTGTTATATTGCACACTCTCATGCCAGTAATTATGCGGTCTCATGCCGGTAACTGTAAAAATGCAAGGAGCAATGGCCACTTCATGCTGTCTTTGATTTAAAGGTACCTCTGGCGAGGCTGGCAATTCGGCAGGGTCATGATGCGTTGACAATGGCAAAAATGCAGCAGTTGCCGGAATTGTTATTTCATATAAACAGCATAAATTGTGCAATACATGCATCCAGCTGATTGCAAACTCAATGTTCCAAGTGCATGACATGGGTATCGGCTGAATTATGCGTTGACCAACAGCAATTTTGTCAACAGGAACATTGACATGTCTGTATAAAACAATTGGCGGTTGGGCAATTAATGCATCACGTGAAGCTTGATCAAGTGAACCCAACGCTTTTGCATTGAGCATTTTGGTGTATTCACAAAACATTCTTGTTGTCTTAAGCAACATGTCCAAATCTACATCTTTGTCAAACTTGCCGTTTCTATCCATCTTGTTAGTAAATGAACCGCCAGAAGGAATGGCACGCACCATGAATCCATACGCGTTATCTTTTTGGTTTGCCATCTTGCGAATATGCGCAATTTCAAAATGTATATAGGATATGAATGCAGCACTAAATCCTCCAACCATTATTCTGCCTTTTTTATATCTCAAAAATTTTGATTTTTTGGTTTTGATTTTCCGAATTTGATATTTTCGGCGTTGGCTTTTGCGCCTTAACGTTGTGGGGTGCAACACGCGATTATGCATGCTTGGTGAATTGGTTTATATTATTAAATGTGATATTATTTATTTATTAATCATTTGACATCAACTGCGGCCACTGCCTTGTAAATCATGCGGATGAAATCGCCGACATTCATGTAGCGAGTTTCATGTGGTGTGTAGTAGGTGTAAAATTTGAGGTTGCTTATTTTGAAGTAATCGCTGAATGAGATTTTTTTTTGACAATTGATGCACATGTCTTCCCGATAGTTCAGGTATAGTCGCCACATCCATTCAAATGCATTGGGTTTATAATTATAAAAAAGTCTCAACTTTTGAATAGTGGGGTCCCTTGAAAAGTAGGCACTTAAGGTTCCCAACTCTTTTATCGTGTCCATGTAATCGCCCTCATAAATTATTTCCAACCATGTTTCCATGTTTGAGTTGGGTTTCAGCCAATCTTCAATTATGGCATGATACGAATTGTGTGTTTCTTCGCACTGGGTTGCCAGCTGTTTCGCGATACAGTAGTTCATGAGCTCGGTGTCTGACTCTTGGGCCCGTTTATTTGCTTCTTGTATCGGGTCTTCAATTCCCAGTTTATTTCTGGATGTCAGATTGTTGATGACTGCGCTGACGAGGGTGGGCAATGACCGGTGATTCAATGCGACGAATGGCTTGCTGGAATCAAACGGGGTATTTGCATTTACGGTTTCCCAACATGCATGAATGGCCTGTCTCGTCATGTGCTTGCGGGCAGTGTTCTTTGCATCTCGCTTCCACACAAATTCTGCTTCTCCTGTCTCCGCCATGAGTGATTGCATAATTGGAGTATCATTTGTTTATATCCGTTCAATTTAGTTTATGGGTTATGATTATAATAACCAAACCGATATAAAATTTAATACATTCATATTATACAACATAATCCATATTTAGTTTAATATGAGTGAGACATCCGAAGAACCTAAATCAGGTCCTGAGACCAAGGCGCAGCTGGTGCAGTACATCAAATCCTGGATTGAGGTCGACAACGAAACACGCAAACTGCAGAAGGACCTGAAGACGTTGAGAGATAATAAAAAGACTCTAACGGATGCGCTGGTTAACGTAATGAAGAGCAACGAAATTGATGTGTTTGACATCAACGACGGCAAGCTGGTGTATGCCAAAACGAAAGTGAAAGTGCCGATCAACAAGACGAATCTGTTTGCCGCTCTCATGCAGCACTACAATGATGAAGACGCGGCCAAGAAGCTGAGTGAGTTCATCATGGATTCGCGCCAGGAAAAGGTTAAGGAGTCGATTCGCCGGAAAATTCAAAAATAAATAAATGCATATGGTAGGACAGCACTCTTTGAAAAAAAAGATGAAAATAGAGGCGGACATCAATGTTGACAGTATTAACGGCCGATTTAGATCCCAATCCGATTTCACTAAATCAGATGCTGTGGAACATCTAACGTATCCGTTCGTGGATGCATTGAAGATAAACGTGGACGACGGCATTGACCTGCCGCCGGATTCACGGGTGGACATGTGCATTTACCGAATCAACCAGACACAAACAAGCGTCCCATTTTTAGAATTTTTACTTTATTTGGATGGCGGCAAGACGGACAAGGGGGGTCGCAAACTGACGTTTCCATACATTTTGTCCAAACACACCAAGGCTGGATTGGTGGATCAGTGCACACCCCCGCTGTGCGCATTGTTTGGAACGAATGAGACGGAGTTGGACAGTATTATCAAATATGGCGGATACATTTATGATAAAAAGGAAAAACGGTGCACCCTGTTTTTCAATAAATTTGATGACAGTGCCGCAAGCATTCCATTTCTAGGCGCAAAAACCCGATGGTGGTGGACCCTTTCCAGCGAAATTTTCAATGAACACATGATGATGAATTACCCAATATCGGATGCAGTGATTTCATTTTTTAGCAATCATTCGTTTGTGATGCAGTTAAAACTGAATGGGCAAGTATTGGAGTCTCCGAGCGCATGTTATGCCGGAAAGCATTTTAATTATATCTCTTATATGGCGGCATTTGGTGTGAAAAAGGCATCTACACGAGCCCATTTTGGGCCGTACTATTATTTTGTGAGTTTTGCGGACTCAATGTTGTATGCATGCTATTCCATTCGTCATCCCCACGCAGGAAAGGTTCGCAATCAACCACGTTTGCGATTTGAACCGCATGTATTGGGGGATGGAACCAGCCTAACTGTAAATGAATACGGCAAGCACAGCAAGGGTGGCATTGTGCGGTTTGCCGTGTTTTTGGGGCGATGTCGTGCCTTTTTTATGAACGGAGATGAGGATCGCTCAGGATTGAGCATGTATTGGGCCAATAAAGATCCGCTGATCAAGCGCAAACTTGCACTGCGCGACATCAATGGAAACTGGACGCGCGCATTTAATTCTGCTTATGTGGGCGAATACGATTTTAAAAATGATAATAAATCAAATAAACGAGTCCCGGGATGGACCATTAAGGATTATGACAATCAAATCCCGTTGTCATGTCATCAAATTGATGTGTCAAATGTGCCAGATGAATACGATCCTGAATTCACCGACTATATTGTGATGTGAGTGCAATGATGATAGGTGCATAAATATAAGAGAAATAATTATATTCATGTATTATAATACTGCAATCTGAATCAATACATACGACAGGATGGATTCGCCATTGCCGTTAGGTTGGAAATCAATGAAACGATTCATTGTGTTTGTCGCTTTTATCATCATCGTTCAACTCATTTGGTTTTTTGTGCGCGTTCTTGAAATAAATCCGAACATGGGGTACATTATAATTGTGATGCTTCTTCCGATGGTATTTAATGTGTTCATCATGGGTGCATGATTTATGTAAATTTTTGATACACCCAATCATTTTTATTTGACTGGGTGTAATAACAATTGAAAACAAAATTGAATTGAATATTTGGCACATTTATAACATAATAATCAATATCCTGTCAACGTCATGTCAATTCGCAACGATGTGGATGATCCTCTTTCTAAAAATCATGTTTCGTGGCTGAAAAAAATAACCACCACTCCCAACAAGGATAAACCCATTCCAGCTGCTGTTTCTGCTCAATGGCATCCGACCAAAAATGGTCAATGGAAACCATCGGATTTCTCTCGCGGTAGCAATTACGAAGCAACCTGGTACTGCGGTAGAAGAGAAGAATGTGGATGTTACCACGTATGGAATAGTTCAATATCAAATAGACTAAAACGCGGTTGTCCGTGGTGTTGTCATAAAAAACGATGTCAGCATATGATGGATAAAACACACTCATTGCAGGCGAAACATCCAGAGATTGCAAAGCAATGGCATCCTACAAAAAATGGCGATGTAACTCCAAACCAAATTACTGCATGTTCGGGTGATGCACATTGGTGGTTATGTCCAAAAAAATGTCCCCAAGGGTGTGAGCATGCATATAAAATGATAGTCAGCAACAAGGTTAAATGCCAAGGATGTCCATTTGTCGGCTGCGGGTCATCTAAACAGTGCTGCATTCACACATCATTGGAAACAACGCATCCGGAAATCGCAACGTATTGGGATAAAGAAAACAATAAAGACAAACACGGAATTCCAGTGCTTGCAGAACATGTCACGTATGGATCTAACTACATGGCACGCTGGAAATGCCCAAAAAAATGTCCAGAAGGATGTTCTCACTCATGGGAGGCAACTGTTGCGAGCACGGTTAGACCCAAAGAATGCGACGTTTGTTTATTTTGCAGTAAGCAAAAAATTTGCCCACATATGTCGCTTCAACATCTTTATCCCCTTATCGCTGCAGAATGGCACCCCACAAAAAATATAGATGAAAATGGGGCACTGATATCCACTGACCAAGTGTTTTCAATGTCCGGAAAGTCAGCATGGTGGCTTTGTCCAAATAAATGCCCGGAAGGATGTGCACATGAATACGAAATGATCATTGCAAATCGCACTGATAAAAATCAATCTTGTCCATTTTCAGGTTGTTGTCCAACGGCTCCTAAAAAATGTTGCGTTCACACTTCACTTCAGTTTCGCCACCCAGAGCTTGCCTCACAATGGCATCCTACAAAAAACACAACCACCCCAGATGCAGTATTGCCATTCAGCAATGCATCGGCGTGGTGGGTGTGCAATAAAGACCCGACTCATGGTAGTTGGGAAGCAACCATATCAGACCGGCATGAAACTGGATGCCCGAACTGTTCGCACTATAAATCTGAAATAGAAACGCGACTTATTGCAGAAAAAATAACGGGTAAATTATTTCCGAAACGATTGGGATTGTTTAGCATCAATAAGAAGCTTGAAATTGATTGTTATTGTGATGAATTGAAAATAGGCATTGAACAACAAGGTGATCAACATTATCATTATATCCCACACTTTCATAGAAACGGACCGATTGATTTGGAAAAGCAAAAAGAACGCGATCAGATAAAACGAGACGAATGCCCAAAATTGGGAATTAGACTGATTGAAGTTCACTATTCCCTGAAAGGAATAGAAAAGGAAAATTATCTTAAAAATGCATTGTCAAATTTAATTTGACATGGATTCAACTGAAGTTTGGAATGCTGAACTCACCGTTCGCATTTTTAACGTATTTTGCAATGACGTGGGGATTCACCGTGTTGGCCACAATGTCTTCTGGATCATACACGTTTCCTAGACTGTCAATGTGGTACATGATCCCTTTGATGTCCTGCACCCACGTATCCACCTTGATGCTCGTGATGGCTGGTTCCAAAATGTCAAACATGCCGTGTGGCGTGCCCTTTGTGTGTGTGCCGCAACACACGCACCCGTCTTTTTTGCGTCGGGTGCATTGCTCGCCATTCGCACGCTTGGCATGGCACCGGTCAAACACCGGAACTATATTCTTGATGCGCTTTCGTTTCATGAAATCTTCCTTGGACAGTTTCAGTTTGTCGGTTGAATAAATGAATCCCATGATTGACGTGTAGTCTTTGTACACATCTGTCAAAGTCACAAGGGGGTCGTGAGCGTGTTTTTGACGAACCTCTTCAAATTTGGCTGCAATTTCATTCTTAAGTGCAATCAAATAGGCGTCAATTCGGGCGTTGATTCGGCGTTCCATTGTGCTGGGATTGTGATTGATGATTGATTATGTGCGGTGGTTATCATGCATTGGACAATGTTTTTAAATCAATTTTTAAAAATATTACGAAAATAATTTAAAGAGGGTGTCGCGCGAGGCGTAAGGTTACATCATTACTCCATCCTCGCCTTCCAAATCTGCCATGATTTGCTGAAATTGCTGTATTTGTTGCAACTGTTGCAACTGTTCTTCGGTCAATTCGGCGATTTCGGTGATTTCGGTTATGATATTTTCATCGGCGTTTAATGGGGTGGTGCCGCCATGAACGCTATTCGGTGCAGTGTTATGGACGCTATTCGGTGCAGTGTTATGGACACTGTTCGGTGCAGTGTTATGGACGCTATTCGGTGCAGTGTTATGGACACTGTTCGGTGCAGTGTTATGAACGCTATTCGGTGCAGTGTTATGAACGCTATTCGTTGCAGTGTTATGGACACTGTTCGGTGCAGTGTTATGAACGCTATTCGGTGCAGCAGTGTTGCGCACACTGTTCGGTGCACGAGATCCAGGTTTAGAAGAATGCACTGAAACCAAATCGGCAGATGCACTATACACTGCATTTGGTATGTCCACCACCACATGGTCCGATCTGGAGGGCGTTGATGATGCAGTTGATTTTTGCAATTGTTGGAACTGTTGCAACTGTTGTTGCAATTGATGCAACTGTAACTTGTGATTCACTTCGGCGAGTTGTTGCTGTTGGAACACTAGATGTTGTTGCTGTTGCTGTTGCTGACGTTCTAATGCAATGGCTGCATCGTCAATGACAACTGTTATGCCATTGTTGTTATTGTTTCCGCCATTGTTGTTATTGTTTCCGCCATTGTTGTTATTGTTTCCGCCATTGTTGTTATTGTTTCCGCCATTGTTGTTATTGTTTCCGCCATCGGTGTTGTCGCGTGACGGACTGCCGTCGCGACTACTTTTGCGACTGGATCTTTCTTCGTAATCCTGTTTATTTTTCGCGGAATTGATGGTCACAATGCTTAAACCGTTGCACAAGTTGGGCGTGTGTGCATCAAAGTGCACCTTGTTGGTGCCTTCCACTGGATGACCGTACTTCTTCTTAAACGATTCAATCACGTCTTGGTCAATGAGAGGCGCAATGTCAAACAGGTTCTTGATGTCGGTTTTGATGATGTTCATCATGTCCTTGGCATCAACCCGCTGCGAACGCACGAGCGCGAGCTCAATCTGGATTTTCTTGTTGATTTGCTGAAATTGCAGGGAGCAGAGTCGGTGCGACTCGGCGCGCTTGCCTAACTGGAAATAAGTGTCAATGGATTTAATGATTCCCACGAAAATACTGCTTATACCCAGAATGATGTTCATCTTTTCGTAGCCAATGTCAATGCCCGTTGCGAATCCAATCGCCGATGACAGGATGATGACCGGGATGTTGATGTAGTTGGAACGCCCGTTGTACTTTTCATACGAGTTGCGGTGCAAGATGGAGAGAGATTCGCACTCCTCTGCGTGCAACTTCAGCAACTGCTCTAAATCCGTATTATAATCAATGGATTCTTGTTGAGTCATTCGTTATATCTTTCATTGCGATTTTATTTTTTAATGAGATTATAGTATTTGAATAGATTATACGCAACGCAAATTGAAATAAAATGGCTCAACCAGAACCACAGCAACCTCCCCTCAGGATGTTGGACACTCATCAAAAGTTGCAAGCATATTTGGATTCGTGCCCGCCTGGACTGACCAAACTCAATTTAGGTGTAACACAAATACATTCTTTGCAAGGAGTTAATTTCCCGCCTGGATTGAGAGAATTGCGTTTAAATGATAATCTCATCACAACCTTGCAAGGAGTGCATTTTCCACATGAATTGGATAAATTGTATTTATCCAATAATCAAATCGCTTCTTTGGATGGAGTGCAATTTCCATCCACATTAACATATTTGTATTTGGACCAGAATCGCATCACAACTTTGCAAGGAGTGCAGTTCCCACGTGGATTGGTAGGTTTGAAATGTCAGGATAATCCATTAATTTCCTTGGCAGGCATGATTAATCCAAATACCAACGTTAAGCACTGTTTTATGAGTTATTACAATTCATTATACTTGCGTGACATTGATGGTGAAAAATCGTCATTGAAGACTGCCAGGCAGTCTCAAAAAGCAACTCTAAAAGAGATGTCTGATTTGTCGCAACAATCCATACGGAACCAGTTGAAGGCAGTCACGTCATTTTTGCGCGAAGGAATGGAAGCCCGCGCCAGACAACATGAAGAACAATTGGGGAAAGAGGTGGAAGAAAGAGGAAGGGCGATATTTTATATTCATGGGCCCAGCGGGAAAAAATACACTGTTCCATTGAATACATCAATCACAATTCAGGAGGTAATTGACTATTTAAACGATCACTATTATATTTCGGTGTTGGGGAATTGTGGCGTCATGCGGCTTGTCTTCTCTGGCAAACAGTTGGAACCAGAACGCACCTTGGCTGATTATAATGTGCAATCAGGATCTTCATTGCACCTTGTGTGTAAAATTGTACCAAAATCAACTCAGGGTGGCTCCAAAAAACGACGACCCAAAAAATCCAAACAACGTCCCAAAAAACAACGCAATAAATCTACACGGAAACAGACATAAACACAACTAGCACATTTTATTTACCCTCTCACAATAAATAACATGTTTCGTTTCATATCGCTGCTGCACATGCGCAACTATTCATCTGTATCCAAATCCAAATCCAACTGTGCCTCAAACATTAGTTGTAAGATGACCCACGGAGGGCCACCGCTGGTCGCCTGCAACTGCGTTTCCAAATGTCAAATCATGGAAACGAGAGATGAAATAGACGCATTCGTTGCAAATGCGCAGTGTCGCGTAAAGTGCGCGCACACAAATGCAGACCCGAAACCAGGCGACTGTTCATGCACCAGTGGGTGCATTGCCGACATGTCCGAACTGTATTACATCATGGCTTCAAACAACACAGGTCCATGATGGTTAAAATATATTATATTAACATATTAATATTAAACGAATTTATAATATGTCCGATCAAATACCCGATGAGGCTGGCATTATGGCACAGGTTACCAGTGTTTTTGATACATCCATTTATGATTTTGTCGTCGTTCGGTGTGATATACACCCATCGCGTGCAATTTGCGATGTGAAAATTGTTGTCAGAGATGGCAACTCACAATGTTTGTTCATAACAATAGATATTGGCAAAAGCAAAACTAAAAAAAGAATTAAGATCCATACGTTATCTAAATGCGAAAATGCCACTGGACCCGAACTATTAAAAAAGGTTGAGGATTTAGCGAAGTTATTAGATGTTGAAAAAATTGAATTAACTGATGCTTCATTAAGAAATTATTGCCGTGTTATTATTCATTTGCCCATTTTATCTATATTAACAACTGGATCAACATGGTACAACTCAGCGGGTTATGTTTCGGACAACCATGATGAAAACATGCATAACAATGCAGTCATTGTGGATGGACTATTTGTCAAAATGATGCATGATGCGCAAACGGTTGCTGGTGACAACACGGCCCTTATGGTCAAATTGAATGCGGTAGTTAATATTGCCCCCCACATCAGCGTAAAAACATATGTTAACAAACTTGTGGAGTCAATTGGCAGAGGAGAAAATTGTTCCCATGACAACGCGATTTTGCTGGACGATTTGGTAAGTTACATTGCCCGTGCTGGAATATTGAAATTTGATGAGACAATGTATCGTAAGTTGTCTGGTGGCAGACGAAGGCGAATGCAAACAAAGAGAAATAAGAAAAACAACAAGAAATTTAATAATAAAAGTAATAAAAAAAAACTATATATATTATATTAACAACTATTAATCAAGGTTGCAATATGTCTTCTTTTCAAATACCCCCGGTATCCCCGGCTAACATGCAAAAATTGCAAGCTTTTCAGGAATGCGTTAAAATATTAAATAGTGTTGAGTTTAACACTTGCAATGAAATAATTGCAATGTTGAAACAATACAATTCAGACATTTCAAAAGGAGTAATGCCCGAAATGAACGGAATCCCCGGAATACCTGACCGTATTAACAAGGTTTTGATTGGTTGTCTTACGCAATTTTGTTCGTTTGATGATGAAAACATTCGCAAGGCAATCATTTCTAATTTAGAATCAACCAATAATTCTAAATACATAAATGAAAAATTAATTAGGATTTTTTCTCCTGCACGATTTGATATTGTTACTGGATTTAGAAAAGATGGAAAAATTAGGGCAAAAATATCAAGCGCCCGAGACAACTCACACTGTTTAACTTTGACGATTGATTTGAACCGCAACAATATAAAAATTAATGGACTGGACAAATGTGGTTCTGGAACAGGACCTGCCTTATTAAATGATGTTTATCAATTGGCATTATCATTTCCACAAATAAACCACATTGATTTAATTGATGCGTCAGGCACACATGTTTGCAATGTGCCGACTGATTTGGCTGTTCTTAAAATATTAACGACTGGACAGTCATGGTACAATGCGTATGGTTATTATTCAGATGATCATGACGATGACGTTGCCCACAATAAGAAAATAATAGATGCTCCATTTGTAAATTTCATTAACATTTTTCCTAGAGAATTAATTGAAAGGTTGAAACATGTGTTTCCTGAGATTGAAATTACTCCCGACATAACATTTACAGATTATGTGAACAAACTTTTGAAATCAACTGGTAGAGACAAGGAATGTGACAAGGAAAAAGCGGAAACATTGGCCGAATTGGTTAATTATGTGGCCGAAACACTTTTTTCAAGCAATAGAATTCTTCATTATGAGGTGGATTTGAAACGAACCATTGAACGACTCAGCCACGGTGGCAAAAGAATGCGAACAAAAAGCAACAGAATAAGTAATATAAAAGGCAATAAGAAAAGCAACAGAAAAAGCAACAGAAAAGGTAACAGAAAAAGCAACAGAAAAGGTAACAGAAAAAGTAATAAAAGAATTTTTAAATAATTATATTGCATTCATGTATATCCAATATGTTTCAAATCGGATCACGAGTGAGAGTAACTGGGTTAGTTTCAGCCGCAGAACACAATGGGAAGATCGGCCAGGTTACAGCATTTGCATCAGACTCGGATCGCATCCAGGTCCAACTGGAGGATGGAACTACCGTTAAAGTTAAACCGAGCAATTTAGAGTCAGTTCGTGCAGTTGATATGGAATCTAAATCAAATGATTTAAAAAGGGGGTCCCGAGTAAAAGTGGTTGGATTGATTTCAACCCCGCAACACAACGATAAGGCTGGTACCATTCATGATTTTGACTCTTCATCCGGCCGCATCTACGTCAAGCTGGATGATGACACCGCGATACTTAAAATCAAACCAACAAATGTGGTTTCAATCGCGAGTGGTGACCTCAATGTGGAACCACTCATAAGGCAAGTGTTCAATGAATCAAAATTCATTGTGCGTTGTCGGACACGTCCTACCGGCGATATTGATGTTCATATATCCAGCAGGAAAGATAACTCAGACTGTTTAGAGTTAAATTTTAAGTTACAAAAAAATAGCATGAACATTAACTCATTGACGAAATGCACGGCAGATGGTGGTGGTGCGTTGTTAAAACTCGTTGATAGATTGGTGGAATTACTTCCTCCCAGCATAAACCGAATTGAACTGGTTGATTTGTCGCAAATGGAAATATGCGACACTCCGGTGGATATGCCCGTTTATAAAATTTTAACAAAGGGGATTTCATGGTACAATTCGTATGGGTATATTTCTAAAGACCATGAAACCGAAATGGAACACAATCAACGCATCGCAAATTCGCCATTCATTGCCGTGTTGCGCCAAGCGTTGCCAGAACCGACATTTCGTGAAATAATGCAGGGCATAAGCACATTGTTTGCGGGTAACATTAAGTTGACCGACGAAACCACCGTGAAACGTTGTCTTCAAACACTAATGGATTCAATTGATTCAAAATCGGAGGATTGTGATAGCTCAAACAAGGCAAAATCAGAGCTGTTGGCAAAAATAGTTAATATATTGAAGCCATCGGTTAGGTATTATCATCGCTTGTTGACTAAACAGCGTGCTGGCAAACGAAGGCGGCATCGGCAAACGAAGAGAAACCGCAAATGCAAGAAAACCAAAAGAAACAATAAAAGAACCAATAAACGCTAATCATTTGGCACGGGTTCTGGTTCCATGGTTTCAAACATATGATGCAATAGTTCGGTTCCAGTGTTGCATTCCCCAACGCCCAGTGCGTTTATAAACCATTGCTCAAATTCGTCCACTGCTTTCCACGACTTCACATAGCCGCCCAAAACAATGATCATCGCCGCCTGTTTTGCGTAATCGGCATCCACCAGCTCTGACACTGATCCATTCAACAACAATTCATCAATGTCCAACGCATCGTCAATCCTTTCCGGATAACACGCGATGATTCGTTTCTCAGTGTATCCGTCGCAATGTCCTCCAAACCCAAAATACGTTTCAAATTCAGATCGGTGTTCTTGAACCAATGGGCCATCAAGGCGAAATTTGAATTTGTGTCCCATGAGTTGCACGAATCCGCGGCATGAGCGAATTAGCACGCGGTCAGACACGTAGTGATTATATCTTTCATGCCACGTGAATTGGGAGCTGCGCTCCGAAGCATAGAATTCATTTGACATTTTGTCGGGCACCGTGGTAATCATGTAACCCCGTTGGAGGTAGTATTTGTTGTGCAGCTCCTTGAATTTTGCAATGACGTCGGCCTTTGTGATCATTGGTTTATTGATTGATTGTTTTCTGGGTTCTTGGTTGTTGTCATATGTTATCGTCTCTTTATATGCATTGCATTAAATGTTTTTGTGCGTTTTTGTCATTTAGACGAATTAATATGTTTGCATTATGTATAACCAATATCACATTTTATTTATTAAAGATGTCGTCAAAATCAAAAGTGAACCATTTTTTAGACCAGTTGACATCCGAAGCAGGAACTGCGCTTGTGGATCGCCCCCCTCTAATTAAGCGCGTGACTGATTTCATTGGTGCGTATCAACCAAATTTGGAGCGGCTTTTTGATCGTGATGATATAAAAACATATGAAGAATTTATGGATGTGTTATGTGAAACTCATGAACAATCATTCGTGGATGCTGGAATGCCAGAGATTCCATCACGTGTTTTTAGAAATTTATGCAGAGTCATTGATCATAAACAAACCATGCACGAATTTGATGATGTAATGGAGGAGACGGTTGAGCTTCAGGGTCCCAATCCGGATGATGTGCTTAGTTTTGGTTCTTCGGCCCCAAGTGAAGGCGATCTCGTGTCAAGTGTTGACAGTGTTCACAGCTATGACTCTCGCGGTTCTGACAATCGTCCAGGCGGTAAAAAAAGGAATCGAACTCACCGCCGCAAATGCAAAAGTTCCAAACGACGCAATTCGCGCCGTCGTCACCGTCACCGCACCCATCGTAGCAAACATTAACTTCGGCTCGTTTGTGTATTAAAATATTTTCAATAAAAATTGAAAGCATTTTTAAGACCTCGCAATCACACTCACAATCAGACTCTTAAACACGATGCCCGTCCTCCGAGAACACATCACATGCACACTGCGAAGCCTCATATCTCCCGACGATTTTGATCCTAACGACCGCGTATCCAGCGACAAGAAGTATCGTGTGCCCGATCACCAGCGATATCCATCATGGCCTCAGAATAACAAAGAACGCCTAGTGGATTCGGTCATGACCAATTATCCAATTGGACAAATCACACTAACAAAACATCATCAAGATGGCGAAGAGTATTTCAACATACAGGACGGGCAGACCCGAATGGGTGCGCTGCAAGAATTTGTTCTGGACAAGTTTCCATGGAATGGCAAATTATACAGCGAGTTGCCGGCAGATGCGCGTGCCGAATTTAACAATTACACGGTTCACATTGACATTTTCAAAAAAGAAAAAAGCATGGGCCAGGATGAATTTGATGGAATCATTTGCGAAATATTTGAACGTCTCAACAGTGGAAAGCCGCTCACAGACAATGACAAGTACTGGAATCGCAAAGAGACACCGGCCATGCAGCTGCTCAATCGTCTCAAGACTTCGTCCGAATTTGGCCCGCTCATTCGCAAATACATGTGGCCAAATGTGGGCGGTGGAAAGGGGCGCTGCGGCTTGAACAACTTCATCGGCCTCATTCTGGGTCTGCTCAATGCACGACCAGAGTGCATTTCCACATCGTTCATGCAGAATGGACCCATCTTGATGAAGACCGAAGTAGATGAAGCTGGCGAACGTCGCGTGACTGATTTCATGCGATGGTACTTTGGCCTGCTGAATGATGTGTTTCAGTTTGCCGATTGGAGTGTCAAGCGTGGATTTGGACAGCTGTCAGGTGTGTGCGGCATGATTGCAGTGGATTGGATCAAAAGCCCAGCGGTTGCACGAAGGCATTATGACATGTGGAAACGATATATTGAACTGCAGTGTTCGCGGGCGAATTTTGAAAGGCGACTATTCGCCGATCTGCCGGCTGGCCATGCTCGCAATGTGATTGAAATCTCAATCAATGCGCGAATTGACACGGTCATTGCCGCGTATCACAAAGATGCGTTTGCGGAATACAACAATGATGCGTTCAACATCGTGTTGGAAAACGACGATGAAAGTGGTGAGGAGTGAAAACGCATTGAGTTCATACGAAAAGAGAGAAAATATGTTTATTTTTATCAATGAAAATGACAAATTACGATCTTTAATATTGCATCATCCAGAGACCACTTCCTGTTCCAGGATAGTTAAATGCTAGAGTGTTGGGAAGGCTTGCGGATGCCATGTATACAAAGCAAATTGATTTGCCATAAATCAATGAAACATTACCGTTTGTGCCTCCTACAAATACTCCTGTGCCATTCTTTGCAAATTGATTTGTAAATGTGACATCTCCATTGTTGGACAAGCTGATTAGTAATGTAAATATAACCATTCGTCCGTCAACTCCACCATTCATGTTGGTAATGAATTTTGAGTTTCCTGTGTTAGGAGTTATGTATATAACTGTTGCATTTGGTATATCAATAACATTTGCAGTAATTGATAATGGAAGTGTGGAACCATCTAGTGTCGCGGTCGTTAATGTAGTGTATGCTGATGCGACAGCGGCTAACCCCTGAATTCCTTGAATGCCTTGAGGGCCTTGAATGCCCTGAGGACCCGTTGCACCGGTTGCTCCAGTTGATCCTGTGGCACCTCTTGCACCTGTGGCGCCAGTTGCGCCAGTTGCGCCAGTTGCGCCAGTTGCGCCAGTTGCGCCAGTTGCGCCAGTTGCGCCAGTTGCGCCATTGTATGCCAATTGAAACACATTTAATTGCATACAAGGAGTTTGAATTGAGTTTTGGTCAGTGCCTTTAACAAAATATCTAGCACTGTAGCTGTTTGTTATCAAAAACTTAACCTCTACATAATCATCCGCATTCAATGATAACTCGGAGGTTGTTTTAAACACCTGACATTCAGGATGTCCTGTGGGCGGATTGACATTTGTCGTTTGGTTGGACCTAGTGTATGCAATTGCAGACCCATTAACATAAAACATAATTTGAATGCCTAAAATAAATGAAACTAGGGATGAATCCCAATCTGGATAAATATGCAGTCTATAATCAAAATAATATGTGCCTTTGGTTGAAACTGTGATTCGCGTTTTAGAAGGGCCTCCAACCGTAATTCCATTTGAAATTCCGATTCCATCTAATACTGCCGTATTAAGTTGTCCTATTCCTAATAGTGATGTATAATCATTTGTTATTGTGGTGTTATAAAATTGACCATAATTTGTTACAACTCCGCCTAGACCTGGAATGCCTTGAGGCCCGGTTGCTCCTGTGGCACCTGTTGCGCCGGTTGCTCCTGCAGCTCCTGTTGCGCCAGTTGCGCCGGTTACTCCTGCAGCACCGGTGGCACCTGTTGCTCCTGTTGCTCCAGTTGTACCTCGTGCTCCGGTTGCTCCTGTGACTCCTTGAATGCCTTGAACGCCCGTTGCACCTCTTGCACCCGCGACACTTGTTTTGGCATTTGCGCTATTGATAATATCCACAACAGAAGCCGATATATTTTGAGAACCTGTACCGGTGTTATTATACCTAAGCTCATTATACGTAAGCGTTGTTTGAATGACTCCGCCTATAGGAGAAAATGGATTAAATATAGTCATCGTGAGACCTTGGTCATTTAAATAACTATCATTGGAAATGCCGTTTTGTGCCGCATTTGTGACGGCCACAATGGTGCCAGTTATTTCTGTTTTTTTTACAGCAGTTGCGTCAGACATATCTAAAGTTATTTGATTGCTTTTGACTCGTAGCGCGTTCTGTGCTGTATCATCAACCCATATGCCTTGTAATCCAGCCGGCATTGGGTCTGCCCCCTGTGGTTCTAATGCCAAATAAGTTGGATCTATTCCCCCAGAAACATATAATTTACCAAAAACCATTACGTCGCCAGTGTATCCAGTTCCAGTATAAAGCGGACCAGTGGTTCCTTGATAATTCATTGGTGTCCATGGACTACCTCCTGTTGCTCCGGTTGCGCCTGTTGCGCCTGTTGCTCCAGTGACACCTGTTGCTCCTTGAATTCCTGCTCCTGTTGCGCCGGTTGCGCCGGTTGCGCCTTGAATGCCCTGAGCGCCTGTTGCGCCAGTTGCGCCTGTTGCACCAGTTGCTCCTGTTGCTCCTGTTGCTCCTGTTGCTCCTTGATATGCCATTTGAAACACATTTAATTTTAAAGTAGGAATGGTTGTTGTTCCATCATATGTAAAAGGGCCTGACACTGTGTATTTCACTTCTACGTATTGACCTGTAGTCAACGATAATTCGCAAGTTGCGATATATACATCACCATTTGCGGTTGTATCCATGCCTTGATAAGTGGATGAAAAAGGGGCAGCAGTTAGTGATCCATTAACATAAAATTCTGTTGTAACTCTGTCACCCGATGGCGGTGTTATTAAAGTACCCGCATGCGCCATTAATCTGTGTTCAAAATAATATATGCCTGTGGTTGGAATCACAATGCGAGACGTAGGAGTTCCAATTGTGATTCCGTTGCTAATTGTGTAATTTGTCCACAATGAGGCAATTGTGTTGGGGTAAGTTTCAAAACTTATTCCTGAAAGTGTATTATTATAAAACTGTCCATAATTTGTCACGACACCACCCAATCCAGGTATGCCTTGAGGACCAGTTGCGCCTGTGGCACCCGTTGCTCCTGTTGCTCCTGTGGAACCCGTTGATCCTTGAATTCCTGCACCTGTTGCTCCTGTGGCTCCTGTTGCTCCTGTTGCTCCTGTTGCTCCTCGTGCTCCTGTTGCACCTGTTGCTCCTGTTGCTCCTGTTGCTCCTGTTGCTCCTGTTGCTCCTGTTGCTCCTGTTGCACCTGTTGCTCCGGTTGCTCCTCGTGCTCCTGTTGCGCCGGTTGAGCCTTGCGAACCGGTTGCTCCCGTAACACCTTGATACGCCAATTGAAACACATTCAACTGCAGCACCGGACAATTTACAGCTGAAAAATAATCAGCAGTTCCGCCACCATCTATTGTGTAAACAACTTCAACATATTGTCCAGCTGTCAATGACAACTCGCAAGTTGCCATGAACACTTCTCCGCCTCCATTTATGGTTGTTTTTTGAATGGTTGACGAATTTGTCACAAGACTGCCATTGATGTAAAAATCGGTTTGAATTTGGTGCGAATTGATTGAAAATCCAGAATTGGCCTGCAATCTGTGTTCAAAATAATACACACCGGTTGCGGACACTGTCACTTGTGTGTTTGAAACACCGCCAATTGTTATTCCATTTGAAATTTTGGTAGCTGGCCATGCTGAAATTTTGGGCACAGTGAAAGATCCAGAAAGAGTGTCATTGTAAAATTGTCCGTAATTTGTTATAACTCCACCTAATCCAGGGATGCCTTGAGGACCGGTTGCACCGGTTGCACCTGTGGCACCGGTTGCACCTGTGGCACCCGTGGGACCCGTGGCACCCTGAATGCCTTGAGCACCCGTTGATCCAGTTGCTCCAATGTCAGACGCGACTTGCTTGATTGAAATAAAATTAGCAGAATAGTTTGGCAGCCACGACGACACGTTTGAGTTGTCTATTTCCAATGTGACAGAGATCACATTGCCCACCAATAATAATGATATAAATGGTGCATTAGCATGATATGCAGGTAAAAACTTGTAAGTAACGATGTCGTTAACAGTATTGCTAATCCCAACCGCATTCACAACGGTGGAATAATTGCTTCCTGTGATTGGTGTGCCACCTTTTAGTATTTTTGATGTTGCTGTGTAGCTTTGAGGGGATTCCTGACTGGAATAAGCATAATCCGAAATTATGGTTGTGTTGTAGGCCATTTCGTAATAGCCTGTTTTTGGAACTGTGAAGGTTGTAAAAGTTCCATTTGCAACAATGCCGCCTGCCGACACCAGTTGTGTTGAAAATGGTAGAGTCACTTGAGTTGTAGTGGTTATAGGCACCGCTGCTCCAGAATAATAATAACTCGCAACTATGTTTGAAGCAGATCCTGCAGCACCGGCTGGTCCTGTTGCGCCTGTTGCGCCGGTTACACCTTGAATGCCCTGCGAACCAGTGGCACCCGTGACACCATCCGATCCAGTTGATCCGGTTGATCCAGTTGCGCCTGTTGCTCCTGTTGCTCCTGTGGCTCCTGTGGCTCCAGTTGAACCAGTTTCTCCTTGAATGCCTTGGGTTCCAGTTGCTCCAGTTGCTCCTTGAATCCCTTGAGTTCCAGTTGCTCCTGTGGCGCCGGTTGATCCAGTTGCTCCTGTGGCTCCTGTGGCTCCTGTTACACCTTGAATGCCTTGAGGTCCACTTGCTCCTGTGGCGCCGGTTGATCCAGTTGCTCCAGTTTCGCCTTGAGCGCCAGTTGATCCAGTTGATCCAGTTGCTCCAGTTGCTCCAGTTGCTCCTTGAATGCCTTGAGCGCCGGTTGATCCAGTTGTTCCTGTGGCTCCAGTAACACCTTGAATGCCTTGAGGTCCAGTTGCTCCTGTGGCGCCAGTTGCTCCAGTGGCTCCTGTTACACCTTGAATGCCTTGAGTTCCAGTTGCGCCGGTTGATCCTGTTGCGCCGGTTGATCCTGTTGCGCCGGTTGATCCTGTTGCTCCAGTGGCTCCTGTTACACCTTGAATGCCTTGAGTTCCAGTTGCTCCTTGAATGCCTTGTGCTCCTGTGGCTCCTGTGGTTCCTGTTACACCTTGAATGCCTTGAGCGCCTTGAGGTCCAGTTGCTCCTGTGGCGCCGGTTGATCCAGTTGCTCCAGTTGCCCCCGTTGCTCCAGTGACACCTTGAATGCCTTGAGCACCAGCTGCTCCTGTTACACCTTGAATGCCTTGAGCGCCTTGAGGTCCAGTTGCACCTTGAATGCCTTGAGCACCAGCTGCTCCTGTTACACCTTGAATGCCTTGAGCGCCTTGAGGTCCAGTTGCACCTTGAATGCCTTGAGCACCTTGAGGTCCAGTTGCACCCGTTTCACCGCCAGAAGGTCCTGGAGGGCCTGGAGGTCCAGAAGGTCCTGGCGGGCCTGGAGGGCCGGTTGAAGGGCAGCATTTGAATGAATTTGCACAATGAACAGTTGTTTTATTTGCTAAATAATTAGAATAAGAAGATGAATTCATTTTTACAAATTGTATTGATGCATGCAATATACACAGAATGAAAATACATGAAATTACCTGAATTAACCTTAATTTCTAAAGGAGAGATGACTCGTGAAAGTGAAAGAAAAAAGTGTTAGTAGTGTTAGTGGTGTTAGAAGTGAATTTGTGTATTTGTATTTTTATTTGTGTATTTTGTATTTTTATTTTAGAGATTTATCTGCGGAAGTGAGGGGCGAAAGGGGGGAACGGGATGTCGGCGAAAGAGCGCCTGAACGGTTTGGCGTGAACGATTTTGAAATCAAATGTGGCGAGGAAAGCCAATTTGGAAGGGGTGGAACGGAAGTCATCATGAATGAGTGTGAGTTCGTCATTAGCATAGGCCTTGAGGTTGAAGAGTTCATTTGCGAAATCGTGCGCGGCGGAGCGAATTTGATCAGGAGATTCGTGGGGTGACTTTCGGATGAAATCCTGAACACGGAAGGCGATGTCAGTGGCAGCCTGAATGACAGCATTAATAATTTGCGCAATGTTGTCATTCTTCAGGGTGAGCAAATGGTTGCGGCGAATAGTTTGCTTGAATCGTGTGAGCGGCATGAGGTTGCTGACGAAAGATTTGCGAGCATTGAGATTGACGGCGACGCGATCCACGGCGAAGCGTTCCAGGTCATGAAATCGCAAATGAGGGATTGAATTGAGCATCATGAAAATGGCGCCAAAGTCTTTTGCAATGGCATCGTTCCACTGCTTGCTCGCCATCATGGCGAGCTGCAATTGAGCCATGGTTTGATGAAGCTGAACGAGGAATCGGGCATCAATTTCGCGTCCACACAAGACCTCGCCGGGTTCACGTGGCATGCCCCCGGCATGATTTTCGCGCATCCACTGCAAGTAGTGAGGATTGTGTCCGCGAGTTTCAAACTTGCCAGTGTTCCAAGACCAGAGGCGTTTGCACTGCGTGCAGAACATTTGATCGCAGCCCTCGGTTTTGTGAACCGGAATCTTGCAATTGGGGCACGGTTTGGTGTCGTTTTTGAGAAGGGTGACGGAAGCGACAGAGTCAGGATTGCAAACATGGTCGGGATCATCGCGATTTGCCTTGAGTTCCCTGCAATGAGAACACGTGTGCTTGTCGCAGATGCCGCACTTCCACGCGGAAGAGACGAAGCCGTTGCAGTCGGAATCAGCGCAGCGGTGAATGAATTGATCAGCGGGATCGGCGACAGCAGTGGAAGGGTCATGACGCTGCAATTGCCGTTTTGTTTGCATGAGATCGTTTTTGTGGGCGATGAGGGCTTTGATTTGGGCGAAAGTGTCCCTGATTTGATCGTCAATGTCCTTGACGAGCTTGTCATGAACGACGGCAGCTTGAGCAGCAGGAAGCATGGCTTGTTCCTGGGCAAAGAGAATGTCTTGTTGATGCTTGGCGAATTCGCCAGTGAGGAAGGACTTGGTAAGGCCGAGGTGTTGAAGTTGCGAATGAGTGAACTGAGTGGCGCAGAAGAGGCACTTGGGAACAGATACATCATCGCCACAGAGGAAGGTCTGGTAGCAGGAGCGGCAGGCGGTCTTGGCACAGGTATCCAAAGGGCAGCGAATTGGTTTGCGATTGGAGGCATTGAAGCCGTCAAAGCAGATGGAACAGGTTAAATCGGTCATATTGATCGTAAGAAGCACTGAAAGGTGAAAAGGGAAAAAGAAAAGTAATCAATTTTTTTGTAGAAGTAAGAAAAAGGTGAATGAGATATTGTTGCGGTGACATGTGACCATATTATGGTGAATGATATATAGTTGAGCGCGTGGTTATGACATGTGGCCATAAAAGTGAAATGATATATAGTGGTGATAAAATGAATAAAATAAAAAATTGAATACTATTGTATGTAATGATAAAAAGGAGTGAATTGAAAATGGTATTAGAGGGAATGAAGATCACTCGGACGGAGAATGGTGGAATGAAGTTGTTCTTTAAGTTTGTGAC